AGCCACAAGTCAGGAGTTGTTTGATAAAGCTACCAATGCCGCTTCTTCCTTATTAGAAAGCAAATTGGAAGAGATATTGGACGCGGAAAAAAAGTGGTTTCTTGAGATTGAGCAAATAAAAGTAAAGTAAAGGACAGTAAAATGGAAATTCAACCAAATGGCAAAGAAGTTTTTATATAAATGTAAATAGTCTTTGCGACCTAAGCACGTCATTAACTAACGTAACTTAGTTATTCAGTTACATCTATCAAGTCTCGCATTTGATAGATGTTGCTGGCTAATTAGTCAGATACTCATTGAACGTAAGAAAAAAGGAACAATTATGTCTAATATCACATACAAGTTTGGAGATCAAGTTCAAACAGGTGATTTCTTTCAATATGAAGTAATCGAAGATAAAGGTGACACTGTAGTAGTAACACCTGCTTACGGTCATAATGTTCAATGGGGTGAAAAAGGTGGTGAAAAGTATGAGTACAAAAAAGAAGATTTAATTCCAGTTATTCATTAAATATCAGTTACGGGTAATTAATTTAATTTAGTTACTCGTTACTGCTAGTTAATTGCTAGTAGATAATACAAAGATAGGAGACAAAATGAGAATATTTAATTTATTGGGTGTAGTAGCAATCCTTGTTATTTCCCTTGCTGTTTCCTATGTTGCTCCGACAATCGCAGCACATGATGATGATGATTTTACGGACTTTTTATTGGTTTTAGTAGGAGTCCTTACTGTTTCGGTAATCACAATCACACTCTGCTTGCTCAACAACTTACCCTGAAGAGAGAAATGATTATACAAGTTAAACTGATGGTTAGAAATCGCGTCTACACAGACAAAATCAAATTCTTGATTTTTGGTTAGTCTGCGCGGGCGGAATTTGTTTGTGTAGCGGCGATTTTCAGTTACCGGGGCTTAAATGCGAGGAGGCTAAAATTAGCCGGACATATTGGAATCGGATAACAAAAGATGAAGAGGCGATCGCATACCCGACTCTATGCAAGCTTGAAAAGGGTTTTGGTGTTAATTTTGGCGTTAATTTCAATACCATTTATGACAATTTAATTGTTTAAAAATTGGACTTTATTTTCTTGACTTTATATACGATTTGATATATATCTAATTATAGATAAATAAAAATCAAATCAACAAAATGTCAAACATAGATTATCGCTGTCCAGATGTGTCTAGACTTTGGTAATTTTGGGTAAGTTTTATAGAACGGTAAATCAAATTTCAAAATTAAGAGCAAAAATGTCAACTTTAAGAATATCGAAAGAAGCTGTAGAGTACGGCGAGAATATTAGACTATTTTCAGATATATCTGAAAACTATGACATTAGGGTGAATGGGAACGGAATATTTAATTACAAGATTTCTAGCTCCCACCCAACATGGATAGAAGTGCAAATACCAGAAAAGATTAATTTATCCGGCGAAAACATCGAAGCAAGAAATTTAATTAATGTCCAGATTGCAGACGGTTTACTTTCAGTAAACACAGCGTCACTAATAACCACAATTAGTGATTTTGTCAAAACTAAAGGATGGAATGTAGAAGAAATTCCTGATAGATTTAGCGATCATCCTAGTAATTTAAATAACCCGACAATAACAACAATTAAGTAAGCAAAAATAATGACACAAATTGATTTACATATAACCCAAAAAGGGGAATCTAGAAACAAAATTGGCAGCAAAGCCAACAAAGACCAAATATACACAGTTGGTTTTGGGAGTGCGTACATTTGCAAAGAAGATAGGGAGTCTGTTTTTGATTTTGAAATAGATTTAATAACTTTGAAAGATGCTGAAAATCAAATCCATTTTGAGCCTAATACAAAATATTTTTTAGAGGTTTCAGCACCGCTGTGGAGCGCGACATGGGAAAGAGATGGTGATGGTGAATGGATTTGTATAAAATCTGGCGACGGATTTGCTTAAATTTGTCCACCATCAACACCGCTTTGAATTGGTGTAGTTAGCCTTAAAATCCGAGGGTAGCCAACGTTTACGAATCCCTCTGCGGGGGATTCGTAGATGCAGTCTAATGTTTTTCCCCTAAATCACCATCAACAGAAATTTGGTTCTTGGGGTGGCTTTATTCCACAAAATCTGGAATGCCTTAATTGAGTCTACACGAATGTCTGCTGTGCTGCTTTTACAATCAAAGTGCATTGCATCTGCATTCTCATAAGTCCAAGCAAACCCGTTTTTTTTGCATTATATCTTTAGCGTCTTTCCATTCTTCAATATCCAAGGACGCGCCCCTTTGATGGTCAGACTTGCCAGGATAGGCAACAAGATTCTTTATTAATCCCCTTTATTTTTGCGAATACAGCATCGCTTGAGCAATTACAGACCTGTAGGCACTATTTATAGTAATCGGCTTACCGTAGGCAGATATAGCAGCAGACAAAGCTTTTTTTGGTTGATGGCTGACAATACGGAAAAAGCCCATCACCAGAGTTAATTTTTAAATCCTCAAAATTAACCAAAGAATTTGGTGCTAACTCATTTAATTGCTGAAATAGCTGTAAATCAAGCCCACGCGCTTGCATTGTGTTGCCAGTTAGCAAATCCTTAACTTTTGTCATAATATTTTTTGGTAAAATAAAAATCAAAAAACGGCTGGATGGGGGAAACAGCCGTAATATTCATATAAAACAATTTGAATTTATCTTAATCCCAAATTAAAAAAATGTCAACACTATTCACTGTCTTCTGTTGATCTATTTCGCATTTCTAGAGCCTGTGCAGCAATATTATCAACATCTACTGTGCTGTCAGATTCTTCATCGTTATCAACATCAGGAGCTACACCCACCTCTTTGTAATACTCGTCTTCTATAACCATATTAAAAGCATTTTGTATTTTTTCTGACATCGCCATCTCCGATTCTTTGATGGCATTTATAATTCTTGGCACTATTTCGTATGGAATTATCTTTGCAGCGACTAAAGAATTGAGAGCGATAGCAATGTCGCCCATTCCAGGCTCAAACACATGATACCCTTTACGTCGCAACAAGTCTTTAGCCCAAATGTCGTCACCGACAGCCTCCCTAGTTAACTTTGTAGAAACTTCCATAAAAGTTGCTGCATCTCTAAACCCCCATCTAGAAGGTTCTATAATTATTGTTTTGCCGTCTTGTTCGGCCGTGGACCGAACAATTGGCTGTTTTAGCATTTGCTCGGCTTTATCAAGTAAAGTTCTGCTACTGTTTAAAATCCTGTCCCTGTGTTCTTCCCAATGTAGCAACATCGCTTCTTCGCGTTGATTGAGCTTATGCCTTAGCCATTCTTCTTTTCTTTTTTGCCAATTAAATTTTAAACTCCATGTCTGAATTGTTGACATAGCTTTTGTTGGTGGCAAAGATTCGCCAGGTTTTGTGTTGGCATAAATTCTTTGCAACTCAGAGTTGTTGCAATTGTAATAAATGTAATCCGTAAAAGCTATGTATGCCCTCAAGCTTTCCTCTTTCATCCTTGGGCATACAGACTCAATAGCAGCAAATGATACTTCTTTATTTGGTTTTGTGGACATTTTAAAAAGAAAAAATATACTATACATCCAAGTTAAAAGTATAATATATTTTTTGTCAAATATTTAATTTTAGACAACAAAACTCTAAAATCCCAATTGATCCTCAGATATTTCTTCTGATGCAGAACCGTCACCAATATCAACACCATCTCTAATAATTTTGATTTTTCCTCCGTTGAAATTTTCCCATCTGGTGGCGATAACATTGGCGAAACGCTCGTCCAATTCTGTCGTGTAGCAAACTCTATTAAGCTCATCGCAAGCAATTAGTGTTGTACCGCTTCCGCCAAACAAATCAAGAACTAAATCGCCTATCTGACTAGAATTTTCTAGGAAATATTTAACCAGTGGTGTTGGCTTTTGTGTTGGATGCACATATCCATCGGTGTCACAATTTTTCTTATCTAAATGAGTTGTTGCACATTCAACAATAGTTGTCTGTTTTCTGTCTCCGTGCCATATATGCGCTGCACCTTCTTTCCATCCATAAAGTATCGGCTCGTGTTTCCACTGATAGTCAGCGCGTCCCATAATCATAGATGTTTTCATCCAAATTAAGCATGATTGCAATTTCCAGGGTTGGGCAACAAAAGCATTCCTAAAATGATGACCCATAGTGTCTGCATGACATATATATATTGGTCCTCCTTCAATCATACATCTGTCTATAGATGCGTAGACTTTATCTAAGAATTTGCGAAATTCTACATCCGACATACTGTCGTTTTTGATTTTCCCAAGCGGAGCATTTATTTGTCTTTCTGTTAATTCTCCACCACGAGATTCTGGGTCATAATCAACGTTGTATGGTGGATCTGTAAAACACATTGCGGCCTTATTCCCATTCATCAAAAGAGCGATATTTTTTCTGTTTGTACAGTCACCGCAGACTAATCTGTGTTCACCCATAAGAACCAAATCGCCAAGCTTGACCCTAATTTGAACAGCATCTGCCGCAGGTGCTTCATCTTCATCGCCATCTCCATCTCCTTCGCCATTCCCGTCGCCATCTCCATCTCCTTCGCTATTGTCGTCATCATTTTTATAGTTGACACTATCTGGGTTTTTGGACGCGATCGCTATTAGTTCATCAAGTTCGTCTGGCGTGTAAGGTAGCGCGTTACCAAAGGTTTCTGGCTGGATGTTTTTAATTTCAGCTAAAAGCACAGCCTCCTTTTCTTTGTCTGGTTTACCCCTCGTTTGGTTCATCACAATTGTCAGCCTTTTGGCATCTATGTCGCTTATGCCGTATAAAATATTGGCGACAATAACGCCATCTTGAGACATTTCCATATAACGATGCTCCCCATCAATTATTTGATAAGCATCATTAATAGTGGGGTGTGGACGGACCAAGACTTCAAGAACCTGCCCAAAGTCATCAAGCGATTCTTGAATTGCCTCTTGTTGCCTGTCGGTCGTTTCGTTTGGATTCCAAGGATTTGGGTGAACTTTATTGACTGGTATTTTTACGCCATACTCAATGTTTGTAATTTTTTGCATCTTATTTTTCTAATACAAGGACTAAAACAAAATTATAATTGATATTAGTAAGATTTATCACGAGATTAATTATGAATGCTAATGTTTTTAGTCAAGACTACAACCCAGACGAGGATGGGTATATTACTGTAACCACAGAAAAAGGAGTTAACGACATAGCTGCAAAAGTTTTCCCTGGCGAAAATGTAACAAGGTTTAAAGAGATTGTTGACTTAAACCCAGATGAATATGGAGAAGATTATTTTGGTAAAGCAGAGCTAAAATTAGACCAAAAACCAAAGCGGATAAAAATCCCATTTGAAAGAGAAATACTAAAATTTGCACGACCACTGTTTGACAAAACAAGTACAAAAATATCAGGAGCAAAAGATTTGCTGGTAAAGCTTGACAGTATCCCAGCATTAAGAGGTTTTTCAAGAGAAGCAATAGAAAGTCTTACTACTGCTACTTCTGATCTTTATAGCCCATCTCTTCTGAGTGATACAGCAGGTATATACGAAGACCAAGAATTACCAAGATTAATCCCTTGGCTGCTTTCTGGCAAGCAATAATTTTTTTATAAAAAAGTAATATCCTCAAAAAATTCTGTTTTTTGAGGATATTACTTTTTGTCAGTGCTTTATTGGCAAAATAATGTACTTATTTTTCTTCTAAGTGTGGGAAAAGATGCCATTTATCTTTTATTTCAACTCTTAAATTTGAAAAATGAATAATGGCAGCAACAGCGATCGCAGTGCCAAGAGCTTTTTTCTGGTCTTCATTTAAACTTTTTTCTATTTTAATACCAAGGAGATATTCAATAATTGGCTTAAAAACAAAAAAACAAAAATCGTCAAAAATGTTTTTTCTTTTTTTCATATAAGCAAATGTTGTCTCCCAATCTAGCTCCTCATTTGTAATGTTGTCAGGGATTGAAGAAACAAATATTCCTTGGACGAGGATATTTTCTGGGTTTGTTTTAACTAAGTTTTTAATCAAAGTTTTGGCTAAAAGGGTTAAATAGTTTGAAGATCCAGATGAAGACTCGGCTTCCTCTAAAATCTTACTTACAACACCTTGTAAGGAAGGTGTGAGTTCGTTGTACATCTTGATGATTGTTGTTGTTTGCATTTTGTTGTTTTTGTTTTGTTATCTTCTTTCAAGATATTAACACAATATTAATTTAATGTCAACCAATATTGAATTAATGTCTGACTTTACAAATTGACACTCTCATGGCTGAATCCACCAAAAGGATCTAAAGGTCAGATTCACTCGCTGCCCAATAATCTTTTTTGTTTTCGGTAGTGAGTGTAAATGTGTCCGTTGGCAACCTTCTTTCATAATCAACAAAGACCCATGTTCTAACCACAAACTTTCAGTCTGCCTACTCTCTTTTTCCATAAAACTAAATTTGCGAATAGCACCAAAAGAAACTGATGCGATCGCCGGATCTACACCCATCCGGCTGTCATCATCGCTGTGCCAACCAATACTACTGTTCCCGTCGTTGTAAAGGTTGCCAAACACGATGTTAAATTTGTAGTCAAATACCTCCATTATTTTGCTTCGCAAAGATAAAAGTGGTGGATTCCATGTCTTTGCTCTCATCTCAATGTTTGCGTATTTGTATGATGTATCTGTATCACCATAAAGACACTCTTTTCTTGGTACATCAATCATTTTTTGATTAATGTACATTTGATTTTGTCGCCAATCTAAATCAACAAACTCCATGAAAAAATTGGTTGCCGTATTAGTATCTAAAAAATCTGGATAGTAGATGTAATGCGGGTGTTCGACCACGTTGCTTAAACTAAATAAAGAAAGTTGTAGTGACATATTTTTTAGGCAATATTCCTGACAATTAATTGCATCGCACTCAATTGAAAACTCGACAATACTCTTTGCTTGTCTCAAACAATCTTCTTTGTCTTCTGACTGACAGGAATCATATTTTTTACCACCTTTGAAAACTTTAGAATGGTAAAAATTGCCATATTGCAATATGACAACTCGATTAGATAATCTTGGTAAATGAAAGTTTCCGTTTCCATAGTTTTATAAAATTAATTAGGGCATTTGAGTAATGTCCAATTACCACTAAACCAAATTAAATTTTTTACGACTATCCAGAAGTAAGTCGTTTTTTATTTTCCATATTCTTTCGGCGCACAGCCAGCCGTCTTTCGTGGCTGTGTCTTCTGGTGGACAATTGACACTTTGGTAAAATAAATCAATGCCGTCATTGAATTGTTTTAAATGTTTACCAGAACTAACTTTATTTGTCGCCACAGCAACATTTTTTGGTTTGTTTAAGACTTTTCGCAGAATGTTTATTCAAAGCACTGTAATTCTCCTAATTTAATTTTTCCCTACATCAATATTATATCACACTAAATTAATATTGCAACAATATTGACTTAATATTTTGCTTGTGGTAAAATAAAGACATGAAAAGCGGGTGAGCAAAAATGCCAATACAAGAATTTGATTGCAGTGTTGTTTATAGGGGTAGAAATTTCTATGTTCAAGAAAATTTGCGACCCCTTGGGTATAATTGGGAAAAGTTCAGCTACCAAAAGAAAATATTCTGTTTTTGAGTGTAATGAGTTTTAAATAATTATGTTAAGATATTGTTATCTTAACAAATAACAAAATGAACAACACAATACACGAAACCAGAGAAACACTCGAATTAAAATCACAACAAATTGTAGAACAAGGAGGCTTTGATAAGAATGACCTAACCTCCTTTTTTATATTCCGTTCACCCGCAGAGGTAAAGTTTGCCGAAATGCTGCGAGACGCTGGTTTTGTATTTGGCGTAAACGTAAGAATGCAGCTTCAACAACGTGACGGATCTTTTGCGTTCAGAGAGGCAGATTTTTTAATCTTTGGTGCTAAAAAAATAGTCGTTGAAATTGATGGTGCTGCATACCATCAAGACAAAGTTAAGGATGCTATACGCAACTCTTTGTTTGCTCGTAATGGCTTTGTTGTCGTAAGAATACCAGCAGGAAAACTTTATGATTCTTCTTATGCTGAAAATTGCATAAAATCAATCAAAAATTTGTCAATGAACGAGAACAGTGCATAAAGTATTTTGTTGACTTTTGTTATCCAGTGGTATATGCTATATAAAGAAGCAAAAAACACAAGCAAAAACAAAAATATATGTCAGCACCAAAAAGCAAAGAACTCACAAGAAATGAAAAGATCAGTGCTATTCTGCAAAACTTTAAAACAGTTCCTTGGCATAACGGGCTTGAAACTCTAGATTACAGTCTTCCGCTTGAACAATGGTAATTGTTAAAGCATGATATCTCTATACAGAACAAATACTAACTAAGGACGCTAACCATGATCTTAAATGAACGCCAATACATGATTACTAAATCTCAGATTAAAAAATTTCAATCAGCAACAGAAAATTTGGAAAAAGATCCCCCACAAGATAATGAAAATGAAAAGTTACGACATCAATCATATTTAGCTTCACTCAATGGTGAAATAGAAGAACTATTAGAACAAGTGGAGGAATATGAAAACCTCAAATCAAGGAAAATAGATAGGTTGGAATGTAAGTCTTTAGAAGAATTACCAGAAGCACTTATTAAAGCCCGGATTTTTCGTGGTTTAACTCAGGGACAATTAGCAGAACTTTTAAATGTGAAGGAACAACAGGTGCAGCGTGATGAGGCTAATGGATATGCTAATTCTAGTTTCACCAAGATTTTGAAAGTTAAAAGTGTTTTAGGCATTGAGGTTATCCAATGCTCTATACATTTTCTGTATTAATTATCTACAATAAAATAGCTGATTATACAATAATCGTGAATTAAATTTAATTCACGATTATTTTTTATCTCAACATTTGCAGAATGTTCTCGGTTTCGCTTTCTGAACTTGCGTTGGCAACACCATCGCGGATATTTTGGCGAACCCAGCCCAAAAACTGACTTGTACTATCAATACTGTCTTTTACTCCCTTGGGAAAATTAAATAAATCCCTCTCGTATTCTGCTAACCAGGGAGAATCATACGGATGATGTACACGCTTGTTCTCGTAAGCTGTAGCCTCGACCTCCATTCTAACTTCTTTGTTTTGTTTCGGAATTATGCCAACTATCCAGGAATCAATTTTGATTATTTTTTCCCCACCATCTAAAATTATAGGTTTTCTTGCCTCTTGAATAAGGCTTGAGCCAGTAGATTTATCTTCTATCAAAATGACATCCGGCAAGAAGGAATCGTACAAACTACAGAATGCTCTTTTGCCCTTCACATAATCAAATTTTCCAATAAAACTGTGAATTAAATAATAGTCTCGATCATAGCTTTCACCCCAGGTTGTGCAAGCCCAATTGTCGTTCTCTGTTTTGTCTTTTTGGGCTGTGTCCCAACTTTGTATAATTCTTTTTAATGCCGGTAAGTTTTTGTACCTTACAATCCATTCTGGCGAAACAATACCACCGGAAGCAGGGACTGGTCGCTGTTGATGTCTACCTGCGAACTTGTAAGAACCAAGGACTTTTTGAGCATCTTTGACTTTTGACCAACCAAAACGCTCCTCATGTAAAAGAGTTCCTTTTTTTCTGTCAACATACCTGCCAGACATTGGGAATATAATCCGCTGGTCTTCCTCGGCTATAGTTGGTAAGCATAAGTGGGTGTATCCCCCGATTTCTGCCAACGTATGCCCTGAAATATCTTTATCGTGTAATCTTTGCATAACCGTTATAATTCCCCCTTTGTTGGGGTCATTAAGCCGCGTTCCGACGACATCATCAAACTCAGAGACAGTTCCTTCGCGCACATTGTCAGATTCCAATTCTTCGGGGTGATGAGGGTCATCAACAATAATGCGATCGCCCCCTTCCCCAAGAACAGTTCCTCCAAACGATGAGGCAAACATTTGACCCTGGAAGTTGTTGGAAAATTCAGTTTTAAGGTTGTTGTCGCCACTTAACTCGAATTTGTGTCCCCACAAACTCTGAAACCAGTTTGATCTAATGATCGTTCTGCGCTTCAAATTATGCTTCACGCTCAATCTTGATGAGTATGACAAGCACAAATATCTAAGCGTGGGATCTGATAACCATTCCCAAACAGGAAAATTAATCGTAACAATAATGCTTTTAAGGTGTCTTGGTGCTATATTTATTAATAATTTATTAATATGCCCTTTGTTAAAATACTCTAAGTATTCGCATATAGCCTCTTGATGCCAATTTAAATATATGTCTTTCCCTGGCTCAATTACGTGCCAAGATGCCTTAAAAAACTCATACAATGAACTTTCATAAAGAAGCTTTTTCTCTTCTGTTTGCGGGTCTTTTACGGTTTGATAATTATTTTTAATATAAACATCACAATTCTTCTGAAGCTTGTTTAGTTGCGTAAAATGGTCAAAGTTAGGGGTTATTGTTTTCATATTTTAATGTAGTATAACGCTATTATAATAACGTTATACTACATTAAAATATATGTACGTAAATTGTTTTTATTTCCGCAGGTTCATACACCAATGCTCTAGCGATAGTTAAAGCACTTGAGTCTATGGGGATTCAATCTAAAATACCTGCGTGTGGGATTATTATTGTGTGTGAGGCTGACCAGTTAAAAACTGTTAAATCAGCTTGCCAGCTTTTTAATGCTGCTATCGAAATTATTACAGAGAATCAGAGACTTTCTTTCCCTTCTTGCGCTTCCAGAAACCCTCTATATCTTTCCGATGCAACTATTAACCTTAGAGCAGTTTCTGGAACTGATTTTAATGGAGGCAACAAGTCTTTAGTTGTTGGAGTTTCATAAAAATTTTCTAACTCCATATTTACTAAAGTCTGCAAGTCTTTTAAAACCAATACATACTCCCTAAGTCTATGTTCTTGAGGCGTTAATTGTCGCCTTGTTTTTTTTCATAATTTCTCCGCTTCTTGTACAACTATATCTTTTGTCCAAAATGTAACGTGAGGAAGAGAATTTGCTTCTTCCATTCTCTTAGGAAGATCAGTCCTTTCGATAGCCCGTTTACTAAATAAGCTGCCATTGGGAGAAATTATCTCTAAGTATGAAGTGTCGCTAGAGCCTGTCACAAATTTGTATTTAAATTCACCATCGTGAATTTTTACTATTATTTGTTTCCCCCTTAACAATTCCGTTGTAGCATCTTCGTGCGTAATTTGTGTTTTACTCATTTTCGTTTTTTTGTTTTTTTCTACTGCATCTATATTGCTGTGGACAACAATAAAAGTCAAGCTGTATTTCACAAATTAATTTATAAAATACAGCTTGACTTTTACATAAAGGTTAAGCCGCTTTTTTCTCTTTTACTAAACATATTACTGCCGACTTACTGCCTGTTGTGCCAGTCTGCATACAGCTTTTTTTGTCGTCCGTAATTCTCCTACAGTGGAATTTCATATCATGGAACGCAAACTGTTTGCTCCATGTAATAATGTCGCCAACCTCTAGCTTTTCCCACACGGTGTCATAATTCTCTTGGGTTACTTTTGTGATTTTTTTGCCTACCATATTTCTCTCTTTCTGTGTTTGTTTCTGTAAATATAATACTATGGCTAACAACAAAAGTCAAGTGTTTCTGAAAAATATTTTTATGTTGCGATCACGCTAAAAATTTGGTGTGCCGATATATCCACACAGGCTAGAAACATATTGTAATCCCCGCACAGCAAGGTTTCCGGTTTTAGTTGCATTCTCCCCAACGCCGTCCCCAAAACCACAAAACTGGCATTCGCTTCCAACCTGTCACAATGCCGCCAAAACACGAATCTTGTAACACGCCTCAAACCCGCATTCTCTCGTTGAAAAATCTGTGGCGGAGTATAACATAAAGCGTGTCAAAAGTAAAGGGAAGATACAAAGAAAAAAGGGCAGTTTCCTATAAGAAAGTGATCATCTTCCCTTTACTTTATTTTTGATTAAAATCAATATATTGTGCAAACACACGCCTGTATTTAAAACTCTTGTAATACGTCTGTAACACGAAACTAAGAGACAGATAGCTTGAGATCGTTTTTCCTAAAATCCTTGTCCTCCCAATAAATTTTTAATTGTTGAACACCACTTTCATCAAAGCTTCCGGTGACCTGGATTTTACTAAGGTTTGGTATTTGCGATCGCAGTGCCACCTCAACCCTCGCGGGTATTACAGATGTAGCAGAGGTTGTATCGAAAATATAGCTTTTAGTTCCATAGGAAAGTGGTCGCATAACACGCTCATATTGTCTTGTTTCCAGTACGCTAAATATGGCATCCTTCTCAATATCTGTTCCTGTAGAAAGCATAATTCTGCCATTTGAAACCTGTATTGGATATTTTGGTGTTGCTCTTTCTACCATGATAATTTTGCGCTAAAATAATATAATAATTTTACAAATAATTTTATATTTATGACACTTTTAAGCGGAAACATAGCAGATGCTGGGTCAAATCCAATAAACGGCTTTCTGAGAATTCAGCTTTTACAGCCGCTAATTTCCGGTGTTCAGTCTCCAAAAAAAGTTTCACTTCCCCTTCAGTTTGATGCCGAAATTATAAATGGAAGATTTTCACTAGAACTTCCTGAATCCGAAACTAGAAAACAGGTTTACAGTTTTTCTATTTTTCAGAAAGCAACCACGAACTCTTTTTACTATGACAATGGTGACTTCTATGGTTACGATGGCGAGTTGCCGTATATTCTTCACGAAAACGAATATTATGTTGGATATGTTTGGACAAATGAAAGTATACATTTAAACAAGAAAACCAATACAGAAGAGGTAGAGGTAGAACCGGTTTTTTATGCTGCCATACCCAACAAGAATTCTGTTGATTTTGCAGACCTAGAAAAAACTGGATTTTGGAACGATAGAACTCCTCAAACGGCAAAGCAAGTGGCAGACATTCTTAAAAAAGATCCCGCATTTTTAGCGACAATGTTAGAAATAGTAATTCCAACATCAAACTATAGCGGGACTCAGCTATACAGAGTCGGAAATACCGTTCTTTACAATGGTTTCCGCTATGTGTGCAGAGATGATGGAATTGTTGGCATATTACCAAGCGATCGCTCAAAATGGATACCCGTTGACTTAATATTCAACGGAGGTGGAGGCCTAGTTCCTGCCACAACATCAACACTTGGTGGTGTCATTGTCGGCGACGGGCTTGATGTTGATGCCACTGGCTTAACTGCCGTTGACATAAATTATATCCAGGACAATATTAATTTAGACATACCAATTGCCACAACATCAGCACTTGGTGGTATCATTGTCGGCGACGGGCTTGATGTTGATGCCACTGGCTTAACTGCCGTTGACATAAATTATATCCAGGACAATATTAATTTAGACATACCAATTGCCACAACATCAGCACTTGGTGGTATCATTGTCGGTAACGGGCTTGATGTTGATGCCACTGGCTTAACTGCCGTTGACATAAATTATATCCAGGACAATATTAATTTAGACATACCAATTGCCACAACATCAACACTTGGTGGTATCATTGTCGGCAATGATTTTACAATAAACGTATTGGGAGTTTTAAATTCTGCGCCATTTTCAATTGTAAACGTCACTCTAGTAGCGAATACGTCCATAAATTTAGGCAAAAACAATATCTTTAGAGTGAATTTAAATCTTTCTAATGCTTTCTTGACTTGCACTAATTTTGTGCAAGGTGGAAATTATATTTTTATGTTTTTTTCAGATGGTTTTGACAGAAACTTAACACTAGATCCAAATGTTTTTAAGTTTGCAAATAAATTAGTTCCAGAATTTACGATTGATGGCGTTGATATTATATCTTCGTTTGCATGCGACGACATTTTGTATTGTGCAATGAATAATGATTTCTGATTATGTTTAGACATCTTTTGTGGAAACGCCCAGATATTGGTTTCAATAAAAAACTTTATGCGCTTTTGCCCGTCCCTTCTGTATTGCAAAATCAATTATTAGAAATTACGCCAGATGCGATGGCATTACCTCAGCTAATTCTTGGCTCACATCCATTACCAAGGATTGATGCAATTGATTCATCAATCATAGTTTTGCCAGATCCACTAAAACTACCAGCATATTTCGTAATGCCGTCACTTCTGAGTCAATTTTTAACAAAAGTAGAGGTGTGGGCGAATTTAGATGGGGAATACAAGCTTTACCACACTTCTACAGATATGATATTTAGGAGGATTTTTGGAGTAAAAGCTAATTATAGATTGGTCGGATATTTCAAGGCTGATAATTATGTAAACCAGGAAATAAAAACAAGTCCAATTTACGAAGCTCCTTCCGATCTTGGATTCATAGGAGCGGGTGTTGTGTCTGGATTAGCTGCTGAAGCATCCATCTTTGCTGGAGTTAATTCAATCATAAATTCTGATGTTTATTTCTATACGGGAATTTCAACCCAATCCTATGAATCACCGCTGCTTGAGGCTTCAATTTTTCCAGTTGAGACTACAACGACAAATAATGATGTTTTCTTCTTTACATCTATTTCTCAAAGAGATGCGTTAGGCGAAATAGCAGAGTCCTCTAGCTTTATTAGCTCTACAACAACAACAAATAATCAGTATACTTGGTCTACAGCAGGAACAATTTTTAACTAAAAAATCATGAAAAATAATCAAATTGTTAATTATTTTGGTGGATTAGAAGGCGAATTTACAATAGAAATTAAAGACGCTAAAACTCTTGAGGTTCGGCAAACTATTACACAGAAAAATACAATTACTGATCGTTTCATAAATGAAGCTTATACCGCTAGACATAGTACATACGCAAATGAATACATTGGTTATGGAGGAATAATATTGCCTTGGCTAACCTCACTTAATATTTCTTTTTCCACAGAAGCACCTGGGAATGGGAAGCGTAGTTTATTTTGGATTGGTAACTTTATTGGGACTGCGAGTACGGATACCGTTAACATTGGTCCAAAAACTAATTATATTGATTTCAATAATGATGGAATAGTTGAAGAAATAACAATATCACAAAGACTGGGATTTGTGGGATCTTTGTATCCCTCCAACATTGCTTTTGACCGATTTTTCAGAACGATAGCATTAACTAACATCGCTTCAGCAATTGATCACACAGCCGCTCAAGCTAACAGTGGAACATCTGGTGCTATATGGGCTTATATAGATATTGGCTCTAACATCCAGCAGAAAAAGAATGAAATCATTGACGTTACTTACCGAATCAGGCTTCCTAGCAGTTACTCTGGCTATAACAATGTTCCTGCTATTTCCCAAGACATGATTTATGCCATAAATAGAGCGAATGGATTTTCGTGGAACTCAACTTTTTATACATCTATCCGCAACTTTGTTTTCCCGCTACTTTATGGCAATTTTAAAGAGGCAAATAAGTCTTGCCTTAACTTTTTTGTATATGGGGATGGTGTACGCAAATTTAGCGATGATTCTGAGGAAGTTCATACACAGGCGTATGGTGCAGCTCGATATGATTTTGTCGCTTCAGTGCCAAATACAAAATCGGTAGGCAGATATTACACGATGATAGGGACTGGATATCAAGCAGAACCGTCAAGAGATCGAATTGCCGGGAGAACTGTAAGTAAACTATTTGGCAGCATTAATTATCAATCTACATCCACGCCGTTCCAAAATATGTTTTCACATGGGAATAGTGCCACATTACCTTTCCAAGATAGCAACAACTTGGCTAGTGGCAGTGGAAAACCAAATATACAAGGCTCTTGGGCGGATAATTTTCCCGAACTTTACAGAATTGAGATCCTAAACTCTGGCTCTATAGGTACTGCTACTTATGTTTTTCAAAGAAGCAGAGTGACACATTTCAACGACAATGCTTTTAATTACATAGAACTAGCAACAATCTTTACCCACCAAAATAATCTTGCAAACGGAAAGCCTTATCCCAGATATCATGCTGGCACGGGAGAGACAACTCATGATATTGCCTACAGTAAAACTCAAATTATCAGACATGACAGTACAGGGATAAGCATAATAAATCTTGTCAATGGAGATCACCAGGATTGGGACTCCAGCACACAACCTTCCTTGCCTGTCACAGCACTTCGTCATGTGGAATTTGTTCTGGCGACTGGGAAAATATATGCGGCCTGTGACAATACCGGATTATGGGAAATAACGCCTGGAAATTCCTCAGCAGTTATTAATTTGGTCACTACAGGGTGTCGAAGTGTTAGTGCTGGATTCTCTAATATTCTGTACGCATTATTTTGGGATGGAGCAATTTTCACCCTGCGAAATAGCCAAGACTGGAACACAAATTTAACTTTCACATTCCCTCTATCAAACCTCAACTCAAGCGACAATCGATCTCTTTGGTTTATCACTGCCGACAAATCAGCACCCAATAGAATAGCTCTATTCGGCACTCAATCAAATAACAACGCACTTGTATGGTGGTGGACTTTATCTGGTGGTATTGCCAACGGATACGGATTTGGTGTTGCTGGAGCAACTAATACAAATGCTTTGTCGCTACGGCAAGCTTCGCCCAAATATCTCGTTTCCTCTCCTAAAGGACAATGGTATAGCGCAAGCATCCCCACCCCTACGTGGACACACTCAGGGATACTTCTCACTTTTGGTACAACAACTAGCGAATGGATTGTCAACAATGATTTCGATTCAAGTGGCTTGCTAGGAGATACTCCGATATTGGACGAGAATGGGTATCTCTTGTCGGGTAAATTCATTAAAGAAGGGAAAACAACTCTATTTCAGCACCAGACAGAGGTAGACAGTAGATACAACAGTATATGGGATAGTGTTTGCTGGTTGGGCGATGGACTATTTTTTGGATCGAAAAAGGATAAAAGCGGTGACTATATATACAAATATGGCAACGCAAACAGAATAACAGGAATTACTGGTGCAGGAATAAACACGAGCAATGTATTTAATCCCTTTGTGTGGGAGACATTCCACTGGAATCCGGGGACTTCGTCCTGGGTGTCGGCAGATCCAACATGGAATGGCACGGCATGGGTTCAAGCTACTAGAACTGGCAAGCCGACTCATGCAGCAACGGAAACCTTGATTGATGGACTAACTATTAATTTCACAGAATTGGGTAATTTAGGCTTTGTTTCTGGGAATTGGTACACTCAGGTGGTTTGCTTGGGTGTACTAAAAGACAATATCAACAATGTATCAATTAAAGCATCAACATACTTGCGCCCAACGGAATTAATAACGGTATCTGAAACTCTTACCATTTCTACAGCAGAACCTTATTCTGCAATAGTGAGCAAATCTTCTGCCGGTGGTTCTAACCCAGATCCTTCTTTTAGATGGCTTGATGTAGAAGTTATTCCTATCTCTGCCCAAATATCAGGCTATGGAACTCCAGCGACAGTCCGCACCAATGATGCTATTGTCCCAGCAATTAACGAAATCGTGGTGAATGGATCTACCGGAACTTTAATCTGTAACTCTGCGGACGCTGGTAAAACAATAACCATTCCTCAGTACATGATTGTTAAAGGCGATGAACCACGAATAGCCCCAGCGCAAGCCACTTTTGCAAACGTCTACAGACCTGTATTGCTACTACGCCATGATACTGGGGTGATTGTTGACGCTGGGAATATTGTCACTCGTTGGAATGATCAGAGTGGATACGGAAATGACGTTGTTGCTCCCACAGGTCAAAATCCAACATCGGATGGGACTGCTTTGCGAAGAGGTCTGCCGACAATCAGGTTTACGGACAATCACAAAAGGCTTGTTTTGCCTGATTCAAGCCCAATTGACATATCTCGTGGATTTACCTGCGTTGCGGTTATTAATCGCACGAACGGAAGAGCATTTCAATACATTTTGACGCTAGGGAATCTAGCTGTGTTTGGGTTTGTTTATAATAGTTTATTACTAGCGAATTACGGTGCGAATAACCAGCAATATAATCTATTCAAAGAATACGGAAAAAATGGGACTTGGGCTGTTGTTTCGGCAACTTTTAACCCTAATACTGGGAAAGCGTCACTAAGAGTCGACAGTGTGAATATTGGATCGGAACTACACCCTTCTTACACAGGCAGAGGCTTTGGTAATCGTGTTGGCAGCCAGGGATACCAATGTATTGGCGGAGATGGTGTAAATGATCGCACATTTATCGGGAATATGAGTTTCTTGGCTGCCTATAATAATTACATGACTACACCAGAATTAAAAGCCGTAGAACAGGCTGCATTAGCGATCGCATAATCAAAAAACAGAGGAATATTATGGCTTTAGTATTAAAAGACGGCTCAAGTTTTGTTAGTTCGACCAGCAATGAATCGTACCAACAAGGATATTTGCGAATTTCGTCAATTCAATATGATTTTGATTCAAAAACTGCGAATGTATATATCTCTGTATACACATCGAAGGAAGAGTCAGACGCTAAAATAAAGCCACCAATTGATAGTCAATTGGTGTTAGTTACTTCAGAGGAGTTTAATCTTTGGCTTGATCTTCCTGTTTTAGAATTGTCTGGAAATATTATCAGACAAGCATATCTTTATCTTATGCAAAAGCGTGGGATGTATATCGGAACTTTGCTATTTGGAGACGATTGGGAGTCGGACGAGTAAAATAAAAACATTAGCTAATATGCAGTCATATTAGCTAATGTTTTTTAGTCTTTATAAGGGGAGAAAATGAAGAAAATTTTATGGTTGGCTTGCGATTTAGCAGCGATGACCCCAGCTATCAGAATCTTCCCTCCATCCCAATTCTTCTAGTTTAGCCAAATCATCAGCACTTATTTTACCTGGTTCGTAAGGTGCATACCAAACTTGATCATGCGCTGCTGCAAATTCATCATCAGGATAATACTTTGCTAAAATGCTTAATCCTTCTATTATGGGATTCATATTTTGTACTCCAATGTTTTTATATTTTTCTTTGGCAATTGCTTAAGTCCTGGTAAATAACGCAGAAGGCAAAATGTTCCTGCGGTGTCATTGCGACATTTCAGAAATAAACACTTTAAAGTCTAATTCTCCACCACCACGCTTGAGTTTAAATTCAAGATCGCTTAATCCTATTAAGCATTTCACAATCCATTCTAGTTTAATATTTTTTACCTCTTGAGATAGAAAATAGACTCTTTGTGGATTGCCTATACCAGCCTCGGTCGCAATTGATGTGTTGTCAGTTTTACCCATCAACTCTTTTACAAACAGCCACGTCCTAATCGTTGAAGCCATCGCTGCGTGCAATTTCAACGGATGTTCATTTGCCTGAAAAAGCGCATCAATTAAAATCAACGCCTTTTGTTTTTCACCTGCTGCGATCGCACTAATGCACTTGAAAATATTACCAGATATGTCTGGCAGCATTTCCATCACGTCCGCTTTTTCTATCAACCCACCGTTTTTGTAAATAAATAGCTTTTCAAGCTCGGAAACAATGCGATAGGTGTCCGAACCTGTGACAGCCATTAGAGCGTCAATTGCGTCGCTAGATATTTTTACCTCAAGATGCTGTGCAACCTTCAAAATATGTCGCCGGATATCGTCTTCTTTCCAACTTGGTATTATTTCATATCCAATGATTTCACCCTGCGTTTTAAGCAGTTTGACGACTTTTGTGCGCTCGTCTGGCTTGCTGTCGCACACAATTACCAATGTTGATGTTTGGGGGATTGGCAGGTATCTCTCAAACAAATCTATGTCATCAGCTTTTATCGTTTGCTTAACAATAACAACTCTATTTAGAGAACCAAATGGTGCTTCTAGCGCGGTTGTTAAACCATCCGAAATATCAGAAACCTCATTGAAGTTAAATTCCCTAAAATCAGAAACCGAATCAGAAAATGTTTTTACTTTCTTGTTTATTAAAAACTCGTCGTTACCCCACAAAATAAAAATTTTACCACCATCTGCCCCTATATCTCGCTTTTTAGCCGGCGGTTTTTTTGCTGACTCTTTTTTCGCTTTTGGCTCTGCTGTTTTTCTGGACATAATTAAAAATACTCAATTATTTCTTGAAGTGTTTGTGTGTATTCTGCGGTGACAACAACCCTATTTTCGTCAACAGGTCTTACCAATATCCTCTTGGGACTTTGCGCTAAGTGTTCTAAAATTTTGTTATTTGCATTTTCTGGTGTCACAACATCAGAAATTATAAGGCATATTTCTGTCGTCTCAGTATTCTCCATATTCTTATGTATTCAATAGGCTTAGGTAAAGTGCCTCCAAAGTTAAGCGCGACTGCATTCCGCTTTTTAGCTTATTAATTGAGTCGTTAAAAATAGTGACAAACCCCATGTTGAAATAAGTCGTCCAAATCATGCTAACCGCGTACTCCATTAGCACGATTTGTTGACTACTAGAAAGCGCAGAAATGTCTCTTGCAATTTGTAAGCAATCAATAACTTTCGTTGGTATTGTTGAAGCGGAACAAATAATTTGTTCCGGCACTTCCTCTAGTACGGCTTTAATGGCGATCGCGTCACCATAACTGCCGTCACAAATGTTCAAGATATTATCATTGATGTCTAAAAAATTAATTTTTGCAATTTCCAGCAAATTTTCTTTTGAAAGTCTGCTGAAATTTAAAACTTGGCATCTTGAGGATATTGTGTCAGAAACCTTGCCAGAAGCAACGAGGATAAAAACCGTGTGTGCGCCTGGCTCTTCTAGGTTTTTAAGCAATGCGTTCATGCTATCTTCCTTTAGTTCTTGGCAGTCATCAATTATGACAATATTTTTGGATGGGAAACCATAATTATTGCTGATGCCCAAAGGTCTGCGAGAGATAAAACCGTCCAGATCCCTTATTTGCTCAATTCTAATAACTGGTTTTGTTCTTTTATTTAATCCTTTTTCAAAAGCCTCTTCAATAGTTAAAATTTCACCATCTTCTGTGTATGTTGGAGCAACAATATGTATGTCCGCCATTGGATTTTTTGTTAGGGTGTTGGCGAAAGATTTGGCAACTGTAAATTTACCAACACCTTTGCGCCCGGTGAATAGATATGCAGACGCAATTCTATTTTTTTTGGCAGCGTTAATTAAAAAGCTTAAATTGTCTTGATGAGATATGATTGTTTTCATAAGAACTCCTGGTAAGTGTGAAACTCAGTCACTTTAGTGCCGAGAGGGAAACGACACGCGCGGTTTTAACCGCATTGATAATTAGACCTGTTTCTTATTCCTTGCCCTTGTCGCGGGGTTCAATTACAAATACATCTTGTGGTACATCGCTCAAAAACTCCTCGATAATAGGTTTCACATCGCCCCATTTTAGCCCAGCTACACCGCACCCAAGGGCAGGGATAGATATTGATTTTAATTCGGGCATGGTTAGCAACACCCGTCTCAAATCCTCTAAGCCAATTTTTACAAGGTTCAATTTCCCTGCGTAATCTAGCTTATTGAATTCTTGAAATGTGCCGATTGTGGGGAGCGCGAAAATGTATTTGATGTTTGGGTTTCCTGCGGTTGGTTTCGCGGGTATTACACCGACAATCCCAGGCGCGATCGCCTTATCGGCGCACATTCTTTCGTAAACTTCGGTTTCTTTGGGAAACTTGATGGAAACAAAATATGCTATGCCTGAACCAGATATTCCCTGACAATTTACAGCGTTTACAATTGACTCAGTTTTTTCTAGGAAAAGGTCTGTACCAGCGGGTCTGTAATTAATCATTTTCTTTGTGTGTGTCATACGTTTTTTTGTTTTTGCGTTTTTTGTTTATATAACTATATTAACTCAATATTAATATTTTGTCAAGCAATATTAAGTTAATATTTTGGTTTTTTCTTATCTAAAACAACGAAATTGTAATGCGAATAAACAGCGGAATAAAGGATTCGTCTATCTGCCCATTGATTGCGGCGATCGCTATAGAGAACAGGTCTTCAGCGTTGTCGTGTAAATACTTCATAGATTGTTTTTATTGGCAGGGAAAATTTTTATTTGTATTCCCTGCTAATTGATATTTAGATATTCGCCAGCATTTTGCCCACTGATTCGTATATATCCCATTTTGCCTGAGACATTATCGCTCTGTGTGAATTAGTTGGTCTACCTTCGCCTGGATTTAGCTCTGTTGCAGTTCTGAGGCTTTCAAAGCCGATGCGCTCGTTGGTTTTCAAGTCGTACTCTTTATACCAAATATTTTTGTGATCTAGGTCTGTCAAATCAATTTGGACGTAATAATCAGCGAACGCTCTGAGCAGGGTTTTATATATTTCTCTGCCATCAACGTCTTGGGTAACGTTTAGCCCATTTGTTATTGCCTTTTGGGGCGTTGTTACGTATTCCCAACTAACTTTTATGTTTTCTCTTTTCGTGCCGTTTGTAATCAAAAATCTCGCAAACCAAGCCGCTTCGTCCGCTTCATTAAATGTCTTTTCAATCACTCCGCCAATTCTTACTACCGCTTTTTTGGTTTTTACTGTTGTTATAGTGGTCATTGTATTTTTGTGTTTTTTGTGTTTTTGTTTATATGTCTATAATACTATGGTTAACAAAAAAAGTCAAGCGATTATTTAATAAAAATAATTTAATAATTGACAAATATAGTGTGCCGCAGTATTATAGATATTAAGTTCTAGAGGTTGGGTTCAATCCCCAAGGGAGGATGGAACGCAAACACGAAATCGGAAACCCACTCGATAATCGCCCCTCGTCACAAGGTGAGACTAGCTAGGACTTATATTACCGATCTATTTTTAAAATTTTGACCTGTAAACAAAACAGCGATCGCACAGTGCTACGCGATCGCTGTTTTTTATGACATTAAATACATACAAGTGAAATCGTAGTTTGAAATTAAAAGCTCTCTGTTTGGGGTTATAAATTGCTTGTCCACATTATTAATTGAGTAGCGGATCTCAAATTCTTTTATATTCGCAAAACTAAATAAGTCTCTAATAGTTTTGCAATCATCACAAGTAAGAAGCCACTGATGTTGACATTTTTTCAAATTCTCCGCCAGCAAGGCGTGGTCAAATAACAAATGTAGTAATCCGCCCTTACGCCCGTAAAGACGGCTATTTCTGTTTTTGTGGTATGGCGGATCTAAAAATGTAAACACATCGCTGCCACCATCTAAAAGCATTTCGCTATAATCAACACAGGTAATCTGCGCTTCATTAAAAGTCCCAGACATCTGCGCTAATCGCTCGACGGACGAGTCCGTGAATCTTTTGTCAAATGCATATTGAGAATATCCGCCACACTCTATTGTTCCACTAAAAGTAGTCCTACTTAGAACAAAAAATCTAGCAGCGCGTTCCAGTGGTGTCAATTTCTCGATATCAATGAATCCGCTTTTTTGGGGATTAGAATACACCAAATCTATCCAAAGCGATCGCCCCTCTCTATTATGTGAATCTTTTTTAATTCTGGCAACCAGATCAACAAGTGCAGGGAGATTTGATTGAACCTGTTGCCAAAAAAAATAAACCTCTTGGTTTAAATCGTTTACCCAAAATTTGTCACATTTTTGCTGCGATTTCACCTCAAGAAATACAGAACCACCACCTAAAAACGGCTCACGATATTCTTTATACTCCTTGGGGAAACACTCTTTTAGGTACTTTATAACCCTCTGCTTTCCACCAGGATATCTTAGTGGGCTTTTTGAGCGTCTTTGATATTGAAAAAGATTTAAAACCTTTATTTTGGAATTGTCAACTTTTCGATTGTTCATATCACAAGGTTAATTAAAAATAGGTGGCACGATGGGTGTGCCACCTAAAGAAATAAGTGTTAACAACACTATTATATAACAGCTAGGCACATCTGCACAAATTTTGCCGGATTATTTTTGTGATGCTCATTAATAATTCTTGTTATAATATTTATTACCGCATCGCAAATATCATCAAGTTCCTCTTCTACTAAAACGTCCGCTTCATCGCTAGTAATGCTGTCCTCGTCATCATTGTCATAGTAATATTTGTCAAAATCTATGTTGTAGACAAATAAATCAGACTCTGTACAGACTGAAATACACCGATTATCAACATCTGGACTTATCTTTACGTCTGAGTTTTCTACTAGCAAAGTTTCATCATCAAATTCATCACCAAATCCCAATTCTTGAAAATCACCAAGATACAGAAAACTAAGACTATCTTGCAGCGAGGAGGCAATTAAAAAATTCTCTGGCTTTAGCCAATTCTTGTATATTTTCTCCATCATTATTCCGCCCCTTTTATCTGCTTATTTAAATTTATTTTATCCCCAGCATCAAAACCGTCCCTGTATGCGATCGCGGAAGCAGTATCTTTTATTTGTGGTTTGTTTTTCCTGCCTTTTTTTACTTTTTTACTTTCTAAATAAACCTCAATCTCAGCAGTATTTTTTTTGTGCAACGAAGATACTACAATTGCAGAGACACTACAGTCGGGTCCAGAGTGTATACCGTTTTCTTCTTGTTGTTTTAATTCTTCTTGTAATCGTTGAGATATTCTAACTGCACACCCAAGCATGAAATTTGTTTTGTATGTATGAGATTTGTCTACCGAAAGTCTAGCAAGCCTCTCTATTTCATTTCTTAGATAGGAATACAATATTTCGGCAACAATAGAGTTTGCTGGTTTACCAACAAAAAAAACACACTTTCTTTTTTCACCCAAAGGTTTAACGATTGGTACACAAAAATTTGATGACGCGATCGCAAACAGCAGTGCTTTCTTCCACATTGGGATATTCCCAAATGTCTCAACTTTATGTTCAATTACATTATTATCTTCGTTGTCAATATCAGAAAACGATATGTTATGAAAAACTAAAAGTTCTTGGGCTTTTAAAGCTGCGTGAAGAGCCTCATTTTCATTTGGTGATTGTGAAAGCTTTAGTAACCTTTTAATTCTTGCTACAATTTTGGATTTGTCTTGATTTGTTGTTGTCATTTTTTGTGTTTTTTGTGTTTTCTGTCTTTCACAATATTAACTCAAAGTTGATAATAAAGTCAAGCTTTTATTTCATCAACTGCGCTCATATTTCTCTACATATCTGTAATAGGTTTAACGCCCAAATCTTCATCAAGAACCAATTTTGCCAAGTATATTTATTTCCCAGTCCCTAATATTTACTGGGGTTAGTAAATCCTTGATCGTTACCATCAAAGCTGCTTGCACTTGCTTGTGAAAATCGCCAGCTAAATTATTGACATTTTCAACATTATCAAAATACCAAGTCCTGAAAGCCACAAACTCTACTTGACATTCATTCAAAAACTTGTCAGCCAGTTCTTTTGGTAGCTCAATGTCTGCATCCACATAAATTTCTAAATTGTTTGATATTAGCCAAGATTTTAGATATTCTAATTCTTCAGGTGTGTTCTTCCAGCCATATTTAGGAAAAACTATTTTATTGTTTTCTTTGCACCAAGCATTGAATCTTTCCTCAAACTCATATCCAATTACTTTGCTCTCTTGATAGAGTTTTTTTCTAGTTTCGCTATCAACCCAGCACTTAAACGGATAGCTTTCATGATGTGGGAACACCGCTAATGCTACCGATTCTAATGGTGTTGATAAACAATAAACAGCCAAATCTTTATATTCATCTCTTTTCTCTGGAGAATCCCCAAACCTGCGATACAAATAAGCAAATGCTTCACCATAATTTAAGTTGCGGTTATAGGCGATCGCTGCTGTGATATCTTCGGGAATTTCTGGCGAATAATATGTTTGATTCTCGTCAAATTTGAAAAATGTTGTCATAAGACCTCGCGGTAAGTGGGAAATTCAAACACTTTAGTGTTGAGAGGGAAGCGACACAGTAACTCAGTCCTTTTAGGGCTGAGTTACTGTGTCGCCACAATCCAGTATATTTATTGGCAAATCTATTCTTAAATCTGAGATGTACTTTGGCGAGACAAAGGCCATCACCATTCGCAAATGGCTTGTTAGGTAGAAGCAATCAAGTTCAGCTTGCAGCCTTTCCCAGCACTGGGTAATATTAGTCCGAAACTCGCCTATTGACAATTGTGTCGAAGTCTTAATAGATAGATTTTCGGCGGACGACAAATTTACAAATACTCCCACAACATCCCCGTAGAAAGTAGGCAAGATGATAATGTTGCCAAGTTGAACCTGTCTTCTGAATTTAGGCAGACTATTCCTGATTTCTGATAACGGTATTGTCTTAATTTTCTGCATAATACTATTTTCTTTTGTCTCTAACAGTATAGCATTGTTTTACATATTGTCAAAAAGTTGTGTCGGGGTGTTCGCTCGTCGTTGGCGCATAATTTGACGGCTTTATAGTTTACCCAACTTGGGGGCGATCGCCTCACACACCCCAAAACTGGGGCGATAGCTTCACGGAACGATGGTTTTGTACTACATGATTGGCGACAGCTATTTATCAAAAAAATAAAATAAAGTTGGGAAGATGATCACTTTCTTATAGGAAACTGCCCTTTTTTCTTTGCATCTTCCCTTTACTTTTGACACGCCTTATGTTATAATCCGCCACAGATTTTTTAACGAGAGAATAGGGGTTTCAGCCTCTTATGTGCGACTAGTCTAAAACTACAAATGTATTACATTGCTTTTGCTTGTGCCTAAACAAGCACACAAAATGAAAAAATCGAGGTTTTTGCTATAATTCTGCCAAAAATTCCCACCAAAATAGACACAGACGTTAAATCTGTGTCTATTTTGGTTAGTTTTGCCAGCGGTTGATCAATATCAACCGCTTAAGCAATTGGGACTTTTTCGTTCTCTATTATCGTCACTTTCTCGTCAGGCTTCGCTAGATTTTTGTTACCCCAGGTAATGATATCTTTCAGATAGTTCGCTGATGTCGTGCCGTAGAAGCTGTTGGGTATGGAAACTAGTGCAGAAACTACCGCTGGCATTGATTGTTGGAGTATGGCGTAAATGCTGTATTGATCTTGCCATACCACCTCTAAAGCCTTAAATACCTCGTATGGATAAGTGTATTTGTAGTCTTTGTCCGGCTCTTTTGCGGGTTCAACCTCTAGGTTGAACACCGTCGCTCCCTTCTCAATAATTGTGTCGGGTATTGTTTGTACTTTGATATCGCTATACTTGACCTTGAGGCAATCTTGGCAAGCTTGGTGATATGGGCTGAAAGATTGCAGATCAATCGAGTATTTAAATCCGCTTGATTTCTTGGATTTGACTTTTAGCCCCAGCCATTGAATAATTTTTATGATTTGTTTTGTGGCTGCCGATGCGGGGTTTTTTGATTTTGCTGTTTTCTTGATTGGGAATTGCTTACCAAAAATTTCTAAATTTTTGTTGAAAAATATCAAGAAATCAAATACTTTTTGTGCTACTGGGTCATTGCTTTTATTAATAAATTTTGTGCCATTAAAATCATCAAACCATTCATTTTTTACATACCAATTGTTATCTGGATTTAAAAACCAAGAGATGTTGCTTTCCTGTAAGAGCCTGATTTGTGTATATTGATTGTTTACATCAAATGTCACGCTTTCGTATTTGTTGCTAAATATTGCATAGGAAACGTTGTTTTTATGTCTATTCAATTCATACTTCATCAAGGCATCTTGGTTGTTGAAGAGGTAGAATCTATTTTGCCCTCTTAAAAATGCCCTGTCGCCATATTTTACGTGATAGACAAAATCTGCATCCCATATAGATTTGTCTGTAATACCTGGAACTATGAAGTTGATGCCAGTTTTCTCAAGATTGTATCTTGTCGCGCTTGATATATTTATTTTTGCCGATTCCAGATCATATTGTTTGGAGTCTAGCACCTCTGCTTGTGCTATATTTGCGGATTCTTCTTTTTTGAAATTATCAGAAGCCTCTTTATTGAGTTCTGTAGCTTGCTTGGACTCTAAAAGTGCTACCTCTAAAATTTTATGTCCAGAGCTTTTTAGAATGTTTAACAAGCACCCGCGAGGTTCACTTTTCTCATATTTAATTTTTAAAATTAAATCGGAGCATAATGTTGAGTGAATCTCTTCAAAAGTGCTTGTTTCAACAACTTTTTTTGAAGCTTCAACAAGCATTTGTACTTCGTTGATTGGTGTCCCTTGAAGTTCAGCATCCTTTCGCATCTGAATTAAGTATGCTTTTTGTTGCGTCAGGAATATGTTTCTATACTCTTTGGTTGAGCATCCTGTGTACTCGTAGTCTGTACCCATTGGGTGTGGGTACAGCCAAACTGTTCGTGGGCATTCTGGGTCACGCAATCGAGCGATCATTTGCGATTGTCCAAATGTACCAATTACGTTAAAGAATAGGCAGTATTGGTGAGTGAAGTAGTTAGGTATGCGTTTGTGGATAGAGATGTCTATCCCTGCCTCTGCTGTTGGGGTGTAAATCAGGTATTCGAGTTTGTATTTTTCAATAAACCCGTCTACATCTTTGATGAAGTTTTGCACCGATGACTCTGGATCGGCAGCGCATAAAAGCCAGTTTTCCCTGTAGCTGATGCTGTTTACAACAAGCCCGAATCTTCCCTGGTCTTTTAGCCTTTGGTTTAGGGACATTGATTGGTTTAAGCTATCTGTTGCAATACAGATATTACCAATTGAGTTGTTGATTGCATTTAGAACAGGTGAGCGATCGCGCACCTTTATTTTAATTTTCTCGCCGTTTTCACTCGTGCCAGCGTTTATTTCTTCTTGGGTGTAATAGTCGCTGGCTATGTCGTCGTAAGATCCATTAACAAAAGTGATATCAAACTTTCTTCCTTGAAAGTTATTTTTGTATTTGATTATTTTTTTCTCTGGCGCGAGTTGATGTACATAGTCAGCAAGGCTGTCTGTTAAGTGACCATCCATGAAGATTGCGGCAGCACATTTTTTAAGAGATTCCTTGAAAAATTCAAGCAGCCTAACTCTGCCTTTCTCTAGGCTTTTCTTGGTCATCATCTCCTGTATCGTGCTGAACGACTCATCCACGATTATGATTTTGCCGTCAAGATTTGGTAGGGAAACCTTGTGTAAAGAGTCAATGCAGAATGCCATGCCCTGGAAAACTTGTGTGTCATTTTGGTATTTGAAGCCGCTTTCGTTCCCGTGTGAGCATTCAATGCCTCTTTTTTTGCACTGTTCGATGAATTGCTCACAAAGGGAATTTCTGAAGGTGACGTAGAGGAATGGCGCATCCATTTCTTTGAGCATTTCTAAAGCCCACCAAGTTTTCCCTGTCCCTAATCCAGAATTAATTGTGTAGATGCTGTTTGCCTCTATTTTGCGATCAATGCTTACGTATGGATCGTTGAACTCATGGGTTGGTGTGTACTCAATTCTGCGCTTCCAGGTATTGAATTTTTTCTTGTCAGATATGTCAAAGTTTACGGCATTGTTTTCTGCCGTATTTTTTCCTTTTTGTTCTTCATGGCAAGATGATTCACTCTCATCATCTTGCCTTGGGGTAAAATTTCTGTCTTCCTCAAATTCTGATCCGAATGCAAAATCGTCAATAATTGATTGATCAAATACTGGCAATTCAATGTTGTCTGGTTTTTCCGCAGCAAAGATTGGTTTTTTTCTTTGGGTGAGGTTTTTGTAATTTTCCCACCATTTCGCCTTGTTTTTTGTTCCGTTTACGCCATCTATAAGTTCCTGTAGGCTTTCTCTTGCCTCTGATTCTTTTACAAAATTAGTTTTAAAATCTTTTTTGGGTCTTTTGGCGATAATTTCTTCTGAATACGCCAAATCTATCCATTGATCCCATGTTAGATATTGGATTTTTTCAAAGTCTGGCTTACTGTGACCAAATCCTGGATGGAATCCGTCAAGCTCGTCAATGTCAGAAAATTGTGGACCACTTTGTAAAAATTTGCTTTCAGTTTTCGCAATTTGACCCCACCATGCGATTTTAAAGTCAATCCCCTCATTCTCAAGTAATTGTCTGACCCGATTGTAGATCGTGATCACATTAGAATTTATAATCGCCCCTGCATCAGCATACAAAACAACATTTCTTGTGTTAAAGTAGTTGATAGCTGCAAAAAGTTGTTCTGGTGAGGAGTACCACGATCCGCCAGGAGAACCTACAATGGCCTGCTCAAATCTGTATGCTGCTATATCTGGCTTTAATACACCTTCTGCCAGATATAGCATTTCAACATCTTTAAGGTTGTGCGGATTTGCGATATGAAGAGGTTTTTCACCATTCTCTGGTAAATGTATGCTTGGATAAAACAGACGCTTATTTTCAGCGCCTGTTTTAAGTGTTTGTGGGTATCCCGACCATAGGTACTTGCCGAAGTCTTCGCCACTTTTATTTTTGTCTTTCTGTGTTTCGGTATTGCGAATTTGAAATGCGACGATGTTTTGATCTAGGTCGCGTACAGGAAGGAGAATCCCCCTCCCGCCATAATTTATTACCGTTTCTCCCAGGTAGTTTACAAAAATACCAGGAGTTTTTGGGGATATAGATGGATCTACGGCTTCAAATTTGCCAACCGATCTGTATCCATTGATTTCTATTTGTTCGTGTAAAAAACCTCTTGTTCCGTTTAGGTGTCCTTTATGTATGTCACTTATGCTCATTGATTTGAGCATTTTTGCGTACTCAATGTGCCTCTGTTTTGGGCTTAATTGTTGTGAAATTCTGTTTTTATGATATTCCTCAGCAAGAAATGCTTCTTTTTCTGCTACTTCTCGCGCTTTTTGGCGTTCCTCTTGGGAGATTGTTGGAATATATTCTTCTGTGTTTTTGTATTGATTTTGTTCGCCATCAATATCTATCGGACTATACATATAGAAGCCGATGGATGAAAGACCGAGATTTTTGTAGTTTGGTAGCTCAATATTTTCTCTGCAGTGATATTGGATTACTTGCGAAAGTGAATCGCTTAAAGTGGAGCAGCGTTTTTTTCTTCCGTTGCATATTGGGCAGTTTTTGCCGATGCTAGTAAAGTTCCCCATATTTTTCTACTTTTTTTGTGCTTTGTGTTTTTTGATGTTTGTAGCGTTTAGCAAAATTTAATAATGGTGATGAGATTTACTGATGGTGTGTAGTTGTGCTTTTCATGTTTGTTTCTTTTTTTTGTGTTTTTGCTTTGAATGTTCTGCTGTATAAAACCATATTCATGTTTATTTTATATAACAACTCTATTAAACCACACTTTTGGGCAAAATAGTCAATGTAATACAATGATTACAAAGTAATTTTTTGAAATTGTTTTATAGGCGGGCTTCAGCGATTACCGATATTAACTTGATATATATGCTATTATTATTATTGACTAAAACAATATCGCATTAATGTTGCGAACTCTATCAGTATGCCAAGAAAGAAAAAGTTAGGCGTGGGCAAGGTTTCTAAATCGCGTATAATTTCAAACGTTGCAAAAAATACGAAACTACCTCAAACTACAGTTAAGCTAGTTTTTGATGAAATTTTTAGTGCATTTATTGCGGAGTTGTCCGCAGGAAATACAGTTACTATTCATGGGTTTGGAAGTTTTGATCATAAATTTACCGAGGGTAAAGTCTGTAAAAATCCAAAAACCCAAGAGAAAGTTAATGTCCCTCAAAAAATAGTCCCATATTTCGCTCCTGGCCGCAATTTGTCGGCTGCTTTTGAGGAAAATAGGGAGATTTTACTATCACTTTTAGCATCTAAGCCAGATTCATACAAACAAGACGAAGAACTAGAGCTTAATTAAGAATAGCTAATGTCAACGTTTGAAGATAAAATTAACAAAACAAAATATTCTACACAGCCCAGACAAAGGCACTGTGTAGAATAGCTTTAAATCATTACAATTAGTTTCTCTTTTGCTCTTGTCATGCAGGTATATATCAATTCCTGTAGTGTCGAGCCATCGCTACATTTGACGATATCTGGGAGTAAAGCGTAAGCAGACTTCCATCCACTTCCTTGGGCAGTGTGAATTGTGGAAGCGTAGGTATATGTGAGGGCTGACAACTCGCCCTTGTCCCAATTTATGAACATATCCCTATGTCTGGCTATATCCCTTTTCAAAGCCGTTTTTATTGGGCTGTATTCAACGTGGAGATATTCTGATATCTGCTGCCTGAGAACCTCTAAGTCGCCGTTAAAGTTTTTCATGCTTGAGTCATCCAAGCAGTATCCCTGGTACGACATAGGGATAATATGCCCATGAACAGTAACATCGTACCACTCCATGCTTAGAAACCAAGCATTGTAATCATTGTGAACCGTCTTGTACGCTTCCGTTATTTTTGCTTCGGTACTGTTGTGAACGCGCACAACGCGCTTGCCTTCTAGTTTATCCCACTCATTGATGGCTTTTTTAAATATGATGTAGATACCGTTTTCGTATTGGGGTATTTCGACTATTGGTGCATTTACCCCAGCATAACTAAGATTGTGTTTTCTCAATCCTGATTCGTAGTGAACAAAATTATTTACAAACTTAACACCCTTGTTTGTGAATGCCAAAGCTCTTGCACTTGGTGTCTCGTTGTTGGAAAATTCGTCAACAAGCATATTAAGCCATTTGTCTCTGTTGCATACAATCAAATTCTCCCCATCCGCAAATGGTATGGGATTTACAAATGTCTTGCTCTTCCGCAATGCTTCGACATACTCACCTATTACGCCTGTGTAACGCATTGCTTTAGTTAAGAAGACTGCACGCTTAACTTCAAAGAATATTGGTGACTTCTCGCTTGATTCTACAGGTTTTAGTTGGCTGCGATCGCACGAAATTATCATTGGTGGGCAGTCGGGGATGTTGTTCAGGTATGACCATTGCGTTGGGTTGATCATTGACCCCTCGTCCGCGAGGACAATATCGTTTTCTTGAATCTTGCGTTTGCGGTTGTCAAAGAAAAATTCGTCCTCGCCCATGTCATCAAGGGCTGTTTTAAGACCTAGCTGGGACTGTAGTGTTGAGATTTTCAAATCCCACATCGCATTTTCAACCGCGAGGTCTATCAGGACACGCTTCGCTTTGTGCGTTGGTGCTGTGGCAGCAATTACACACTTTTTTATATTCGTAAGTTCTCTTACGAAGGTCATTATGATCGTTGATTTTCCAGCCCCAGGAACGCCTTCAAGCCTAATTGATCTGTCTCGGACAGGGACTTCTCTGGGGATAACCATTGCCTGGATAGCCCAGTTCACAAGAACCTCTACCGCAGATGTTTGCTCTTTTGTTAGGAGCATACCATTAGGGCTAACAAGTCTTTCTACTGGAGAAGTGTATTTTGGTAGGCTAAAATCTGATTCGCTTAACTCAGCAATTGAGTTTGGTAATATAGTCATTGTTTTTGTTTGTGTTTTGGTTTTTGTGTTTATCGTGCAAACGCACAATTTTATATCTAAAAATCCTGCTGTGGTTATAGCTTTCTTGGTGGATTATTGATATAGTTAATTAAAGCCAGATGTCAGTAAGTTTGTTTTGCTGTATTTGTGTTTTTTGTGTTTTTTTAGTGCCAGGGTTATACAACATAACCTTGGCACTTTTGGTTTAGCCTTTAGTATGGAGGCATATCAGCATCGCTTACTTCAATTTTTGCTGTTACTTGTGTGCCAGCCATGTATGCAGATGCTGGGACTTTCGGTCGCCCAGATGTTGCAGTACCAAACTCTTCGACATCATCTAAGATGTCTAGATTTGTTGATCCTATTTTCGGAGTGTATTGCTCGTACTTATTGTGGATCGCAATTATAAGCTTTGATAGCTCGGTTTTGCCTTTGATTAGATTCTGCCCCAATTTTTCTGGGGTAGGGACTTCATATCTTGAAAAGTCGCACACATCCTTGACGTTTGGTGGCGTACCCGCTGGTTTGCTAGTAATTGTCGGCGCAAAGATGCCGTGTGCGTACCAGATTGAGTTCATTTTCTTGGGTTTCTTTTCGCCACGAAGTTGGGCGTAGGCAAGTTCTAGTTCGGCTATAAAGCCTTTCTCAAGCTTCAGTTCTCTGTCGTATGATCTGTAAGAGACCCCAAACCTCGTTCCCCCTGCGCCACCTAATTTTATTTTTAAGGGCATTGGTAAGGCTTCTTCGGATTCTGGATCAAATTCGTCACCCTCTGGGATTGAATGAAGCAATTCGTTGTTCTTGCCGAGTATTAGAATGAATGCTTCAGTGAAAGTCTTGTGAAGCAGGTTGTTGTACACCTTTTCATCAAATTTTCCAACAGTCCGCTTGGTACTTTTGTCAAGCACAAAGACTGGTGTTTTCTTTACTATAACAAAGCGCGGTTTCCGAGTCATCCAGAGTTTTTCTGATCCACTAGTGAACTTATAGTCCACTTCTTCCCAGCCATTCTCTGTTAGGCTCGTGCTCGTCAATCCAACCTTTTCTGCGTTGTCTAGCCGTATTGCAAGTCCGTATGGTTGAAGTCTTGAATTGCCTTCTTCGTCTGAGATAGGCATAGATGGGTTTATTAGTTGAGCAAAGGGATGACCTTCATTTCTCTTACTCTCGAATGATTCGTCAAATCCAAATTCATTTTCTGCTGCTGCTGTGTTTATTGCTGTATTTGAGGCAACCATATTTTTTGTGCGTTTTTTGAGTTTTGTTTTTGTGTGTGTCTCCACATTTCTATAATAGCAGCAATATTTGGATTTGGCAAGATAAATAAACTAATAACATATATTTTATACGGCAAAATATATGTTATTATATAAATAATGTTTATATATTAATGTTTGGCATAAAAGACCTCCTAACAATTTCGATCATTTTTTCTCCTGGTATTTCCATCTCTCGTGAGAGGATGACAACGGTCGCAATATGTGGATCAGACCCAGACAACAAATTAAAAGCGAGAGCTTTAGCTTTTGACTCCTCTTCGTATCCTGAAATTTTCATAATTTCAGAAAGTAGGTGATCATGTCCATGTCTTTTTATGTATCTGTTAACTACATCGCGCAGCTTTAATCCAGATTCTTTTATTGGATATTCTATTGGATCAGTTTCATGCGGATTGTTTATTCTTTCGGCTTCATTTTTTTTGGATTCAGCGATCGCCTCTTTAGCCATATTCAGAATTTGATCGAAAGTGTAATCTTTTGTAAAATTACTTAATATTTTAATGGCTTTCTCATTTGCCGTTCTGTGTCTTGTTTTAACACTGCTGTCACCACTATGTAAAACGCGATTAATAACATCCCTGTTTAGTCCTTTCTTCCCAAGAAAGTCGCCAGTTAATGCCGCAAAATCATCAAGGGTTAAACCTTTTGCCTCACTTGGCGGGACAGTTGTTCTCCCATATTTTTTTTCTTGCCTAATTCCCGACCATTTTTTCGCAAAAGTTTGATATTTAATTTCTACCTCACTATCTTTAAGATCGGGATAAGCTCCTTCTATCCTTTTTTCTGGAAAATGTGGATCATTAATAATTTGTGAAATTGTCGTAGCTATTTTTGTTTTGTGGTTTTTTTTCCGCAATAATTCACTCCACTCTTCTGTAAGTAATTCGTCTTTTGCCTCTTCGCTTTGTACCTCTTCGCTTTGTTCTGTTTCAGCATCTGTTAGCATTATTTTCTCCTTTGGTCGTATAATTGAGCTACAAAATAATATTATTACATTTTTATAGAAGATTCACTATATATTTTTCAAAAAATATATAGTGAATCTTCGCTTTGGTTTTTGAAGTCCTTAAAAATAAATTTTCAATTTTACAATATAATTGTTTGATAACCATTTTTCAATTCCAATGACAGACACAAAAAATGCTACAAGAGTTTCGCCAGAAATTCAATCCCTGCTTGACTCTCAGTACGTTGCCCCAACAGGCAGAATTAAAGATTTTATTTTAAATCCAGAGTATAAAACTAACGCCCCTAGTTGTATGCTTCGTGTTTGGGACAAAAAAATAGGTCTAGGCGCGATGGTAAGTGCAATATCATATTACATCCGCAAAGGTGCAGGAGTTAAAATTCAGTTTGGTGCTGAAAAGGTTGTGTTTTGGGAAGCTGTCCCTATAGTTTGGAATTTTTACTGTGATCCAAGCCATCCAGACATTGATAAAATGTCTCAAGAGAACAAGGAGGTATATGTAGATAAGCAAAAATGGGGAGAAATTTTAGAGAAGCAAAATATGTCTTCCGACAAAAATGTTGCAATTATTTTTGTCGGTGACGATATGGATTCAATTGAGGGTAGTTGGAGATCTTTTATTGATGCAGCCTTGCTAGGCAAACAAATATTTTTGGATTTGTCTGCAATTAGACAGGCTGGGGAGCAGACCTCTACCAAAACTGTCAGCACGGGTATTTTTGGGCTTGGCAGCACAGACACAGGGTTTATAGAAATATATCGGTGGCTGGCTAAATGTATTGAGAGTGGCGACGTTGGTAGCGTTTTACAGCTTTTAAATGGTATCTGTAAAGTTCTAGCTCGTGGTGGGACGACAAAAAAACGGGGCGGGATTGTAACAACCGCGATGGATTACACAAATCCAGATATTGAAGAGTATTTAAATTATCCATTAAGCAAAATTTTGGGCGGAAGTAAAAAAGGTCTCCGATACTCTTCGGAGATATTTTCAAACACCAAATTGGTGAACTTGGTGATAGAAAAAGTTAACAACGAGTCCTTGATGCTAGAAAAAATAAAAGCACCTGGTCTGTATGCCAATGTCTGTATGGGTATTTATTTAGAAGATAAGGCTTCTTGTTTGGTGTCCCCAGTAAATGCTGGGCAAATTGAAAAGCCCGAAGATTTGCCAGAGGCATTATGTGCCGTTGTCAAGTTGCTTGCTTTAATTCACTATTCTTGGCGAGATGCTGTTAATGCAAACCCAGAATTATATCTGCCGGCAAACGAGGACAGGCAGATTGCTGTTGGTTGGTTAGGTTGGGCTAATTTCCTAAGAAGGCAGGGCGTAACCTATCTAGAGTGCGCCAACAGCATGAGAGCGTTAAGATTGAATGATACTATCAAATATCTTGATAATGGTGGCAGCTATAAGGGAGTAGAAATTGCGTCATGGCTTAAAACTGCTTATGAAAAGGGGGCTGAGATAGGCGGAGAATTTAATTTAGAAAGAATTTATAGTATTGAACCAAACCAGCGTGTCTATTTGGATTACAAGGATATTGATGGGTTTACAACTTGCAGAAATATAAATCCACCATACTCTCGCACACAAGTTCGTGCATCAGAAGTATACGGAGATGCAATTACAGAGCATGGAGATGTTGAGGTTATGTCCGAGGTTGGGCATGATACTATTCAGCTTTTGTGGGAGGAATTTCAACTTCTCGCTGAATACACTGGACTGGCTCATGCGGGTAGTTTTGATATTCACCGTAGAATAGACAAAGACTGGTTTGAGGATTTTACATTGCGATCGCCATTGCCAACAACATACTATCAAATGGCAGATAGTGTAAATCAGGAGTATTTAAATAAGGGTATTGCAATGACAGCCCAATGCGAAGAGGAAATTTGTATGGTTTGCGGCGAAGGCTAATTATTTTTTAAACACGAAACTCACGGATACAAAATGATGAATTTAACTCAGCAAAAGAATAGTGTAAGTTTACAAAATCTGTATGATTTTAAATGCAAGGAAAATGGGTCACCGCACTTCTGGACACCGCAAGAACTCGACGCGCACGAATATACCTTTGGTGGTGATTTTGGAATCTCTGAAACAATTTCTAGGGTGCTATCTTTGGCAGACGTACTAGAAGTTGAGGTTGGTGCATATATTGGTGAATTTATCAGGAAGCTTGATGAAAAAACCACGGACGGAATTGTTGGGAAACTTCTCAAGGCATTTATAAAAGATGAGGCGGTTCACGCACATCAAATTAAATACGCTTTACAAACATATCCGGTGTCCGATTGGCATCGGAATGAGGCTGCACTAATTAATGAAGAGTGGAAAAGCGCGGGAGGGCATCCTTTGCAAAAGTCATCAACTTTAGAGGTTGGCGTGTTCCTTGGCTGTTCGCTGCCAATACTTCTGCGGCTGGGCGGACATTCCTTGTTGTGGGTTAGCGAAATGATTGCAAAGGATGAATTTTTGCACGTTGCTGGTGGCAGGGGAATTTTAAATAAGCTTAATTATGGTGCAGTTGATAATTTGATCAGGTTACAGCGCAAAACTGTCGCCTATATCACGGAAAAACTGAATATTCCCTCTCAGCATTTTGGCTTTGAGGTAAACACTGATTGGTTTCTTCAGCAGTCCAATGAGTTGATTGTTAGTGGTAGCTCTGCGCCACTAACAAGATGGACTGATATCTCGATTTATCGGGCAAAATTTGAAAACAGCAACAAGTTTATGTATTAAATTAATTATTTGATGATTTGGCATTATTTTCAAATCATCAAATAATTAATTTGTTAAGGCTTTGGATTTAGTTGTCACGCGTTGCCAATTCTTCAAAACTCAAAACTTCTGGACAGTTAGCAACATCCGTTAATGTTCGCAATCTTTTTCCAATAATAGAAAGCATTGTTAGTTTTTGAGCAATAGATTTGTTTCGCAGATCGCGTCTAGCAATGTGAAAGTCAATATTTAGTATTTCATTAATTGAAGCCTCTGTGCTTGAACTAATTGTTTTTAGGTCAGCGATTCTGTTTAGTGCGTCTTGCTGACTTGTGGCGTTTAGTTTCATGTAAAGCTGCGCCAATTTATCTGATTCAGTTTCACATTCAAAAGGTTCTTGTGAATTCATTTTTTTGTCCTTTTATCGTTATTTAGTAAAGCTCACTTCCATTTTTAATTTGTTGTGAGGCTTCATAATCTGGAACTCCTTGCGTCCAGAAAACCATAAAATCTCGCACGTTTTGTTTTTGATTTCCTTGCTCTATAATACTGTGGTCAACAAATAAAGTCAAGCGACTGGGAAAATAAAATAATAAAATTGTTCGCAGATTTAAATATATAATATAAATAATTCCCCGTGAATTTACAAATCTCAATATTGGATTAATGTCAGGAGTTTTGGTATGTTGGAATCTACATCAAGACTTTTGGCATTTTTTAAATCAAAAATAAAATTATATGCAAAGACCAACCGCAAATTACTGGAGCGCGATCGCAGATTTAATAAAACTTTTACCATATATTCGTGAGCTTGTAACGCGGTCACACGCTATACAGGTGGCAACAGTTACAGACAATCAAGATCCTGCAAATGATCGCCGGATAAGGGTTTCAACGGAAGCTATGGGTGGACAAGGACAAAGCTATTGGATTCAAGCTGGGCGCAGTACAAGTTACAGCGACGAGCCAATACCACCGATAGGAACAACGGTTCTAGTTTGTTTTGTGGAGGGCAATTCGAGTGACGGTTTTTTGCTGAGGACTTTGGCGAACAATAAAAACCCAGCAGACTTATCGCAAACAAGCCCAGTAAATGATAATACCCAAGAAATACCCGGAGACGAGCGACGGTTGATTGCTGGTGATTGTAAAATTGGGGTTGGCGGAGACAAAGACATAATAGTGGAGGGGGATTTTACAATTAAATGTAATGGCGAAAAAATAGTTATTAATGCTCCGCAAGGAGATATAGAAGTTGTCTCTTCAGGCGGAGGCAATATCAAAATTGATGGCAGCTTTAATGTTGATATCAAAACAAAAAAAACAATCAACATAACAGGGAATGAAAAGATTACATTGTCGCAAGGTGGCGCGACTTTTATCGCAGCGAATGGATATTGGGAAATTAAAAACGCTTCAGGACAGCGATTTAGATTTGGGGGTTCAAATGGTGGTGTCATGGAGCTTGATTTAAATGGATCAAACATGAATTTGATAAACGCAACAGATATACAAATTAATGGGAAAAGTATTGCTACTATTGGAGCTACAGATAGTCATGGAGACACAATAGTTAGCCGAGGATGGTAAGATGTGGTATAATATTTGCAGCACCAATTTACTACCTAAAAACGCTAGATGCAAATATCAAGCGTTTTTTTTGTTTTCGCCACCAAATATAAATATAATATTGATGCGATATTGATGTTTTTGTTGACAATATTGCTTCAATATGTTACAGTTGTTGTAGAAAACAAGAATAAAAACAAACACAAAAAACACAAAAAATGATACCAGTAGTGCAAAAAAGTATCCGAGAACTTTCTGAAGAAGAGATAATATCAGACTTGAGATATTATCAAAAAGACTTGTATTTAGGCGTTAGAGACCAATTTAAGTCTGGAAAAAAATCTGTGATTGTTCAGCTTGCCACAGGTGGCGGTAAAGGCAAAATAATCGCCAAAATAATTACAAAAGCGTGGTTAAGTGGGTCAAAGATATTATTCCTGTCACATAGAGGCGAGATAATCAAACAGATCCGCCAACATTTAATTACGGCTGGTATAGATAAAAGTGATATCGGGGTTATTCAAGGACCAAATAGCGGGACTTGGCCATTCACACCATTCAGACCGATTCAAGTTTCTATGATTCAGTCCGTCGCCCAAAATTGGGAACAATGGAAAGCGGACAGGCTACCATTTAACTTTCAGCTAATTATTATTGATGAATGCCACTTGGCAACCTCAAACAGTTTTGTAGACTTGTTTGCAAACTTGCCAAAAGCTTACAAGATAGGTTTCACGGCCACACCTGAACCCCCTTATGGAAAAACCTTCAAGGGAATATTTGACACTATTTTATGTGGGGTTTCCCATGCAGAATTAATAACTAAAGGGTTTCTGCCAGAAATCGTTTATTATGCGACAACACCTCCCGATCTTGAGGATGTGCCAGTCTATAACGGTGATTATGTTGCAGAAAAGCTGCAAAACAAGATCAACACCAAGGAACTGCGAGGCGAACTCGTGGCTACATGGGTTAAGCGGGTTAGGAACCCGTACGGGAATCTGCCGACGATTGTGTTTGCCGGTGGCGTTATCCACTCCAAGGAGATAGCTGCCGAATACAACCAGGCTGGTATCCCTGCGGTTCATATTGATGGCAAAATGCGCCAACCAGAGCGTAAAGAGGCTCTGCGTAAATTTATCTCTGGTGAGGCACACATATTGTGCAACTGTGACGTTCTCACCGAGGGGTTCGATCTCGAAACATACTGCGAGATTTTAGAACTACCTTCAATATCGGTGGGTTGTGTGCAATTAGCATCACCAACAAAACGGATCACAAAAGCCAACCAAAGACGGGGACGAGCAAGGGGTGTCAAGATAAGTGGCACTAAAAAAGCCATATATTTGGATCACGCAGGAATTATAGATGAACATGGTATGCCTGACGATCCACACCTCTGGACATTGGACGGGATTAAGAAAGCAAAACCCACCAGCAAGCGATGCCCAGAGGGTGAGAAAGACATTAACGGTGCTTGGGGCTGTGGACGGGCTGATATTCCCAAACTAGAAGAATACTGCCCACACTGTGGCTTTGAGTTTGATTTATCGAAGCCTGAACCAGAGCCAAAGAAGGGTGGGAGCGATCGCAAAAAAGTTAGACAGAACAAGAAAATTGAGCTTCAGTTAATTGAGACAAGTTTGAGTGAGAGATTTATAAATCTCATTCAGGAAAGCAGAAATTATCAATGGGCGTTTGAGCAGCTTGGTAATTTTTCCCCAGACTACGAAGAGTTGTATTGGGCGTGTAAAAAATGCACCACTAAAGAAGGTAAGCCGTTTAAAGTGACTGCGGCATTTATTCAATGGGTGCGGGGACAGAAGATTGAGAAGGGTTACCGCTGGACACCAAGTGAAGATCACTTGTTTTATATTATGGGTTTTTTGTTGGAACACAACGAACGCCCTGGCAATACTTTCAAAGCGTGGGTTGGGCAAAACCGGAAAATAAACACAGAATGTTTTAGAAATATATCAGAGGCATACGAGTTATGCGCCAAGGTTGCCGAATTTTGTGGGTATAGTCAACGCTGGGTAACAGACGAAGTTGATAGGTTGACAGCGGTAAATAACGACGAGTATTTCATAGGGTAAACCAATCAATCAAGTAATGCAGTAAAAGCTTAATTACTGCATTAAAAAATAAAACAAGGGTTGACTTTTGTTGTTAGCCGTAGATTTGTACTCACACCACGTCAACGCCCAGCACCATCGGTAAAAAAGCCCGACGGATGCCACCCTTGGCGACAAAAACATATTGTAATCCCCGCACAGCAAGGGTTTCGTGTTTTTGGCAATATTCCCCCGCAGCCGTCCCCCAAGCCGCAAACCAACCATTTGCACCAACGCCCTAACAACGCCCGTGCCACCAGCTAAAAACCTAAAATCTGCCCAGTCTTGGCGATAAAAACATATTGCAATATCCGCACAGCAAGGGTTTTGTGTTTTTAGCGATCGCTCCCCCGCAGCCGTCCCCCAAGCCGCAAACCAACCATTTGCACCAATGCCCTAACAACGCCCGTGCCACCAGCTAAAAACCTAAAATCTGTCCAGCCTTGGCGACAAAAAACATATTGCAATATCCGCACAGCAAGGGTTTTGTGTTTTTAGCGATCGCTCCCCCGCAGCCGTCCTCAAAGTCATAAACCAACCATTTGCACCAACACCCTGACAACGCCCGTGCCACCAGCTAAAAACCTAAAATCTGTCCAGCCTTGGCGACAAAAAACATATTGCAATATCCGCACAGCAAGGGTTTTGTGTTTTGGCAATATTCCCCCGCAGCCGTCTCCAAACCGGCAAAACAGACATTCGTTCTCAGCCTGGACTAACGTCGATAAAATCAAAATCTTGTAACACGCCTCAAACCCGCATTCTCTCGTTAAAAAATCTGTGGCGGATTATAACATAAGGTGTGTCAAAAGTAAAGGGAAGATACAAAGAAAAAAGGGCAGTTTCCTATAAGAAAGTGATCATCTTCCCAATTTTATTTTTGATTAAAATCAAAAAATTATGCAAGTACGCACCTATATCCAAAATTTCTGTAATACGTTTGTAATATAAAAATAAATCAAAAATGCGCTTGACTTTATTTGTTAACCATAGTAATATATATTCAGTAAAGAAAAACAAAATACAAAACAAGCGAGAAAAAGATGACTAAGCCATTTGCAAATCTGGAAACCACCGAAAAGAACCACACTGCCGAGTATGGAATCCGAATTAAATCTATAGTAATGTGGGAAATAAGGACGGAAATTTTGTTTGTGTATGTAGCTGGAGTTGCAGAACCAGTAGCTTTTTATGTTAACGAGTCTGTCGAGCTAATAGCCGAACTTAGGAAACAAAGCGAAGACTTTAGACCTCAAAAGTAGGCAGCAATTAAGCAATACAATAACTAATGAGTTACTGTATTGCTTACTAAACAAAGAGATAAATACTCAAACCAAAAAACAAACAAAAATGGAACTAATTTCAATCAAAAGAAAAAGCCCAACTAATGATTTTGTTTCCGATTTATTAGACTGCTTGAATGGCTACACGCCATTTACATTTTATGCTGCTAATGATCAATGCGTTAAGCAAGGAATGAATCAGCTTGGTTTCCAGAATTTATTAAAGAGAGCAATTCCGTTTTTGTTCCATACGAAGCTGGGACTGGCAAGTATGACGATTTCTTCTGGTCTGATTGGAAATAAAAACAGCGGTTAAATTTATTTTTTAGCCGTAGCATTGCACAAACATAATAAAAACCCCAAACCAAAAATGAAACTAACAAAGCTAACAGCCTACGAATTGAGAGAATTAATAAGTCTTTTTGATTCCCTAGAAAGACATCCCGAAAACAAGAATACTGTAACCACAGGAGAGCATTTGCTTGAAAAAATAATTAAAAACACGCCATCTTTCGACATTCATGTTACTGACAACAATAAAGTGATACAAAATTATGACACCCTGCTTTGGGTGTACGAGGTTTTATTAACTAAAAACCCCTATTGTTACAGTCCAATTTTTAATAGCATTTGTGATTCTGATCAATCAGTTCCTTTGTCGGTAATATACGATGATAGTAAGTTATTTAACTATCTGCGCTACTATCCAGAATATTTGAGCGAACTAAGAAAAGTTCAAAAAAATATTCACAAGCACGGCATACCCATTCATTTCATAGGAGATGAATCTATAGAATTTTATCTGAAAAACAGATAAAATAAAGTTTGGTTTAAAACATAAAATAATCAACTATCACACGCTACTTTTGTGTTTATAGTTGACAAACTTTAAACACAAAAAACAAGCAAAATGAAATTATCAAAACAACAAACAAAGCTGCATTCACAGGCAGAAGTTGGGGTTTTTTGTCGGTAGAACATATTGCAATCTAGCCACAGCAAGGCTTTTGTGTTTTAGCGATATTTCCCCCGCAGCCGCACCAAAATTATAAAACGAGCATTTGTACTCACACCACGTCAACGCCCAGCACCATCGGCAAAAAAGCCCGACGGATGCCCAGTCTTGTTACAAAAACATATTGTAATCCCCACATAACAAGGCTTCTGTCTTTGGGTCGGCTGCGGGGAGACATTCCCAAAATCATAAAGCGGATATTCGTTCCCAGTTTTGGATAATGCCCCATAAAACTAAAATCTTGTAACACGCCTCAAACCCCTATTTTACTGTTAAAAATTTGGGGCGGATTATATCATAGTGAGCGTACCAAAGTCAAGGGAAGATGTGAAATAAAAATGGCATTTCCTTAAAGAAACAATGCACATCTTCCCAAATATTTTTTCCTTTTTTATAAAAATATTATGCAAGTACGCACCTAGATAAAAAACCTGTAATACGCCTGTAATATACAAAATGATTTTCAAATACCGCTTGACTTTATTTGTTAACCACAGTATTATAAGTGAAGTAGAAAAAACAAAACACAAAACAAGCGAGAAAAAATGACAATCAATAAATACTATTTTAATAGACAGCGAGTTGAATCCGCGTTGGCGGATCTTGAACGGAATAAAAACCTCAAACTAGAGCAAGCCCGATTAAATGGGTGGGAAGTGGAGGTTTTGTCCAAGTGTGGACTGACGACTTGGAGGAAGAAGTTTGGGTTCTTCGTCCTGTCACAAGACATGGTTGGGCAAAAAGGATTGTCCACGTTCGACATTCCAGATCGAACGTGGGTGATCAACACGAATTTCAGGGATCTATCTGATCTAGAAAGAGATGGATGGATTTCATCGGAAAAAGAAGCTGCGCTTCAATCTGCACTTCTTAGACCAGCAAGACGAACCACCTATCAATCTGCACTTCTTAGACCAGCAAGACGAACCACCTAGTTCAGAAAGACTCGTTGTTACGACGGGTCTTTTTTTGTGCTTATAGGCGATCGCCTATAAGCACCCCACGTGACGAATTAAAAATGTACTTTAGAGATGCATTTAGAGGGTATTGCTTCCAAGAGAGCCTTTTTTCAAATTTAGAGGAACGCCCTATTTTTTATGAAACGCTACCAAAAAAGAAACATTTTTTGAAACCTTGGTAAGCATCGCACTTTTAGCCGCATAATAAAAAACAATCTATTGAAGCTAGAAGCACACAAAGTTTAACCCCAAGCTAAAATAATTTTTATCCGCAAAACAGCCTTGTAGAATTTAGTAATTTCTTTTTAAAATTGGTAAAATATTTTAAAAAATGACTTGCTTTTATTTCTAAAAAATAGTATATTATATATAGACAATAAAACATTAAAAACGCAAAACAATGGCAACTAAAACCGCAAAAACAAATCCGCTCTGGGAGCAAATCTACACCAGACAAGAAGGTATTGATTTAGGACTGGACCCGGATAATCTAGAATTTTTAGTTAAAAGAATTGCTGAAGAAATCCAGCAAAATGTAGATCCTGAATTTGTTGTTACAGGTAATGTGGTTCTCACTCAGTGCGGGAAATCTGAAATTGCTTTTACCACGACACAACAAGGGTTTCGTGTTTTTAAAAAGTATGTTTTTGAGCTTTCAATCCCATCGTTTACAACAGATGGCGATGTTACAGTTACTATTTCCCCAGAAGAAAAACTTCCCTGCGGAAGACTGTTGACAGATTACATCGACAAGGGCGCAGACAAAAAGCGGAAAGTTAAAACGATCAAGATTGCATTAGGCAGGGGCGAGAAAGTGATCGCATCCGCAATCTATAAATATTTCCCCGAATACGCTGACCTCTATGACGAGTCAAAAACCGAAAGAGATAGAGTTTGGGCAAAAATTGAGAAAGTAAAATCGGTGATTGAGTCCTTGGCAATTGCAGCCAACGCGGATGTTTCTGGCGACGGGATGTCATTTGAAATTGACACTGAAAACGCCATGAGAAAAGGGTCTGTCAACGTTGTCTCAACTGAAACTGGACAGTTCAAGTTGGAGTTCTTCACGGACAAACCCGACGATCTATCAAGAGCGATCGCGTTTTTAACTGGTAATACCTTAGAGTAAAAACGCCTCAATAATAGTAAAACGTATCATCGTGCTATTATTGAGGCACTACTTTGCAATTGGTAAATAATGACACTTATTAAAAACGGATGTCATTATTTTTTTACTATAAAATAAAATTTGTTGGTGAGAATATGGACAACACAAAATACAGTCAGTTACTGGCAGAGAGTGCGCCCCAAGTAATCGAAACCGAGGAAGAATACGAAAGGCTACTAAAAATAGCCGAGAGACTTGTATTCAAAAATGATTTAACACCCGAAGAAAGGGCGTTAAGCAAGTTAGTAGTTTTTCTTGTTGAGGATTATGAGACAAAAAACTATCCAATGGACGACGAATCAACTCCCCAAGCAATCCTAAAGCACATCATGGATTCTAGTGGGAATAGTCAAGCAGATTTGGCGAGAATCACTGGTTCTAGCAGTGGAGTAATTTCAGAAATATTAAGCGGTAAGCGCGACATCTCCAAAAAACAAGCAAAGGCTCTGTCCGCACACTTTAAGGTTGATCCTAGTCTGTTTATCTAGCATACCAGACTCTGCTTTTATATAAGAATCATTAAAATTTCACAATATACATGATATATTAAATTATCAAACATTAATGTAGGGTAAATATTGTGAAACGAGAAACAACAAATGCGCGAGGGAGCAAAAAGCAGGAACACTTTAAATATAGCGAGAATTGGCACTCGAAGGTAAAGCACACAACTAAAATGCAGCCGCTTTGCACTAATAACCCTTTTCATGGGGATGCACAGATAGTTCACCATCTCCATTACAGGCGATCGCTATTAAGGAGAACGCTGGGGTTGTTGCTGCTGAACTTGCCAGTGAAATCAATTTCTGGTTTTGAGATTCCAGGGTTTGATATTGTTCCCATTTGCAAAGAGTGTCATCAAAATAGTTATGGAACTAGCAAAAGCCGCAGGTCATTGCATTATCATAAAATCTGGATACAGCGCGGGGGAATTGATAATCATCAACATTGGTTTACTGCTTGGCGATTAAGAATAAATTATCTTATTCTGTTTTTGTGGGGGATTGTATTTTGATGCAAATATAGAATTAGATGCATACTATTAAAATTAAGGCGAGATAGTTAATTTAATTGTTCATGTATGTCAACTCCAAATTTTCAAATCAAAGGCGAAGACGGCAAAAATTACTGGATATCCCGCAGCGTAGCGGTGGTGGTTATCCCATTGTTTAAGTGCGAAGGGTTGACCTATGTGCCACTCGGTAAACGCTCAAAAGAATTAAATTTATATCCAGAACACTGGGGTATTCCTTGCGGTTTTCTAGATTGGGGCGAGTCTGCTTATGAAGCTGCTGAAAGAGAGGTTCTTGAGGAATTAGGCATAAAATTGTCTGATTTTTGTTTCAATAGAAATCCTCAGCCAGATGCGGTTATGTCTGACCCCAATCCGAGCGAAAACGAGACGGTATCGCTGCGATTTATTGTTAATTGCAAGGTAGAAGAACTCCCAGAACTAAAAACTAGCTCTGAGGTCACAGAAGTTAAGTGGATGGAAGTAACTAGGAATGGATGGAAGCAGGAAAAACTCGCGTTTAATCACACCGATATTATTGACTGGGCTTTGTGCCGCAGCCATATTGATGGCTTCTAAAAATTTGATTTAGCCGTGAATCTGTGGATTTAGCTTAAAGATCCACAGAAAAAATTAAAAAAATGTAGTTGACTTTCTTTGTTAACCATAGTATTATACAAGAATAAAGAAAAAACAAAAATCAACTAACATGGCAGACATTAAAAAACTAAAACCAGGACAGCTTGTTTACAGCGTCGAAACTCAAAAACTTGGAAACACTGAATTAAGTATTCGCGCATTATACAGAGTCAGGATATTAGAAGTCAACCTTGAAATAGGTTTCGTGATAGCATCCTGGAACAGTAATCCTCGACAAAAATTCTACGAAACCAGCATCAAAAAATGGAAAACAGAAAGACCAGAACCAAAAAAGAAGGTTATGGGACTGGATAGTTATTAGTCTGCAAAGCCAATGGTTCACTATAAAAAATCAACAAGAAGGAGAAAACAAAAGGGCTAAAATTGTAAGAACGGAATTTGTGTCTGTTTGGGGTAGAGATGAGGAAGTCCTAGTTTCTGAATTGCCACCCCAAACCCAAGAGGCTATAAAGCGGTCTGACGACTTTTGGACACAGATGAATACCTTAGAAGAAGCCGGAGACACTGAGGGGATTCACAACCTTTGTGAATCACATTCTGCTAATCAGTAAACTTTTTTTTTGATGGTTTTTAGTCTTCAAGACTTGGGGATTTCTCAGATGTCCCAAACATAAGTCAGACATACAGAACTTTAGTGATTAAATTTATGTGCAAATAACAAAAAATATGAACACAAAAACAGAAATCAAAAATCAAAGATGGATTGATTTTTCTTTGAGAATGGCTAAAACCTGTTATCGCCACTCACAAAGACCGTCCTTAGAGTGGATAATTAGCAGCATCAACGCTGTTTTTGAAACCATCCACGATGACTTGAGCCTCTACGAATCCTGGGATAATGTTTTGCCATATTCCCCGAACGATAAAATATACACATGGAAGAGGTATAACAAAGATAAGCCAGAATACCCCGTTTATCTCTCCACAGTATTGAGTGAATGTATTGAGCAGGACATATATTGGAGTCCATACGAACACGCCAACAGAAGCCAGAAAAAGGTTATAGATAAATACGGAGACTCTATGAGCGAGGAGGAGTATGACAGCCTCAAAGAAAGGATAGTGTCGGATTGGTCAAGTCCAGTTCATTGTTGCATAAGAGCGGGGATAGATGCAGCAAAAGGTGGTAGCTTTGGTGTTATTGGGTTTACATTTAGAAACATTCTAGATATGTATCCAGAGGGCTTGCCTGATTGGATAAAAGAAAATTTAGTAGAGGGGTTAAAACCCAAGGATTTTATTCTTTTGTAATTTACATCAATCAACGCAGTTTATATTTGCTATATTTTTATGTAAATACCCGCTATATTTAATTAAATGTAGCGCGTATTTACATTGACTAAATATACCATTCAATAGGCTCGTATCCTATTTTGCTAACGATATCAAATGAGTTTTTGTTGATTACTACCCAAGGCAGATTCAGTATTTCACAATCCTCGGTATATCGCTATTCTCCTTGTGCGCGATCGCTTTCTGGAATAATCTTCTTGGCTAATGAAGTGCCGTAAATGCACTCTAGCTTCTCTCGAAGATAGCTTTCGTTGTAGCCAAAAAATACTAGGTTTTGCCCACAATGAATATTGGCTTTCGTGAAGTCAATACCTTGGTCTAGGGTTATCTTATGATCTTGAGGTTGATGAGTGGGATAACTTTGCTTTAGCTGCTGGTATCATTGTTCATAATTCTAAAGACATCTGTGATGCAGTAGCGGTGGTAGCCTGGCACTTAATGAGCGACTTAAGCGCAGCTATACCTGGCACAGCTATAAGAACTGAGAGTAGAGAGGCTAGAATGAGTCCAGGTGATGCTAACTCTGATATAGCTTTTGGAGGAGCTGGGCGTGAACTAGCTGCACAGATAAAGACAGCTTATAAAGGCTGGGGTACTAGTAGAAATGATGGTGGAAGCTGGAGTGGAGATGATTACTTCTAGTCTAGTTTTAGGGTGTTTAAGTCCCCTCTAACTGATCCACGTCGTATGAACTTTCTCACAACAATATTGTCTTTGTTAGTTTCCAAGAACTCTGCCAGGTAGTCAATATCAATTCTGGCAACGCTACCATCTTTGAGATGTACAGTTCCTTTAATGGTTTCTTCTTGTTCTTGCATTAATACCAGCCTAGGTTTAAAACTCCCCCGGCACGACTCGAACGTGCGGCATCGAAATTAACAGTTTCGCGCTCTAACCAACTGAGCTACAGGGGAATGACTTCTAGCTAACTAGAACGAGGCTAGGGAGGATCGAACTCCCAACTTAAGATCGACAATCTTAGGGTTTACCATTAACCTATAGCCCCTGTGCTTTCCCTTACACCACAAAGGATGCTAACGTTAAACTCCTAGTTGTTCAGGCATTGCTGCTAGGGTGAGAAAACTACCGGGCTTTATTCTGTTCACAGCTTTGCCATTCTGTGTCTACATTGGCTGCTGGCATGGAGCCACACAACTTCAGTGTAGTGCTGTTTTTCGTTATACGAGAAGTATCCCTGGAGAGGATCGAACTCTCTTTGCTAGGATGAAAACCTAGTGAACTACCCAATGTTCGACAGGGACTTGTTGGCAGTAGAGAGAAGGTCAAGTGTATACCCTCTCGCTCCCTCCACTAAAACTAGTGTAGCACAACTTTAACGAACTGTCAACTTGATTGAGAAAGTTTTAGACTAGCTTTGCCCCAACTAGCCTAAAACGTATAACCTTCAAGGAGCATTTATGGGCAATTAGTAGGGTTAGGAGTCGAACCTAACTTTCCTTGTGCCACCGCACTGTTCACGTCTAAACAGCACTAGACAAGAGCGTCTCCGATCTGCCACCTACCAACCAGCTTACCTTTATACTGGGCGCATATACTCTCAGCGCGGACTATCCGTTCTGCTTAAAGCAAGGCGTTTTGCGGTCCCTTAGTCTTATTATAACTTAGTTGTTAAAAACCTACCAACCTTGCATTTCTACTAGTTCCATACACAGGTCATTAATCTTGTTTTGGTTAGGGTGGTGGGGCAGTGTTGATTGCTCGTACACTACAATCATCTGGGCAAGCAGGTCTTCTGACAGTTGTTTTAGTTCCTCATAGGAGTAGTCGCCTTTTAAGATAGCCTTTAACTCAGCAGCATCACCAGCCAGGTTTCTGTCAACCAAGACTCCCTTACCCTGCAGAATCTCTACACCACCTTTTAACAATCTAATGCAGTGCATTCCGTGTTTAAGATCATAGCCAGCCAGCCGCTCCATACCAGCCCTAGCAGGGTTTCTATTCTTCTGCCAGGATAGATAAGCATTCCATTCTCTTAAAGGGTTCTTGCCCTGACTTCGTTTGCCCAAAGGGCGAAATCATATCTGACAAGCGTATACTTTCCGAGAGTCCCCCGGTAGGTTTTTGTGTCTTGTACTGACAACTTAATTGTAACACAATATTGAAGGCGAATCAATTCGCCCGTGTGCGTTTTCCCCTTCGGTCTGAAGACGCGAAGCTCCCAACGCTACCGCTTTCCTCTTGGCGGACAATCGCCACTAATTAAAACCAATATATTGTTTTTGTGTATCTAATATTTATTTAATATTGAATCAATATCACAAACAGGGCAAAAATAATGGTGAAATTTTTCACCATTATCAAAGTGTCTCTAGATTCTTAACTACCACCGACTATTATAACAGCAAACTTTTAATTCTTGCCATCATTGCGCGATCGCATGAGTTTAGTTTACAGTCTGCAACTTTGCTTAGAAAAATATCATCTTCACCCCAGTTGTCGTAAATAATTTTATCGACAATCAGGACTAAATTAATGTCGTTTGAAATAATCATATTGATTAGTTTCAGGTTGATTGAGTTGTTGCCAAGAACTAAAAAACCTTGTTTTAAATAACATTGTTCTCGAAGTGAAGCACTTGCCGAAGATATTCTTCTCCATGAGATTCCCGTTAAATATTCTAATTCATCTAAGGCGGTTTGGTATTTTTTATTGTTACCGCTTGGCGTTACATTATATACTCTTTTTAAAATATATCTTGTTGGCGGTTTTTTCCCTTTTGAGTTTTTGTACTCAAGAATATTTTGCTCAATCAGAGCCTTTGCTGTTGTCTCGTTGTATTGTCCATTGATAAACAATGTCTGAATTTTCCCAGCCTGTGTGGATCTTTTCATAAAAATTCTAAATAGATTAAACTGTGTTCAAAATATATTGTATATCATTCTGTTGCTATTTATTTTAAAAAAATATTTTTTTTCTGGATAATTCTATAAATTAAAAATCAGTTGCGACACATCAAAAAGCATAAATTATATTTTATGGCTCGCGTCTACATTTATTGTTGTGAGTTGCTGCAAATATTCGCAAAAGCGCACAACTCGCAAGCAACATATTTTATTTTGCGAAACGGCACAAATTTTGTGTCCATGTTTTTATTTTTTTGCACTTGGACTTTCAATTAAGATGCGCGATTCCAATTTTAGCAATATTTAATCAATATAAATACCATATTGATTTTACAAAATCAATATGGTAAAATCATGGAACAAAGTAGACTTTTGTACTTAGACGACGGACAAGAAGTTTATGTATAAAAAGCAAAACAAGACACAGTAAAAACACAATACAAAAATACAATGATAAAGCCATACAAATTGCCACAGGATTATATAAAATGGGCGAACTTTTTAGACCACTCAGACAAAATATCATTGTTGTCCGCACAAAAACCTTGCGATTTAACAAATGACATAAATGTTGGTAAAAACCTTGCTTACTTGTATGAAAAATGGTTTATCGGTTATCCAGTTTATTGTGTGCGCCGATCGCTAATTGAAGAGATGTTAGAAACTGATGTTGGTGATAATATTTCGCTGTTTAAAAACATTGACTTGGGCGTACCAACGTATTTGCTATGTTTCCCAGAATCCACAATAAAATCACCAGTGGGGAACGGATTTATTGACTATTTAATAGTTGATATAGTCGAAAATGATGTCAAGAACAGCGAAAACAACGAATACAAGTATTTAATTTTTTGGGGGTGCTTCGACTCAAATAACACATTACTTTTTTCTGGTAAGGGCATCAGGTGGGATGGAACTATAAAGCGATCGCCATTTATTCTGTCAGGACTTGAAAAGGATGCAGCGTTTTTAGTTAGAAATATTGTTTTGCAGTCAATATTATTGTTGCAATATTATCCAGAGATCCAGCAAGAAATGAAAAGCCCGACACAATCAAGGGGATTTGGTATGGCAAAACCATCAGAATATAGATTTCCAAGATGGTTAGGCAACGAAAAAACCAACAACAGGATAACCGAGAGGGGAGAAGGACAAAAGGAAACGGCAAAAAAATCAAAGCACTATCGTTCGCATCATTGGAGATTGCAGCCCTGTGGGGAAGGAAGAAAAGATATTAAGCCAGTTCGAGTTAGAGGAGCGTGGGTCAATCCAGACTTTGAAGGTTAGTAATAAGCAAGAATTACAAGCAGCACCATAAATTAATTTTATGGTGCTGCTTGTTTATGTCTTTTGGGAGAAAAACATATTGTAATCCCCGCACAGCAAGGGTTTTGTGTTTTGGTAATATTTCCCCCGCAGCCGACCCAAAACTATAAACCAAACATTTGCACCAACACCCTAACAACGCCCCGTGTCATCGGCTAGAAAACCTAAAATCTGCTCAACTTTGGTGGTAAAAACATATTGCAATCCCCGCACAGTAATGGTTTCAGCTTTTGGTAATATTTCCCGCAGCCGTCCCCCACAACCCAAACATTTGTACCAACGCCCTAACAACGCCCGTGCCACCGGCTTAAAAACCTAAAATCTGTCCAGCCTTGGCGACAAAAAACATATTGCAATATCCGCACAGCAAGGGTTTTGTGTTTTTAGCGATCGCTCCCCGCAGCCGTCCCCCCCAAGCCGCAAACCAACCATTTGCACCAACGCCCTACTAACGCCCGTGCCACCGGACATAAAACCTAAAATCTGTCCAGCCTTGGCGATAAAAACATATTGCAATCTCCGCACAGCAAGGGTTTTGTGTTTTTAGCGATCGCTCCCCGCAGCCGTCTCCAAACCGGCAAAACAGACATTCGTTCCCAGCCTGGGCTAACGCCGATAAAATCCCAATCTTGTAACACGCCTCAAACCCGCATTCTCTCGTTAAAAAATCTGTGGCGGATTATAACATAAGGTGTGTCAAAAGTAAAGGGAAGATGCAAAGAAAAAAGGGCATTTTCCTATAAGAAAGTGATCATCTTCCCAATTTTATTTTTGATTAAAATCAAAAAATTATGCAAGTACGCACCTATGTCTAAAATTCTTGTAATACGTCTGTAATACAAAAATAAATTAAAAATGCGCTTTACTTTATTGGTTGTCCGCAGTAATATATATTTAAGTAGAGAAAAGAAGAGGTTAGTAATGAAATCAGAAATAGAAAGGTGGTTTATTGGAACTTACGGAAAAGATAATCACAAGTATTACATGGTCAATAATTATGAAAACATTGATATATCCACTGAAGACGGTGATATTGAGCTAACATTGCCTAAAGACTTTCCAGTTAAGCATATACCAACGATTGTGAATGCTCATCTTAATGCTATTGAGTGCGGAATAGCTATAGGCAAAAAAATCCAAATAGATCACATCTCAAAGGTTTTGTTCGGATAAATACCAAAACTATAGTTAATAATTTTCGCTTGTTTTTGAAATATTACAACAAACCCTATTGTGCTTTGTCTGTAAACAATGTATAATATATGAATCTGCAAAAACTATAAAAACACGCGAAAATACAAATGTCAAACTCTAAAAGCATTCAGACAACATTACCATTATTTGATTTAGCTTCAGAAACACAAAATGAGATTCCTGTTGTTGTTTCTGCTAAAGCCCCTGACCATAGGTTATTACATCTTTATCGGCTAAACTCTGGAACAGAAAATGTATCAACATATAGCGACAAATTTTGGCAGTTGCTAAACAATAGGGGTATTACTAATAAAGAACAATTTTATTTGTTCGCTGATCCAGAAAAAACTCAGGTTGATAACCCCGAATTGCATTTTAAGGACTTAGCTACAGCAAAGGAATTAATCATAAACGCGATAAATAACAAAGAGAAGATTGCTATTGTCGGTGACTATGATGCGGATGGAATGACATCAACAGCACTTTTAATTAGGACATTTAGGAACTTAAATGCAGATATTAGTTATCAAATCCCAGATCGCATAACTGAAGGTTACGCCATCAATCCGGCTATTGTTGAGAAATTGGCATTGGATGGAGTAAAACTGATTATCACGGTAGACAACGGCATAACCTCTGTAACATCTGCCGACAAGTGCAAAGAACTGGGTGTAAAACTAATAATCACCGACCACCACGAAATTCCAGAAATTTTACCAAATGCCGATGCGATCTTAAATCCTAGATTGCTGCCAGAGGATTCAATATATGAAAATTTAGCGGGTGTTGGTGTGGCATATATTCTGGCAGCAGCAGTTGCATTGGATTTAGGAAAAAAGGATTTTATCGTTCAAGCAATCACCCTGGCCGCACTTGGCACTATTGCCGATATGGCCACATTGACTGGGATAAATCGTCGGTGGGTGCGGCGAGGGATGAAAAACATAGGTAATTGTGGTATCCCAGGCGTTGCGGCTCTAATTGCCCAGTCTCAAATCAGAAACAGTAATTCAGTCTCGACCGCTGATATTGGTTTTAAAATCGCCCCAATGATCAATGCCATTGGTAGGATTGGCGATCCTAAAATTATTGTGGAATTACTAACCACGGACGATCCGCAAATTGCTAAGGAGTTGGCAATTAAGTGCGCGGCTTGCAACTATGAACGACAGATGTTGTCAAAAAGTACAACAGAACAGGCGATCGCCCAAGTTGAATTTAAATTCAAGCAAGCCTTAAAACAGGATAAAGTGCTTTTTCTGATTGCTGAAAATTGGCATCCTGGTGTTGTGGGACTGGTTGCTTCTAAGTTGGTCGAGAATTACGGTGTGCCAGCATTTGTGGGTGTGATAGTGGAAAAAGACGGGCAGAAACAGATAAAATTTTCTGCCAGAGGGATACCAGAATTTCCCGTTGGGGATGCAATGAGAGCCAACAGCGATTTATTTATAAAATTTGGCGGACACCCACTCGCCGGTGGTGGTTCATTAAATTTTGACAACTATGATGCTTTGCGACAAGGATTAATAAATTTTGCCAATGGGTGCATCAGAGAGGAAGACGTGAAACCTCTTTACAGGGTAGATACAGAGATAAACTTTGCAGAAATACCCCAGATTTTTGTCGAAAGCAAAATACTCGCACCTGTTGGCATTGGCAACCCTGAGCCTGTATTTTTAGCTAAAAATGTCAAGGTTGTCAAGCAAGAGTTAATGGGGAGAGATAAAACGCACGCCAGTATTACACTGTCCCAGGTTGTTGATGGTATATACCACGAAATCAGGTGCGTTGCGTGGAGCTATGCACGATATTTTCCGCTTCCAGAAATGTTGGATGTTGTTTTTAAACTTGACGACAATTCTTACATGGGAAAAACCACAATCCAGCCACAAATTATTAGCCATTCAATATCAAAAAGTAGCTTATAATTTTAAGTATTGAGATAAATTTGATAGGTATGAGAAAAAATTAGTTCTCATACCTATTTTTTAATTTGACATTGACGGCATTTTTTAGGGATTATCTCGTCGGATTTAAGATTTTGCTTCCCAGTGGACACAGCCAAATAATTCCCCCATCCAAGGTGGTGCAGCGAACCCATCACTATCTTCATAAAATAATTCTTCACCAGAACAATTATTTGGCAAATTTCTGTCGGTGTTGTTATATTTTATTTTTGGATTACCACACGTAGCAAATCTGACATTATTAGACTCTATTGCGCTTTCACTTTCCCAATAATTACATTTAGAGCAAGTTTGATTCATGTCAAAATAAGTCTCATGAAATTAATATGTATATTATAAGATTTATGATTATAAAATAACCAAAAATAATGCTTGACTTTATTTGTTAATCATAGTAATATTAATGTATAGAAAACAAACACAAAAACACCAAACAATGACAACTACAAAAACCCAGAAAACGCTAAATGTTTGCGAGTTGATTGATCTAGCAAAAAATAAGAACATAAAGGGTGTTATTCACAAAGAGGTTGATAGCTGTCATACCATTTTAGATATTAAACCTTAGATTGTGACATTTCAATACGAAGATGAGGTGTATAGCATTACCTTTATAGACCAGAAATTAAGATGGTTGGCGAAGATTCAGATGGAAAAAAGGAATTTTTTAGTGTTGACGGTGAATTTGCAGAACTATTAATAACAATTTTATTAAAAAATCCTCTAAAATTATGCCTCTTAAACTCACTGATTGGGATCAAGATTTACCAATAAAGAAAGATGAAGAATACCAAGCCTTTATTCGTACACTTCAGTTTACAGACGGCTTTAGTATATTATTTGTGCGTTGTTCTCCTGCTGAAGGTGAACAATTAATTAGTCAAGTGAAAGCAGATATTCATGATCAAAATATAGAAGTTATCAAATTAGATAAAGATGTGACGAATTTATATGCAATAGTTGATAAATTGCCTAACAAAAACAATATCAATATATTATTTATTACAGGCTTAGAGTCTTCATTCTATAAATACGAAGAAGCCAAAACTTTAGCAGGTTGGAATAGTCGACAAACTCATCATTATAGTTGGGAAAGTGTACCACCGTTTTTAATTAATATCAACCAACAACGAGAACGGTTTAGAGATAGTTTTAATATTTGTTTTGTATTTTTATTACCGCAGTTTGCAATTAAATATTTTATTCACCGCGCCCCCGATTTCTTTGATTGGCGTTCTGGTTTATTTGATTTTCTTTTAGATTCAAAAACTCTAGAACAAGAAGCTACAAGGATTATTCAAGAAGGAGCTTATGAGAAATATGCAAATTTAACCAATGAAGAAACAAATCAGAAAATCTTAGAAATTATAGATATTATTGAACATGAAATAGATAATGAACAAAAAGCTGAATTATTTTTTGAATTAGGTTATTTGCAAAGAGTTAGAAAAAATTATGAAGAAGCCATATCTTCCTACGACAAAGCTGTGGAATTTAAACCTGATTATCACCAAGCTTGGTACAGCCGGGGCATTTCCCTAGATGATTTAGGCAGGTATGAAGAAGCCATATCTTCCTACGACAAAGCTGTGGAATTTAAACCTGATTTACACGAAGCTTGGTACAACCGGGGCATTTCCCTAGATGATTTAGGCAGGTATGAAGAAGCCATATCTTCCTACGACAAAGCTGTGGAATTTAAACCTGATTAACACGAAGCTTGGCAAAGACAATTAAATAGCCAAGGCGAATATGCAGCACAACAGGTGATAAACAAGCTGCAACAAAAACAATAATCGCGCTTTTTAATAATATTTAGCCAAGATAGTGCTATTATTATATCACACAATCATTCATTTACATAGAGAATAAAATGGAAACCGAAGAGAAGCAGTATTACATAGAGAATAAAATGGAAACCGAAGAGAGGCAGTATGGTCGCGTAACAGTTGATGATGTTAGTGACACTATTTTACTTTTAAAGAGATTGAGTAATCAACATGGGATATCACTTGATCAAACAATTGCGATCGCAGCCCTCCTGGAACAAGCTAGATCCAATGATATAGCGATCGCCACAACTATTGATCAATAAGCTTTCACCAAACAACAACACTAAATAATGGAAGGTAAAAACATGAGTTTAACCACAGAAGAAAATACGGTATACCAATCTTTGAAAGACTCCTTGTGTGTGTAAGGTGGGTTTTTAGTTTTACATAACACAGCGGGAGAAAGCTACGAACTGAATATGTTGTGCAGCAGAAACTTTATGGAGTCAGCTAAGGTTTAGATGTCAAAGAAGATAACCATATTGTCTTGTCTTTGCAAAAAGTAAAATCATATTTTAGCAAAAAAGGATTGAAAATATAGCGTCGGCTAAAGTTGTCGCTGATGCTGCTAAAAACCGATTGATAAAGGTGTCGTAAAAATATTTAGCCAAAGTAGTAACTTTTATCTAAATATTTTTACGATGTAGATTGCGCCCCAGATAATATTGTGATAATATTTGTATATCTAAATAAATATTGTGTGAGGGAAAAGTGCAAAAAAACAAAAAATCGAAATGGTGTCCAAAACCAGTATATGTTACTAAATATTATTCTCTGGAGACGCTAATACAAGAGAATAAGTGCTTAGATAATGACATCGCCGACTTGGTAACAGAAGATGTAGTCAAAGACGTTAATGAAATTATTGCTGCCCAAGTAGAAAATACGTTTGGGACTAATAAATTAAGGGTTGGCGACTTAATAATGGATAAATCTTTGTCGCCATCTGAAAGGGAAGATGGGTGCGTTTTATTATTAAAATGCCATCTTGGCGATGAATTTGTTTTCCTGGAGTCTTTAACGTTTCCAGAAATATATCTGAAAGACGGGGAAATAAACGTAACTTTAGTTGACTCGACTAAAAAATATATTATTGGTAAAAGACTGAATGACGGTAATGTAGGCTTTTCTAGGCTTGAATTTCAGAAGCCGCATGACAGGATATTTTGTTTGCGATTAACAAGCAACAGAGGGATTCTAATTAAAGTCCCAGTAAAATTTTGGTTCATAACAGCACAAGGAGACACAAATGCTTGCAACAATAGATCAACAAACATCTACTGATTCTATAAATTTCTCAGTTCCTAGTTTGGGCAAATTTCAAAACTCAGGAATACGATCACTACACCAAAATTCGGTATTGGCGACGATGTTGCTATTAAGCAGGAAACAAATATTTTCTCACAGTCACCAATTATAGACAAAACATCGAGTAGTGATATCGAGTAGTGATTATGTTGCGGATTCTCCAATTATCTGATCAATTTTATTACAATAATCTAAATAATCAAAGCTTTTTCCGCCTATGAAATATTTAATATTATTGAATAATCTAAATCCATTTCCCGTTTTCTCAATAAGCAAAAAACCGTACTCGTTTGTACAATAAAATGAGTATCCTGTAGTTCCGCGCTTCTCTAGAAAGACCAAACATACTTTCCCGTCTTGAATTTTGTTGTATGAAGCAATCTTCTCCCTCCTTTGAGCAAGACGATTAATTTCTTCTGAGACAAAGGCAAAACTTAATTCATTGTTGGATTCGTTAACGCTTCCAATATTTTTTTCAGCTGCAATCCACAATGTGAAGGAATCCGCTTTAATGAGTTCATTGTGAAAATGCGGATTATCTAGGAAAAACAAACTAACCCTATCAATATCGGATTCAGCAAGCATAGCCCGCATATATTCCTTGATTTTAGCCTCTTGATCTGGGTTAAATGTTGGGCGATTCTTTCTATCCGATTGTATTTTTTCAGCTATCTGCTTTAAGTAAGGTATAATGCCATTCTTTACGACATGATTAATATAAGCAAACAAGATTGTAGCTACAACTGGAAACAGCAAGTCTACGACAACCTCTAACCCTTGTTCGTAAATATGTCGCTGTAAACTTTGGAGTGGTGAAGGTTGATCCGTTCTTTGGTTGTCCATAGAAATTGAAACGGATAAGTAGGATTTAAGGTTAGGTAAAAGTGATCGCCAGCGATGTTGCGATCACTAAAGTTAAGAGTGTATCTGTGATAATTCTATTATAGCAATTTTATCGGCTTATGTGTTTGTTGCCGCGAAAATCCCTGTTGATTTGCGGTTTAGCTCCACATAACAAAATAACCATTGGATTGATCCAATGGTTATTAGGCAAAAGTTAATATCTGTTTCACCGGGTAATGGGCATGGGCATTTTAGAGAATAGAGGTTGTGCGGGCTTTTCCCCTCAACACTTTTCTCCACATCCTGGCTGTCAATCTCGATTAAATTCAGCTTGAATACGAGATTGATAACAGGTATCAGGAGAATTTGATCAAATTAAAGGAGGAACGCGAGGATCTTCTTAACGCCAGAAATAAGAAACTAAAGATTTTGGCAGAGGCTAAAAAGCGTGGTGAAACTGTTACGCCGGATGATGCTGGCGTGGATTACTATATTAGTTGCCATGAAGAAGAATTGCTAAGTAAAAAAGAGTGGGAAGAGAGCAAAAATATAAGATAATCATTTTGTATTTTTTGCCACTAAAAACACAATATCTGTGCTAAGATATAGATGTTATGGATACCAAGAGTAATACCACTTGGCGTTACTCTATTTTAAGCAGGATTGGCCGAGAGGTTAAGGCAACAAACTCATAATTTGTGGTAGACAGGTTCGATTCCTGTATCCTGTATTTCTAAAAATATTGACGATAAAAATCAGATTTTTATCGTCAATATTTTTTGTATTTATTTTTGGAAATATCATGTTTTTTGCACAATATCACCAAAAATCGTATATAATAACATTAATATTGAGAGTATATTGTAAGTATTTTGGAGAGAAGTGCAATGGTCAAGGTATCCATAGAGGACAGAATTTCTGGCAGCGAAAGCAACGCGCTCAAAGCGATGTCTTTGATGCCCTATGATTTAAAATTTTCCATCATAGTTGGATTATCAACATTAAGTCTTGTTGGGGCAATTATGTCTCATAAAGGAACTGCTGTTTCTACCACAAACTATATATTTTGTGGTAAGCAGATTGTTAACAAAAAAAATAGAGAAATTAAAACTTTCTGCGACAAATGGAAAAAGCCTTATGTTTTTAACGCTGAATTAACATCGGCAAAACTTCCAAAGGGAGCGAAAATAATTGAAGATACCCCAGCCACGTCCCCGCTACAGGGCTGGATTACCCTTGGTTCGGGACTAATGTTCGCTGGCGTTGCTGTGCTATCGAATAGCATAGCTGAGGACAGAAGAATTACAGACCCTCACAGACGAATTGGTGAAATGCGAGACTATGAATTGTCTCGCGGTGTTGCTGCCATTCAAGTCAAAGAAAAATCACAAGCACTCACCCAGGAAGTATTTACCGGTAGCGCGAACTCGCAGAATGTTTTGCCACCAGTTTCAGAGCAAGTCAACTTAAGCAGCGAAGAGGTGATCAGAAGACTATTTAGTTTATTTTCAAACAGAAAACTTGATGCTCAATACTATGGTTCTGTAAATGCACCAAGCTTCAATCGCATTAAAATTGGCATTGGAAATGGCACAAAATATAGCGTTCTTGACAAGCTATCTAAGGATATTAAAATTGCCTGTGCATTGCGGATTGATCCGTTAATTTCTGCCCAGACTGGCTATGTGGCCATAGATATTGCTAAATCTTCAGCAGATAGACGAATAATTCACTACGAAGATTATTCTCTGAAAATGGACAGAGAAAGGCTAACATTTGCGATTGGGGTAGATATTGAATGCAAGCTTGTCGAGGTTGATATGTCTTCGCCAGACAGTGTTTGTCCAAGTTTTTTGATTGGCGGAACACCAAGATGTGGAAAATCTCAGCTTGTTATGAGCTTTGTAATATCCGTGATGGATCGATTTACACCAGAGCAAGTTCAATTTATAATTATTGACCCCAAGCAAGTAGATTTTAGAATCTTTGAAAATTTGGCGTGGGTAAAAGAATATAAGTGCTTTGCCGAAGATGCAATAGAAGTTTTGAATGACTTACTCGAAGAATCTCAAGACAGATATTCAAAATTTGCCAAAGTCGGCGCACGAAATTTGGCAGAATATCAAGATATGGGATATAAAATGCCTCGGCTGGTTGTGATTTATGACGAGTACGCCGACCATGTTGGCGACAAGGAAAACAAAGCGACACTTGAGAAGGTGTTGCCCAGGATTGCAGCGATCGCATCAGCAGCAGGGATTCATTTAGTATTCTCAACTCAACGCCCAGATAAGGATGTTGTGACCCCATTGATTAGATCAAACCTGCCCGGAAGGATAGCCCTCAGAACAAAAACAGCCGCCGATGGTGCAATTATTATGGGTCGGGAATGTGCTGCGAATTATTTGCTTGGGCGTGGCGACTTGATTTACGATTCCCCAGAGGATGGATATGTTCGGTTGCAGTCACTTTTTGTTGGTGATATCAACAAAGTTAAGGAAATTGTTGCTGGACTTTCTGAAAAATACCCCAATAAAAATATTTTTTCAAGAACAAAAATTGCCGAAAAAATAGACAGAGAAAAAGTGTATAACTCAAATGATATTATTGCCAGAACTAAAGCGGCTATGACAAATAAATCTCGAATAGGTGAGGGACTTTTAACAGTTACACAAGCGCAAACGGAGGAAGAGGTTTTAGTTGTCATCAGGCTGGCTTTACTAGAGGAGCAAAACCATGTTCTTTTGGTAATTAAATTGTGGGGAAATTTAAGTGATTATCCGCCAGGAAATGCTAAATGTTTGATGGAGAAATATAGCAATTTACTGAAAGACTGCATAGTTGAAATAGAAAAACAAGGGTTTTCAAAATCAAATAATTGGGGTTTTTCTGTAGAAAACATATAAAAAGTTTCACCAAAAATATTGACTTTTTATATGTTTTTGGGTATTATATATACAGAAAAATAAAACACCAAATTCAATCAAAAAAGAAGCAAAATGGATACAAGTCAAAAAAGAAGCAAAATGGATACAAGATCGCAGCTAAAAAAAGACGTTTCTGGCTTCATAAAAGAAGTTGTAGGAGTTGATGACCAAGACTTTAGAGATAAAGTCTTGGATGTAATCTGGAATTGTCCATTCGATGGTTATGACATAACTGGCGAGGAAAACAAAAACATCAAAGACTTAAACGAGGAGTACATAAAACAGATTCCTAAAGAAGAACACAAGAGTTTTATTCCTCGACTAAAAATTCTTCACCCTAGGTACTACCTAACTCTAAGAATTTTTGTGAGAAGGTTTGAGGCAATAGTCAAAAATGAATTAAAACATTAATTGTGTCACACAGCAATGATAGTATAGCTAACGACTATACTATCATTTTAAAAGTGCAGTCGAAAATATGAGCAAGTTAGACATTTTTAGCTTCACAAAAGATGTTGTTTGTAATAAATCAAGGAAAAACAATGAGTAAGAATATTTTGACCCACAGGGAAGCAGCGCACGTTCTTTCAGATATGTTAATTGCATCTGGATTCAAAAAAGCCAACGTATGGGACAAAGAAAAAGATGAAACACAAATAAACATTAAAAATGGGTTTATAATAGTTTCTCCAAGAACGCGATCAAAGGGTCAGGTTCGTGTTTTTGGCGATGATATAGAAAATTTTAAAAAAGTCATTGAAGACTTTAATTTTCGTTTTACCGTAGTAGGGGTAGCGAAGAGAGAAATGGTTTTACAGCGAGGGCTAATCTATTAAATTGGATTAAAAAACGGAGCGATCTCATTTTATTTTTTTGTGTGATCACTCTGTTTTTAGGCAGAATTAATATCAATAGATATGTTTATAAAATTGGGAGACTAGAAATGGATAACACAGGTTTAAGTTGCAGAGGTGGGGACACTGCGGTAGTAATTACACCAGATTCAAAGGCTATAGAGAACAAGCGTTGTGGCGCGAAAATCTACACTCACTGCGTAATTACAAAACACATTAATTTACCGGGTTGGGGCTGGTTCAAATGGTGTACTTCTCTTCTCTGGAAGAAGCTAAATATTGCGTAACAGAAGAAATCCCCAAGAGCGAGGCTGCATAGGGATTTACAGATATTAAAATTGCAGAATGTAAAATGGTATCTCCATTTTAACTATAGTACCAAAATCAAAAGTGCTTAGTTGCACGTTTTTTAGTTTCCTCTTCTATCGTGGAGTAGTAAAACTGCTTGGGATAGAAGCAAATATTGTTTTTATCTGCGAATAATGATGCCCTTTTGGGCAGTTAAATATATGAAAGTAGCAGTTGTGATCTCCATTGACCGAAAAGACGGGACACAAGCCCCGTCCTTCTAGGACGGCTTTATGTTAAAATTTGGTCATAGTCGCCTTATGGCATTGGGAGACTTTAAACGGACATGGAGGGACGATAAGACCACTTGTGGCGTGTTTCATTGAAGTGTCAAGAATCACCGCACCTTCAGATCGGTGAGTATGTCAAGAGTCCCATATCGGAACTTCCTCAATATTTATAAGTGCTGCTTTGATTGTGTTTTGTGTTTTGTTCATTTTTTAAATCCTTGTAAATTCCGATAACAAAATAATCTTCGGTGATAGGTCGAGAATAGACCTATCACCAAAGATTATTTTTGGTTGTGATAATCTTTTCCTGTCCAGTAGTGGTCTTTGTAAGTATCGAAGTATCTCCCTTCCATTTGAGAGAGGATGCTGTCCACTCTATCCTTAATTTCAGGAATACAATCTATTAGGGTATTGTATGATTCTCCTCGTAATCCCGCAAAAGAGCCAGGAGCGCAGTTTCCATGTTGACAGTCAAGCATTTTTCCTTCGTCGTCCAGTGTGTGAATGTAAGCCCCAACTCCTGGCGGATGCTTCCACTCTTGGACTTCCATACATACATAAATACTCTGAGGAAAATAGTGAAGTTTTCTCTCAACTTCAATAACCGATCTCTCTGGGGCAGCCGGAACAAATCCGTTCCAAAATCCAATGTTTAATTTTACTTGTGGCATATCTGTTTTTTGCGTTTTTGTCTATGTGTCTATAATACTGCGGTTAACGAACAAAGTCAACTCTGTTTTCAAATTATTTTGTTGCCACCCTGAATATCAGGGTGATGCACTTTCGCTAATGCTTTATACTCCTTTTTTAGATCTTCTCTCTATTGGCGCATTCACACCAAGAACCCTAAATGCCGTTTTGTAATCCATGTCTTTGTGTTATTTTTGCTTATTATATAGTACATCGGATAACACAAAAAATCAACTAAATTTCAAAAATTTATGTACTACCAGTTTAAATCACTTGTGTTTATTCTGTCTGGCTTTCTTCTGCGAGTAAAATTTCTCGACAAAGAGCTTAATTCTGCGATTCTTATTAATTCCTCTATCTCTTCATCCAAGTATTCAATAAACTCAACTATTTTTATTAGCTTGATGCAAATGGTGTAGGTTTTATTCAACTCTTGAACCCTAACATCTATTAAAGATGTTAATCCGTCAACATCTTTAATTTTTTCTCGTAGCTCCTTTATTTCTTTGTCTTGGGAATTATTAATCCCATTCATGTCACGTCTTGCAGTATTTATAGCTTGATTTAGCTGCGTTTCTATCTCTTCCGCCCCCTTTATTCTTGTGTTTTTAATTGTCTGTATCCAACTCCAAAAAATTATCGCAACTGAAGACATCGAAAAAAATGCTGTTGTAATAAATGACCCCGTGCGATCGTTAAAAATTGACGACAACAAAAACGGAACAGATAAAGATGCTTCAACCAACCCAACAATTAATAACAAAGAAAGCAAAAGATCACCATTGTTTTTTTGCTTTCTGCTTTTACTTATTTTTTTAAGAGTGCTGCGATTATTCTTAAATATGCCGGCTCGTGTCATTTTCTTTTGCCTCAAAGCTATTGTTAAAAATTATGTTTGGATACTCCTGATGAGAAAATATAATGCAGTCTCCATTGGATAGCTTTGCATCACGAAAATCTAAATAAGTTTGTCCATTGATCATTGTCGGGTATTTTGGCAATATTATTTTCCCGTCTGTGCCAAAATACCCATCTAAAATGATCCAATCGAATATTACACTTTTGTGCGATCTATACCTGCGAATATCGCATTGTTTTCTGCTTATGGTTGGAATAGGCAAAACAACGTCCCTGTCTTTTCTGCTGCCTATTGTAATTATTGATTTGTCCGTTATATCAAGTACGCTTTTCTGTGCGTTCGATATGTTTATTTCTAACCATACTTGCATATTTCAATAACAAAATTTTTGTCCATATAAACTTTATCACACTTCTGTTGCTATTGTATAGTACAATTATCTAGTTGTTGGCACTAGGTGTCACAACCATTTAAATATTGTGAGGTCTTATGAAAATTAACCAAGATTTAGCAACAACTGTTGTTGGAACTGTCTCTTTGATTTTTGCAACATTGGGAGCTTTAGATTTTATCCCACTCCCAAACGCCTTATTTGCTTGTGGTGTATGCACACAAATAATTTCTTATTTCGTGAAAAAATAGTCATCAATTCCCTAGTGGAGTTTGACTATAGTTTAAATAATCTTGCCCAGGCTTCAATTTTAAAGATGTTATCCCAGTTCCACCAACGATTTTTTTGCCATTGCTCTGAACAATTGACCCTAGGTTTGCTCCATTTGAATAAAAACTTGCGACACCAGTATTTTTGTCTACTTTAATTTCATAATTTCCGTTTTTAAATGGGGAAACAATCGAAGATTGATCAAGCCTTGGGAGCATTTTTACAATATATTCCTTCGCTGCTTTCATAATATCGTTTTGTTCTCTAACGGATAATGGTAGCGGGGGACTTCCTTTTTTGATATTGCTACTCACAACATCATTTCTTCTCTTTTGGTCAGATTGTTCTTGTTGAAATTTGGTAACTGGTTTCGGCACTTTTAATAAAGTCATCGACATCGTGATCTTTGCTGCCTCGCCACCCAAGGATGTGTCGCGGTTATATTTTACTTGCTGCATAACACAAGGTTCAAATCTTTCTGAACCCATTCTGAATGATAGAATTTTTGGCGCATAGATATTGTTCTCTGTCTCTGCTTTTGTTAGCGCGATCGCCCCTTCGATAATCGGTCGCAGCGATTTACCAAAATAATACGAAGAGAGAGTCATATCACTAATTACCAGAGTCCCATCGTTACTGTGATTGAAGACTTGATTCGGTGTCTTGTTTGATAATGTAGGAATTTCTGTGTAATCTGCTGCGTATGGACCAAAATCAACTTGGCAAGGATTCATTAAAAAAGTATAGACAACGCTCTCTTCTGCCCCTACGGTATTGTAATCAAGCAATACTGCCTCTATCTCCTCTTCTGCCTCATTCTTGGGTACGTCGGGCAAACTATCCCAAGCAGTTTTATTGTAGCCGTATGGCAAATAACTCAAAGAAACAACATTTTCTGGCATATTTTCACAATATTAATTATGTCGTTGACAATATTGTATTTATATCGTATACTAAATACAGAGCAAAACATATACATAGTAACACAAAAAACGCACAAAAATGACCTCTTTATTTAGTAGAACAGCAGAGATTAACGTCAGCCTAGCAAAGAAGTTTGAGAAATGCGGATGGGCATCGGGAGTTTTTAACTTCCTGTGTTTAATTATGTACTTCTGGAATGTTTATTCCAAGGCGAACATTATTTACCGATTCGCCGGTAGTTTTGTGGCGAGTGCCGTAATAATTGCCATTGAATTTGCTGCAATGTCAATCATCTTTGACCCCTCGGTTTTGGATGATTTTATGGCGCAAACAAAGTCAGAAAACGAATTTAGCAAATTAGTGGGTGTGTTGTCTGTAATATTTTTAAGCTGTCTTGCCGCTGCGACCTTTTATTATGATTACACAATCAATATCGCTCAAATGCGGATGGGAAAAACCATTGACTCTCAGATATTGGCAGTAGTAATGGTTTTAATATCGGAAGTATTCTTTTGGACATCTGCCGTATTGTCTTCCGCTGCAAAAAATAACGCCGGCAACACCGGAAGCAGACGATAATAAGTATAGTATCTTTATTTAAATAAAAATACTTGTCACACAAAAACAACAACATAGGAGCATTACAATGTCTTTGCCGCAGAAATTAAAACTAAATGGAATCGTTGTCTTTATGTCATTTATGTCAGCACTTATTGTCTTGGCGATAATAATACTTATGCTTGTACAACAAGGAATAGGTCTTGATGGTTTCATAATTATAATTTTTTGTGCGATAGTTATTTTTATGTTGGTGACTCGCCCTAGAACAAAATGATAGAAGAAATAAACCAAAAAACAATAAACGCACTGTTTTTCTTTGTCTTGTTTGTTTTGACTCTCTTTTTCTTGGTAGGGGCGACAGCAAAAATATCTGGAATCATTGCACTATATAGCAATTAAATTAAAAAAATATCAAGACAATATCACATAAATTGTCTTGATATTTTTTTAATTTGTGTATTATAATTTTTAATAAGGCAAGTATATTGATGGAGCTTATTATGTCAGTCTTGGGCAACAAAGATTTAGGTCAGAACAATTTTTTTCAAGCCGTTGGTGTTATATCTGGGGACGTTCAATTTGAGTCCACTAGTGCCTCTATAAAAATAGGGAATAATAAATATAAATTATGTTTCAGTAAAGTTGGAATGTTCCAGCAACTTAAAAAAGCAGCAAAATCCAATAACATCAAGAGATTGGTTGTCTACCCAATATTGACACATTTCCCAGGACAGACAGCGCACAAAATAAGCTTTGATGTTATTGGATTTAGAGGCTCTAAGGAAAACAGCAACACAACTGATTTAGACAAGAGACTAGACGATCTGGAGTTTAAAATCTGTGGGATTTGGCAATATATACCTGTGTGCAAAACCCCATGTATTTCTGTTTTTAGAAATTTCACAGATAACCTTGTCGCCACTCTTGGTAAATGCACAGCAATAGAGAAGGCTTTGTTAACAAAAACAAATCATGTACCAGTAAATGTATATGGCAGCAATTTGAGTTTTTTACCTAAAGCCTATCGTTTTATAAAGCCAAGAGAAGGAGAAAAACAAAATGTCTATAGCCCATTTTTCGTATCAACAAAAGTAAGGTTTGATCCACAAAATGATGGATTTACGTTTGTTGAGCTTTTGTGTCCACCAAGCACTAAAAGTCCCAAATATATAAAACTCCAGAAAGAGGAAAAGGCTGCGGCAGCAAAAGCAAGGCTTGAGAAAAAACGCGAAACTAGCACAGATACCGCAAAAACAGATGTTGTTTTTGCGCCTCCAATAAAGCCACGAAAAAAAGCGTATACATCACCACAAAAACCAATACTCAAAAAACATCTTAATGTATGTTAGAGTATTTTTGAGATTCCGTTGTGTGCGCCTATTTTTTGGGCATTTAAAGGGCGTTCTAGTTTCTACCTCAGAAAAGAATTTCCCCAATTAAAAAAACTACCGTCTCTTTGGACAAGTAGTTATTTTGTAAGCACCGCAGGGAATGTTAGTGGTGAATCGGTGAGGAAATATATTGAAGATCCGCATCACGGATAATACAGAAAATACCACAGCGGTTAAAACCGCTCGCGCCGCTTCCCTCTCAGGTCTAAAGACGCTGAGTTTCCCACTTACCGTGAGGTGTATGAGTGACAAACCAATGGGGTGAATCGTACCTACCAAAATCATGGTGCTTCGTGGTTGGTTTTGATTCTGGTACGGGGAAATCTAAAGTCACTCGGTTCATCTGCTCCTAATTCTTGCTGGCGAATATGTGGTTTTGTCTTTTGCATATTCTCTGATTGCTTCGCAATATCTCACAGCCGATTTAGGGCTGTGAGAATAAATAAGTTTCATCTGGTGAATTTGTCCGGCGGACAGTCCTTGAAATTGTGACAAAATTTCATTAATCCCAATCTTGGCTTTTTTCCCCTTCAAAACGTCGTTTCCAGGGGTCCATGTTGGTTCTACGGGTTGTTTATCACTAACAAAATTTATCAGCGATTTAGTTGGTGTAGATGCCGGTGATGGCAGTAATGGCACTGAAGTCCGTGCGTTAAAATACTTATAATCAATTTTCAGTAGCTCTCTCCTGCGTCGTCTAGCAGTTGAAACGGAAACTCCCAGCTTTTCCGCTGCTTGGCGAGGACACCCTTGTAAACAAACCTCTTTTTCCCCTTCTGCGAGGGTTTTACGCTGCTTCAGTTTCTTCGGAGAAACGCCAAGAATTTTGCACCTATGGTCTATTTGGGTCCTAGACGCTTTAAGCACTTCCTGCAACTCTGGATAAGTTGAGTCATTCCCGAAAGAAAGTAAATAATTGTCCTCTTCTTGAGTCCATTTCTTGTAGCCTGTTTTGTCTTTTAGTTGTTTCACACTCTTCCCCTCCATTCTTTGTTTGTGATAATGAATTCAAGAATGTTATGTTTTTGAATTATTTCTTTGGCGAAGAACGGCTGGGGATGTGTGGATTCATCTAAATCTATGTAATAAAGCCACTCGTTTAATGATTTGCACTTTTTGAGTCCGGTGCAAATTCCCCATCCTCTGGTCGTTAATAATCTGTCACCAAACCAGTATTTGGGTTCTGTTGTGGAGCGGGGGATTTGTAGCTCTTGTGGGATTAGTCTTAGGGGTGGAATGCTAGTTTGCATGGTATTTTACGTTTAATTTGTTTCCTTTACTCTAATTGCCTGATGCAAATAGATATTGCACTTAGCGAAGCTGAATTTCGTTGTTTAACATTGTTTTGGCAATAGCGATCGCCTCGTCTTCCGACTTAAATCCAGGATGGCTATCCTGATCAATGTCGACACTGTGATAACAGTTATAGAAAGGCATAATTTATCTCTTATTAAGGTAAAATCGATTGTCTATTGAGAATAGAGTCATTAATTGACCAAATTTGGTATCACCAATACCAATGCACAACTTGGACCAATCCTCAAAATCTTAACATTCAACACTCCTGCATTCTTAGATATATCTTTCATTAGTTACTCATTATCTCGAATGCCACAATACGGTGGGTATTCCTGCATTTGTTCGGCAGCGCCCGAATACCATCCGTCCATATATTGGGTAATCCACTCACTTGCCCAATGAGGTGGAAGCCACGCTTTCGCGTCGTTAAATCCTTGCTCAAATAAACTCCCTGGCAGTTGTTTAACTGCCTCTTGAGAGAGAATAAAGGCAGCCTCCAACCTTTGAGTAACTCCAATAGGATATTGCCCCTCAGCATTAAGTTTTTCCAAAGCTTCTATTACTTAAACCTCTGTGTATCGCCCTTCAAAGTAATGAATTAATTCTGGTAAGGTAAACATACATTATCCTCAATTAACATTTTTGTAAATCGTTCTTGTTCCTTTTGCGTCATGATCTTGGCAATAAAAACTTTTATTAGCCCGTCTTTTAGCAGCATCAATATCAAATTTATATTTTACTGCAAAACTTTGGAGTTTCATTGGCAACCAGGTGGTGATCTCTCTCTCGTGCTGGTTGGCAGCACAGTATTTTCAGCTGGTCCGCATTTGCACTGGGAAACATATAGAGGGAGTTGGGGCAAACCCTAATAAAACCCAGCGACATTGGGTACAGTTTGCCCAGACCAACTGGACCAGCTTACGGCGCGTGAACAAATTATTTTTATATTACAACCGTGTTACAAGAATTTTAGATATAGGTGCGTACTTGCACAACATATTGATTAAACCCAAAAATAAAGTTGGGAAGACGATCACTCTTTATAAGGAAACTGCCATTTTTTCTTTGCATCTTCCCTTTACTTTTGACACACCTTGTGTTATACTCCGCTTTCGGTTTCATCACGAGAGAATGAGGGTTTGCGGCGTGTTACAAGATTGGGTTTTGGCGGTATTAGACCAAGCCGAAAACAAATGTCCGTTTGGCAGTTTTGGGGGACGGCTGCGGGGGAATATTGCCAAAAACTGAAACCCTTGCTACGTGGGGATTGCAATATGTTTTTGCCACCAAAGTTAGAGCAGACTTTGGGCTTTTAGCCGGTGGCACGGGCGTTAACGAGGTGTTGGTACAAATGTCCGTTTTATGATTTTGGGGATGGCTGCGGGGGAATATTGCTAAAAACACAAAACCATTGCTGTGTGGGGATTGCAATATGTTTTTGCCACCAAAGTTAGAGCAGACTTTGGGCTTTTAGCCGGTGGCACGGGCGTTAACGAGGTGTTGGTACAATTGGGGCGATAGATACTGGGGAAGAGATACAGATGGCAATGGGGAAAACCATCTTGGTAAGCTTTTGATGAAACTGCGCGAAGAGTATAGGAACGATAATCCTGTAGCTTAAGAATATTGATCAAATAAATTGCAAAAGATAACTATATTGCAATTTATTTGATCAATATTAATTCTATTAAAACCAATATTTGCACTATTTTTAGCGCGAAATAACAAACGGGAGATCAAAAATATATTTTGATTTTTGCTTGACTTTTTTAGTTATCCAGAGTAATATAAATATAGAGAAAAACAGTATAACAACAAAACAATGGCTAACGGAATATTCGACAAAAAGAGTATAAATTTTGAACTGATTGATGGACTTCCTGACGATCACGGCACTTATTTGTTCTTATTTGAAGATGGAACAATAAGAGAGGGATATTATAGCTCTTTCCCCCATCCAGATTGTGAGAAAGGAACGGTTAAATGGTGCGACAAAGAAAACGAGTGGTTTTATTACGAAATCGCTGTGGGTTGGTTCAAGCGTATTGAATAAAGTGGTTTGTTTAAGCGTATTGAATAAATCCAAGTTAGTTGATGCTGCTAAAAACGGTCGGCTAATAAACGTTTTTCACTGCCAAGAAGTTAAAGAAGTTGGAGGTATTTATGTCACAAAAAAAACCTGTATTTGTAGGTGTTTTTAATCCAAACATTGGTGAAAGGTACATTAACTTAAGTCAAGTAATTGCATGGACTTTGGATGATTCAAAGTTACTGGTTACGTTACCAGGTACTTATTCTCAAAATGAGGAAGGTCAGGGAGACTGTGAATTTCTCTATTTCAGAGATACAGATATGGGGTTTGATGCTTTAGTTGAAAGGCTCAAATCTATGTCAGAAAAACTTTGGGAGGAGTAGTTGTAGTATGTGACGGGTTTGGGAATACTGGGGTAATTGTCAAAATAGACAAAACTCCAGTAGTAAGAGAAATGGCTGTTACTGACAATCAAAGTGATGTATTTTCGTGGAGTGCTGGGTATGAACAATAAATTGCTGGTTTCGCTCTTAGTTTTAAGCTCTTGTTTTGGTGAAGTTACACAAGAAAGTTTTGCAGTACCATCAGGATTAGATCCAATATTAAATTTAAACGCAGTTAGAGACGGTAAAAAAATACTTTATTGTGAGCCTGACCGTGATTTTTCTAGCTGTTTTGTGTTTAACAAAACCAAAAACAATGTAGTTGGTTTATTCTTTATGCCTGGGAATTTTAATTACAGTACCTGTTTTTACGGTCAAATCTCTAAAAAATATTCAAACATTTTAGTCGGGACTGGATATGAAGAAGCTGAGTACGAAGAATTATTCTCTAGGAACACTTTTAAGCCAAGCATTCAGTCAGATCGATTAAAATTTAGCTATAAAAAATTTGTTATTGACAAAACAAGAAAAAAGGTAAAATTTCTCGGTGCTACAATTAATTTCGATGCTTGGGATTCGGATCGGAGACTAAAAGAAACGCCAAGCGACTCGTATTTTTACAAAAAGAATAACTTGAAAGACTTGACTCCAGATCCAATTAATTGCTCAAAAATAAAATTTTAGGATTAAACAAATATTGTAATCCTCGCGCAGCAAGGCTTTTGTGTTTTAGCGATCGCTCCCCGCAGCCGTCTCCCCACCATAAACCAAATATTTGTACCAGCACCCTATCAACGCCTCGCACCATCGGTAAAATCGACCTCCCTTTATTTTTTATTAAATAAAATATATTGTGCAAATACGCACCTGTATTAAAAAATCCCGTAATACAGGTGTAATACGAAAAATAATTTGCTCACACACCGAAAGGTGCTTTAGGTGGTCTGGGCAGCCTGTACCCAATATCGCTGGGTTTTATTAGGGTTTGCCCCAACCCCCCTCTATATGTTTCCCAGTGCAAATGCGGTCCATTTGAAAGTCCTGTGCTGCCAACCAGCATTAAAGTTTGCCCTTTGGTTACTTGCTGTCCAGCCCTGACCTTGAAGCTTCCATTCCGCCCATGACTAAATGTCATAAATACAGTTTCACCTGTGTTTGGGAGTTTTAGAGCGATCGCCACCTGATTTCCATATCCGCCAATAAACTTGGTGTAAATCACAGTCGCATTGCCTGGTGCAACTATCGGTGAACCATTTCTAGCACCAATGTCTACACCTTTGTGCATCCTTCTAACGCCTGTAACTGGATGTACCCTGTCGCCTATCCCGCTAGTTGTTGGTCCGTCTGCTGGCAAAATCAGTGAATTATTGCCAGCAGACGAAGCTTTAGGCGTGGCTTTAGGCGTGGCTTTAGGATTAATGGCATCACCTAGTGTTTGTCCTTGTATATCAGTAATTTTTGTATTCTGTACAAGATTGGGCGTTTCTGGTTCATTCATTAATGGGATATAGAATCGGATCTTTGTCCGACCATCTTTAAAGCTGTGGCTTATCTCCTCGATTCTTAATTCAGTTGCAAACTCTTGATTAAATATTCTTGGTGATAGGGCAATTATCTCTCCAGGAACTAACAACAATGTGTCTTTCACTGTTCGCAAAGTTAAGCTTCCTTCATATCCCTTAATTCTAGAGTTTTCATTTAATAAAACATCTTGTTCTGCACCACCGTCAATTAAATCAATTGCTCCGGGGGCTACTTTGGGTAATCCGGTCGCATCATTTATATCTATTCCTGCATTTAAAGTTCCTATATTTATGCTTGAAGATAGATTTCTTGTTGTAAATATCTCATTGTTTGTTTTTTGGTTTTGGATTTTTTCTGAAAATGTAGCACCATTTTTATCTGTTTCTTCTGTTTCAATTATTGTTATTCCATCTGTGTAAGTTGTTGTAGTTTTCTTAATAGTTTTTTCTATTGCAGTCCCCATTGTGATTGTTGTCGTTTTTGTCTCAACATCTGTTATTTTCAGATACTCTTTTGTGCGTTGAGTTCTGTTTTCAACATTAACAGTTGTATTATTTGGTCTTGTAAATGTTTTTGATGTAACTTTTTCTGGCTCAACAATTTTTGACTCTCTTGGGGCTTTCTTCTGCTTGTCTAGTGCTTGACTTAATTGATTTAATTTAACAATACCAACTTTGGGTGCTGATTTGTTTGGTTTTATTATCCCACCAGAAGGTGGTGCAGACTTACCTGTAACACCGTTTGACATTGCTCCAGTCTTGTTTTCTACATTATGTTGATCAACAACACCTGTTTGTCTATTTATTGAAACCTTGTTACTTGCTCCATTCTGCTCTAATTGCGACTCCAAAACGCCTGGGATATATCTTGGTGACGCTGTTGCCTTATCTGAAAAATTGCAGCTTATAAAAAGCTCTTCATCTACAACAAATCCGGTAAACTTTGGTCTGGCATAAGGTTCAATAATTAGCTCATTTGACCTTGGGCTATCGCTGATTTTGAATCCAATTCTTCGCGCTTCTCTTTCTAAAACTTGATATACAGTCTGACCATCTTGCGGTAAATAATGGTATGACAAACCTTGCCCTTCCATAACTAATTTAAGGTTATATTCTTCTGCAACTCTTTGTGCAAATTCTCTAAGGGTTATATTTTGAAAGCTTTGTGTTTGGGGTATTCTTGATAATTTCCATCGCACTGACTTGCCAGAGAACGACGTTTTTTCAACACCATACTCCTTGGAGCAACTGGCTTCTGTGTGGATAAAATGAAAAGCAATTAACTGCGTAAAACTATTAGAGCCGACCATCATTTCAATAATTAATTCAGTCCCTTTTCTGGTATCTTCCTCTGGCTGTGCCGAAGTTTTCAGTCTTTTTGTATCGTCAGAGTTTTTAGTCCCCTGCATAGTTTTCGCAAACTGCTTTAATCCCGATTTTGATTTATTTTCGGCATTTGGTGTTATTGGTGTTATTGAGCTTAATGCTTTGACAATCCTTTGTGCATAGGGCAATAAAGCCTGTTTTAATGCTGTAAAATTATTATTCGCCACACCGCTTACAACTAAGTTTGTGAGATTGCTATTCAGTGCATCAATTTCTAAAATTGTTAAACCTTTTGCAATAGAGCCAAGTTTCTCGTCTGGAAATCTGCGGATATCTTTCCCTGCCAGTCCCCAATAAAAACTAAAAAAACCGAATTCTTTGGCTAGGGCTACATCCATCTCGCTCAAACTTTTACCACTTACATCGTATTTTGAGCCAGCAATAACGCCTGGTTTCCCACCACCTGGCTGGTCAAAATGCAACTCAAGAGAATATGCGCCTGTTGATTCTTTTAGTTGTTGCACACTTGTGGTGTATGCTTTCCTGGCATTATCGCCTCTTGCTGACGGTAATGGTGGTGGTGCGATTACTGTAAATCCGGCTTTTGTTAATTCGGAGCTTACCACCTGTGCTGCAATCTCAGTGGCAACAGACTCCTTTGTTCTGGTTTCGCCACCATAATTTACCGAGGTGTTGGTTGTTCCGCTTGTTCCGCTATTAATATCAAGCCGATGCCCAGATGTGACAATTATTTTCTTTGTTGCTGCAACTTTTGGATATGGCCAATCACCAACCTTGGATTGATTTACTGTAGTTTTGGGTGAGGCATTTTTTGCCGCTGCTTTTACTCCCCCACCTTCACTTGATGCAGACTTGATCAGTTCATCAACATTGCTTAATTGCTGTCCGCGAATCTTCTCAAAACCTCCTCCGGCTCTATAAATCCTGACAGCTTCCATGTACTGTTTCATTTGATCTTCTCTGATGCCATTAACCATTCTTCTGGCATTGCGAAAATCCGGTTTATCCGTCAAAAGTCCAAATTGATTAATGTTTTTGTATCCAGTTGGTGGTCTACTCTTTAGAAGATAGACCGCAATTTTAGCCGCAGTGTCTGGGTTTTGCGCCAATTCTGGATTATTAACTAGGTCTAGTCCCACAGCTTTCCCTGTGGTTTCATAAACTCCGCGCCCAGTTATTTGTAGATATCCGCGTCCCTTGTATTTCACTGCCCAGTCTCTTCTGCCGTTGTTGCCGATACCCGAAACATTGGCGTATCGTGCAAGATAACTATCTGATCCTTGTTCCGCTAAAAAGCGGGTATCACCAACTGGATATTTTGTGGCCGCATCACCTGTTTCGTGTGATGCGGTCGCCAATAAAAAGATTATTTGATTCTTGTTCCATCCTGCTTTTAGTGCTTCACGGACTAAAAGCATTTCATTGTCTTTCCAAGTTAATTTTGTTCCATTAGGTATTGACGATGCTGTTGGTGATACTGTTGGTGTTGTCCCATCTATTGATGTGTTTGGTACATTGTCCGGTTTCTGATCATTAATTACTTTTGAATTAAGTAATTCACTATCTACTATAATTCCGCCAAACTTTATACTCAACGCTCTGTACTTTGCAGCAATTTTTAACCCAGGATCGTATAAAGTAAAGCTTCCGGTGCTTGATGCTTTGTTTTCGCTAAGATTTACGTTTATATCTGCTGTCAATATACCATCTCCAGATTGCCAAACATCGTCACCTATTCTTACGCGAGCTATTTTAGATGTAAATTCGTAAAAAGTCATATATTTTAATACCTTCATTGAGATAATTTTATCATCAAAAATAGTGTTTGACTTTAAGTGTTATCGCCCGAACAAAAACTATTTCCATATTTCAGCATTAACACCGAAAGAAATAAACTATGAGAGCAAAATTTACTTCATTTAATCAAAACAGAACAAAATGGGAATAAATATAAACCCAGAGTCTTTTGTGGGGGACGAAATTATCTATTTATTGCAGTCAAGAGCCAATAATGCAGTCGTTGTTGTGAGCGAAAATGATGGAACTACGCTTATTGACAATAGGCAACTTAAAATCATTCCACAAATTACTTAAAATATTTCAACATTAATATTGCATTAATATTGAAGGCGTGGTATGCTGGTTACAGAAGAAAAACACAGGAATCAAAAACAATGACTTTAGATTTTTTGACAAAACAATTCTACCAAGAAGAGTATTTAGCAGAGTGGGAAAAATATTCACGGGCTGCAATTAATAACTGGGAGTTAGACATTAAATATTTATCAACTTTTGGGCTTAATATAGAAGACGTAAAAAAACTTTTAAAAGAGCCACTAAACTTTGATGATTGGTGTAAGGCTGCCATCAGGATTGACAAATACACAAAACTAATAGAGCAGAGAGAAAAGATTCTTCATAGGCTAGATAATGTGTGCTCTAGAAAATTAAATCCAGATGAAGAAATGCTAATGAATAAGCACAGCGCAAAAATATTAAAGCTTTACAAAAGAATGCTTAAGTATGAAATAATGACTCTTTGTTAAAATATTTTGTAGTGACTTAATTTAAGTCACTACAAAATATTAATAATTTAGCACAATTAATTAATGATCACCAAAGAAAAAGGAATAGATCTAGCTAAAATACACTTAGGCGAATTAATAAGTTGACGGCGATTAAAACTATAATTTTATAGTTAGCACAATGTGTTTAAATTCAATCAACAACAAGGAAGATACTGTGACTACCGCATCAAAATTCTACATAGTTACACAAACAAAAGAAGTTTTTCCAGTGATCGCAGCACTGGAAAAATGTATAAGACATTTAATTCTTGCAGATCAATCATTTTATAATCAGTTGCCTGGATTTCCAAGGTTCGAGATAACGCCATCTCTAAAAATGGTAAATGTCATTTTTAACTATTTGGGGCTTACAAAGAACCTTATGATTCAGTTTCATTCTGACGAGGACGAGATTAACGGTGATAATTACCCGAAGATATTTTTTACTTTACACCACAATTATTCTGAAGGCGGAGAACTAGAATGCCTTAAAAAAATTTGCACCCTTATCTGCAACAGCCACAACTTGTTTGATTGGGTGGAAAGCGTCTGGTTCTGCGAAAGTGACGTTGATGGCGAAGAATACACTAAAGTGTTCGACAATTGAGGCGTTTATTCTGCAAAAGTAACGCTTGACCTTGTTTGTTAGCCGTAGTAATATTAAAATACAGAAAACAAAAAACCACGACTAAGACTTTTACAATCCTCAGAGGCTTTACAGGCAATGGCAAATTAGTACATAGAACATATAAAAAAGCTATCTAAACATTTGTAAGGGTAGCTTTTTATATGCTTGACTTTTTTTGTTAGCTACAGTAATATGTTTAAAAAACCAATAAAAAAAGGCAACAATGTCTACGCCCAAAATAACTGTAATTGACGAACATGACTGCTTTGGTCAGATTAAAGAATTTGTATCCGCAAATCCACAAATCATAAAACCAAAATACTTTATTGCACCGAATAAAAATTTTTTACAGTCAATGACGGAAATTTGTCTTCAATCTAATCTCGTTATTATCCACCGTCACATTTGGTTGGACGACTGTCACAAAAACGATAAGCCTTGTCAACAAATAGTGGCAGAACTAAAAAAACAAATTGCACCAATTCCAATTATTGAAGTTGGCGGAGATGCAGTAGATGCAAAACGGTGTCCAAGTGATATGCTTGCTGCATTTACTCAAATTGCGATCGCAGTTAAAAACCTGGGAACACTGATAGGGGCGCAAGTGTCGCACCCAAGCCCAGCTTACAACGGCGGATTGATGACTGTCTCTAAAATAGAGATGTTAGGAAACGGAACAATTGGTGCTACCCTCAAAAACAACACTGGAGAAGAAAGAAAATATTACTCGCTGCAAAACCTGTCGGCTTACGCCACTAATTGATACTTTCGCTTATTTAATATAAAAACAGGGATGCCAATACACACTAGCATCCCTGTTTTTATATTAAATAACATATTGCAATCCCCACACAACAAGGGTTTCGTGTTTTTGGCAATATTCCCCGCAGCCGTTCCCCCCAAGCCGCAAACCAACCATTTGCACCAACGCCCTAACAACGCCCGTGCCACCGGCTAAAAACCTAAAATCTGCCCAGTCTTGTCGGTAAAAACATATTGCAATCCCCGCACAGCAAGGGTTTCGTGTTTTTGGCAATATTCCCCCGCAGCCGTTCCCCCAAGCCGCAAACCAACCATTTGCACCAACGCCCTAACAACGCCCGTGCCACCAGCTAAAAACCTAAAATCTGCCCAGTCTTGTCGGTAAAAACATATTGCAATCCCCGCACAGCAAGGGTTTCGTGTTTTTGGCAATATTCCCCCGCAGCCGTTCCCCCCAAGCCGCAAACCAACCATTTGCACCAACGCCCTAACAACGCCCGTGCCACCGGCTTAAAAACCTAAAATCTGTCCAGCCTTGGCGACAAAAAACATATTGCAATCCCCGCACAGCAAGGGTTTCGTGTTTTTGGCAATATTCCCCCGCAGCCGTCCCCAAAATCCACGAACCAAACATTTGTACCAACACCCCACTAACACCCGTGCCACCGGCTAAAAACCCAAAATCTGCCCTAGCTTTGTCGGTAAAAACATATTGCAATCCCTATGTAGCAAGGACTTTGTGTTTTTGGCAATATTCCCCCGCAGCCGTCCCATTTGTACCAACACCTCACTAACACCCGTGCCACCGGCTAAAAAACCTAAAATCTGCACCAACTTTGGTGACAAAACATATTGCAATCCCCGCGCAGTAAGGCTTCCAGCTTTGTCGGTATTTCCCCCGCAGCCGTCTCCAAACCGGCAAAACAGACATTCATTCCCAGCCTGGACTAACGCCGATAAAATCAAAATCTTGTAACACGCCTCAAACCCGCATTCTCTCGTTAAAAAATCTGTGGCGGATTATAACATAAGGTGTGTCAAAAGTAAAGGGAAGATACAAAGAAAAAAGGGCAATTTCCTATAAGAAAGTGATCATCTTCCCAATTTTATTTTTGATTAAAATCAAAAAATTATGCAAGTACGCACCTATGTCTAAAATTCTTGTAATACGTTTGTAATATAAAAATGATTTTGAAAGCAGGGTTGACTTTATTTGTTAACCATAGCAATATATATTCAGTAAAGAAAAACAAAAAAGCGAAGAAAAACATGGATGCTACAAAAGTAGAAAAAATTGTAACCCTGATAAAAGAGTTTATTGACCATGCCAACATAACAATTTGGGAAGAAGAAAGTTATATAACTCTTATTACTTATTCAGGGAGAAATATGTTTGGGCAGTTTTGCTACGCGATAGTAGCACCAGGAAGCGAACAATATCAAGATTTTGTAAGCGACCTTGAAGATTACGCTAACGAGAAAGAAATAGAAATTGACAAGAAGGATTTAAGAGAATTGAGAAAACCAGGAAGAGACACCCTTGGGTGTAGCAGTGTTTTTTATCTTCCCATACTTAAAAAAATTGACGGACTTGAGCCTTAGTAATAATTTTTAATTTTGGCAAATAATAAACCGACAAGATTAAATCTTGTCGGTTTATTATTCATTGTTAAAAATTTTATGTTTGTGCGCTTTTTTCCGTGGATTTCTTTTTTCTTCTTTCTCGCATATAATTCCTCATATATTCAGTCCTATCTCTTGCTCTATCTCTCTCGCGCTGCCTTTCCTGCACTTCAGGTCTAGCTTTGTATTTTTTCATGTACCTTTTTTTCGCTTCTTTTCCTTTCTCAGTTGCAAAATATTTTTTAATTGCTTTGTTTGTAGCATCTCTACCTTTTTTGCTCATTCTATACTTCCTTAATGCTTCTTTACCTTTTTCAGTTGCAAGATATTTTCTAGAAGAATTAGATTGTTTGGCTCTTTTTATGTCTTCGTTTTCTTCTGCATCATTAAAAAATATTGCTTTCCCAAAATGATGGATAGATATAGCGATATATCGTGAATAATATATTGTTATATCCTCTTTCTCACTTTTATCTTTTTTATTAAGTTGGCACACCCAAAATCCGTCTGGCAATTTTTCTGCAATTGACAAAATGTTACCAAATTCATCAAAAAATCCCATTCCAATTTCTATTTCTTTGGCAATATTTTCTATAGATTTTTGACTAGTATCATCTGTGCTGTCTTTTACGCTTGAAGATATTTTTATAGATGAAAATATAACAACCTCAAGTGGATCATTTGTATTTACACACTTCCATGATCTTTTATTTAGCTCTACTGTTTTCCATGTTTTGCCGTCAGCCTTGAAAACAAGATTTTTTTGTATTTTCACTTTTCACTCCTCGTCGTTAATATTTTAATTCCAATAGCTATAACCCATATTATTAGTAATGGAGCAAATCCATCAAGATTAAATGTCGGTTTATACCCCTCTGAATACTGTTGATATTGATCCCTTTCAAGTTTATATTTTCCCAGATCTCTTTCTGTTCTTCCTTGTGATTGCCACAGAGGAATAATGGTGCTTGCAGTAGACGTAATTATAATACCGCCAACCAGTGAGCATCCCATTGAATCATTGTATTCTTTGTTTAAAAAGTGCGATACTGATTTTACTCCACAGTACACAATTCCAATCCCAGGTAGCACAAACCCTGCACCTAATGATGCAGTAGTCAAAACTGAAACTTTTATAATTCCAGAAGTCAAGTACCAAGTTCCAAATGCCGAAGAAATTACAGAAAAATTCCTCCAGTTTCTTTGTGTTGAGGTTTCCGCCTCTTTCTCAATTATTCCGTAGTCAAAAATTTGCCTAACTTCTGGTGATTTGTACTCTTTCCTTGGCAAATACAAATCATTGGTAACCAAATTTTTAGTTGCCGATTTTAACCCTTGCACCAAGGCTGAATTAACTTGTTGTGCCGACACAACAATATCTTGTTGTTGTTCAAATTCATCTTTCATTTTTGTTATTACTAGCAAAATAATATTATATATTACTTGGTAAACATCTGTCAAGTGTTTGTTGTCTGTAGATAGTCGCACCAAGCTTAAACTAAATATCAATATTGCACAATAATATTGAGTTTATATTGTGTTATAATTAATTTGTGACCAAACACAAAGAACATTACAGCTATGTCATCACACTTCGTTATTGAAAAACAAGGTATAGAATACACAGTTTCTTGTAATAATACGCACACAAACATAACCGTTGTAATTATAAACGGCAATATTGTTGGTGAATTTACAAAACTGGACGATGGTAGCTACGCTGCAAAAGTAATTAACGGATCTGACTCTGTGCCAAAAGATACGTATAGGATGGCAGAGCAGTATATTATAGATCAGTATTTTTCTGTATTCAGAAATGCCAGGGGCTTATTTAAAAAGCAAAAACAGACAAAAAGAAGATACGGCACACCAGCTTAAAATTCAAAATATTATAGCAATATTGTTTTTTTATTTAAAAATATTGCTATAATATTGTAACAAAATATGAGAGGATAAAATGCTTACGATTGCGGAAACTTCGAGTAATTCTTGTGGTGACAATTCAGAGAATGAAACGATAAGAGAAAATATTTTTAATGTTGTAGATGACATATTTAGAGTAATTTCCTACAAGGAGGCTGCCGTTCTGGTTTCGGCATCTGTATACGAAAAGTCTGGGATAAAATATGGTTATCTCCCTGGCGATGGAATTAATGAGGTTGTTTTGAGATCAAGCGATCGCGCTCTTGAAATGTATAACGAGATGTGCGAAAGATACAAAATCAAAAAAGTAGAGAATCCCCTCTCCACACAGATAATTCGTAAGTTACACCTATTGGCTTTTGGTGAAGAGTTCTCAAAAAAAGCCAAGCAACGGAATGGCGAGTATTTATCCCATACCGTTAAGCTGTGTTCACCAATTAGGGCATACAAAGCCTTGTACAAAACTGTGACTCATGATGTCCCTGTAAATTTTGATGAAATTGAATCAGATACAGAAATTGATGAAAAACACGAACAAGAAAAATTATGCGAATTTAGCCTTGTAGGTGAACAATTTTTGTATCAAAAATATAAAATCACTTTAGAGAACAAACCTATCGGCACTGTATTTAAGCGCATTTACTATGTATGTGATAAAAATATGCGAACAAGAAAGAAATCATCATTACAGGCAGAAATATCTATGAATATTGATGGGCGAGTAATTAATTTAAGCTCCCCCAATAAAAAGGTGCTGACCAATATTAGGGAGTGGCTAACAAATAAACTCTCCAATACTCTCAAGGGTATGTCAAAGTCAGTAATTGAGTATAAATCCGATAACAGAGGTATTGTTTTTGCAGCAATGCCAATGATTACAAAACTAGCACAGATGAATGGACTTTTAGCAAGATCGCCAGCAGGACGAGACTCTGATTTAATCAACTGGATAGATAGACAAGAGTTTGACGATCAAGGTATTCCATCGTTCCCAAATAGAGAGCTTTTATCAAATTTGATAATTACCTAGTTTTACGTATGGAGCATTCGGATTTTGTTACACCTGTTTGGCTTTCTCTATCCAAAGAAAGCCAAAATTATTAAAAATATTATGCCAATATTGTTGAAAATATTAAAATATCGTGTTAATATCGTATCTATATTAAACAACAACAAGGCAATTATGACAAAAGTAAAAGCTATAGCCGACAAATTCTTCGGCGGAAATGTTGAAAATTTTTTGACTGAAATGGCTGGGACAGGCTTCAAAGTTGATGGATGGTCAGATACGACTGAATTACCTCTAGATGCAGAAGGTTTCAGATCCAAGGTTTTTGTAGTCTTGACAAAATCGGGCGTAACAGAGAAAGCTTTTAGGGCAGCACTGTCATCATGGAGCGTTCAGTCTGCGACCGAGAACATAAATGATGAACCCATAAATAGTGTCCAGCCCGGTGCAATTGAAAAGATAGAAGATACTGTTATTGATGCGATCGCTGTTCAAAACGCAGGAATCCAACAACTTAGTGAAATTCAGCTTGATCAACAAATTTCGGAAGCAAGAACGTCTGGGGTAACAGAGGGGATAGTTTTAGAACTTGCCAAACTTGACGGCAAGTTTGAAACTCAAGTGCAAATTCGAGACATTTTGACGAATGTAAATAAAACAATGCACGAAGACCAAAAAACAAAAGCATTATCATTGGCTGGCGGTTTGTTAACTAAAATACAAGGAAGCTATTCAAGAAGCAGTGAAGCAAGTAGAGCATCAAAAGTAAACCAAGAAGCTACAGAAGGTCTGGTTGCCACCATATTTGAAAGATTGGCGGGACTAAACAATCCTCCGTCCCAGTCGTCCGAGGGAAAATAGAGAAGGTACTGGTTGACGCGATAGAAATTCTTGCACAAGAAGAAAAAAGCCGAGTGCAAGAATTATACCTCAGTGCCTTGGTTTATGTAACTGTCGCGTTTTTACAGGCAGAAGAACAAAGAAAAAAGGAGATGATACAGATGATACCTATGATTGCAGCTTTACTAGAAAACTTTGAAAATGATCCGATAGAAACAGGCAAGAACCTCTATGCCGCTGGTTTTTTTGCTGGTGCGATACTGTTTGGTGCTGCCGTTGGTAGTCCAATGGTTTTGCCAGTAGTATCCTGTGTTTCGCTTGCTTTGGGTATTGCGACTTTTATGGATAATCACAGACGTTAAAAGCAATTCTCGGTTTTATAGAGAACAAAATTTATGTCACACGCAACAGAGAACGACTCGCCACAAATTTTAATTGTCCCGAAAGAAGTGGGCGGACTATCAATGCCAATCTTATGTTTCCTAGTTGGGACGCTTAGTTTTGCGCTGCTTGCTAATGCGGTAACAAGTTTTAAAATGGCACAGCAGCAACAAAAAGATGCAAGCCCAACGGATGGTGTGCAGCAAGAATTAACAGCAAAAAGATTGCCAATACGCGGGCATATTCGTGCAAAACGATACAGAAAACAAATTAAATAAAAACCTCGCATTATTTTAAATAAAAATCAACACTTAGTGCCAAAATTTGACGGGAATAGACTGATTGAATCAAAATTAATAACTTTTATTGATTTTGTTGATTTAGCGTTAATTAATAGTCGCATTAAATCAGATTTGCTAGAAATAATCAGTTTGCAAAACTATAAACAGCAGAATTAGTTGACTTTGTCTGTTAGCCATAGTATTATATATTTAATTCAGTAATTTAAAAAGACTATGGCTATTGATTTTAATGCTTTGACAAGAGAGTTGGAGGACAAGAAAGGCAGATGTTTGATTCCCACAACATTCTATGATTGGGTTAGTGGATACAGAGTTGATTGCATAACCGACGAAAGAACTCCGGTGAAAGTCTACTATTTAATAGAAGAAGGGGCGCATGGTTACTCTATCAAGTTTTTAAATGGTGTAACTGGATTTGAATCCTATTATGTCCATGATTTGTTAGCGAACAAGCAAGATCATCCTACGGGTTATTGGGCTGCTTGTTCGCTAACAATAGGAAGATGGGACGGTCTATACGTTGACGCAAAACAGGTAGATGAAAAACTCAGAAAATTACCATTTGATGTCAATACACAACAATAACTAAGTGCGACAGATTTTATTGTAAAATCTGTCGCACTTAGGTAAAATTACATAGAATAATCTCAGGTAACAAACCCATTCCTTATGTCAACATTTCATAATACCATATTTCGCAGAAACTTGTTACAAAAGATTCTTGACATCTATGTGTTAGCTGTAGTATTATATATTAATATGTGTAGCACAATTAAAAACAATGGATATTAAATTTAGTTCACATTTTAGTGGGTGTGGTGGATTTGCATCTGGGGCAAAAAAAGCTGGATTTGATGTTATCAGTGGCATTGAGTGGGATGAAAAACGCCCAGAAATAGCAGAACTATATAGAACAAACGTCAACAGAGATCATCTGATCTATAAAAATATTACAGAGGTTGATTTTAATGAGCTAAACATTCCACTCCCCACAGAAAGGAAACAGAATGGATTAGTTTTAGTTCACCAAACATCCCCACCATGTCAAGATCACACCACACTAAACAAAAAAAGAGATGCAAAATCATCACGAGCTAACATATTGGGCAATACTCACGATTTTTACAAAATATTTATGCCGGAGTACGTTGTGCTTGAGAACGTCAAGCTTTACAGAAAAAGTGGAGTTTATAAAAACTTTAAGCTCTTTCTCTCAACCCTTGGCTACAAAATCGAAGAGCATATTTTAAACGCCGCAGATTTTGGCGTACCTCAAACAAGAACCCGGTTGTTCATGATTGCTGCTGCGCCAAACTATAATCTGCCAACAATAGAAACAACGCACACTGAATGTCTAGGCGATCAACTCCATTTATTTAAAAACCGGTGGGTTGGCTGGTATGAGGCGATCGCCGATATTATTGACAAGCTAGAGCCATCAAAATTGACTAATAAACAAATAGAGTTTGTCCAGTTGCAACAAAAAAGTTATGCAACAAGGGACTCTGAAACCCCATCTTTCGCTATTACAGCCTCAATAGGAGAACATAATGTAATCCCGAAGGTGCTATTACCTAAGAATGCGTTTTTGGTGCAGAGAATTGGGTATTTTAAAATTCCAAAAATAAAAGATTCGCTACAGCCGTGTTGGACTTTGGTTTCTTCGCTGTGTGACGATGGCAAAGGTGGCACAAGAAATAAAGTCATTGACGTACTAATTGATGATTGCGATACTAAAAATTTAAATACAGACGCTTTGGCAAGGTTACAGGGATTTGACAAAGATTATAAATGGAGTGGCAACAAGAAAATAGATGTGCATGGTCTGGGTAACAGTGTCTGTCCACCTGTATCGGAGGCAATCTGCAATTCCATTAAAAAAGCTATTTTGGCTAGGGACAATTAAAATATTGTGCTAATATTAATATTATTAGTTTTAATATCTAATCAATATTGACAACCGAAAAGGAGTTTTAATGCAATATCGAGTCGTGTACCAGGGCTATGGGCAGTGGATTGGTGAAAATGCCACCAATTAACGGCAGAAAGCTTCCTCGTAAATTTACATAAGGAGTTGATTTGATGTTTAACTTTGAGACTATTAAGCCACAATACGATGTATTAGCCTGGATGTCAGAAAATAGTGTATCTTTTTATTTAGAATTTTCTGATCCAACTCTTCAAAAAAGTGTTCAGGAGGAGTTGGAGTCAAAAGGCTTTTCAACAATATATGAGTTTACTGTGAGGCGGTTAATTCAATTGCAACCACCGTCAGGAATGGACACACTACAAATTTTGGAAAGAATTTGTACGACGTTGGAATTGGAGCATTACAAAGTTCAAAGAAAAATAGCTCCAAGATGGAAGCTATTAAAAGATGTCTTACCAATACAAAGTTTCATTTTAGGGAGTTAGTTATGTATTGCGACATCCAAGGAAAATCTGTAGAGCGAATAATTGAAAATTGGAGCGTCTTGATTGACATTTCTCCTGGCAAATTTATGCAGTTTTACGTGCTAACTGACAGTTTGGAGAAATTTAATCTCTATTACTCCCTTTTGTCTGCTAAGTTAAATTTGATTGACGGTGGCGAACTTGTACTGCGCCCACAGTCATTAAGTTTATACCAAGAAATAATGTTAAAATTGCCTTTAACCGCACAGAATTACAGCTTTGCAGTTAAAACTTTTAACGAATCATGGAATGCAAAGCCTGAGCAAGACAAAGACTATTTTAATAATAGATGGAGATTTGGACACGACTACGATCAAGAATTAATGGAAGATAAAGTTTTAAAAGAGGCTTTGAAGGACTTTGAGGGAAAAATAGTTATCTTCACGTGGGTAGATGACACTAATCCCAAAATCACTAGAGTCGCAATGGCTTCGCAGTTCAAAAGTGGTGCAATAAAACCAGTGGAAAAGTAAATTTAGCCCCGTAACAGGGGCTTTTTTTATTGGCAAAACCAATTTCTTTCGCTAGGGCATTTTTTAACCTTTTTGCAGGGTAGTAAATACCCTGAAATATGTCCAGTCCAATTACCATATTCATCTACTAAAGTTCCACTAAAATCAGCACCAAGTAGTTGGTACGGTCTTATGTCTATTCCACAACCAGGGCAACGAGTACCACCCCAGGAAGCCATAAAAAGATTGTAGTTTCTATGGATTTGGTTTTCAGCAATACTGTCTAGTTCTCTTAGCCGCTGTTTTAATTGATATCGCTTACGTCGCTTTTGTCTTTTTATGTTTCCGGTTAAATGATAAAGTATCCATAATTCAAATTGTTAGAGTTGTAGCGCGATCGCCCATCAAAAGAGCGATCTTTATGTGACTGTTATGTGATTAAATGCGATCGCCCAACAAAAAGAGACGACCGCTTGTTAATTCAAACTGAAATCTGTGATCCATTCTTTAGCTCTCTAATCAGGGATGGATAACTTGCTAGATAATCACTTTCGTCAGAGAGAAAATTACCGTCTACTCCAGATTGTCTAATTTTTAAAGAGCGATATGTTTTCCCTTCCCTGACAAGCACTTTTATTTTCTCATTGTTAATCAAAAGGTATCCAGTATATTGCATGATCTTCCTTGGTGATTGTGAGTGCGATCGCCCTAAAAGAGGCGACCGCGTAAATTAGCTACTTGAAAACTTCAATCAAAACTGATTCAGGGTACAGCCCGACGCAACCAAAGCGCGGATCATAAATCTGTTCAATGTCTATTTCCCGTTTACGGCACAAAACAGATGCTTGTCCACCATTTTGACTTGCAAACATTAAATTTTTGTATTTCTTGCAGACAGATATTTTCTTAGTTTCCACTCAGCAATCAAGGCAGCATCTGCACGCCCATCACAAATTTTTACACCATTTTTGTATTTTGAATTTTTTTCATATACCAAGTCTTTTATTTGTGGTATTAATTCCACAGCGACTTTATCGCCATTGTATTGACCGCTTGTTTTGCCGTTAACACCCAAAAGTGACATCCATTGAACGGATTGAACCTCTGTGCATGATATCTGCTTCATAAAAATGCACATCTGCAAAGCCCCAAGACCACGCCCATATTTAAGCATTGATGCAACACTCTGACTTCTTTTTTCTCCGCCTTTTTTCTCGTCTTTTTGGCTCATGGCTTTCGCAACTTCTATGGCCGCAAAACTATTGTTAGGGTCAAAATCACTAAATATTTTAGCAACACCCCTCATTGAGATTTGCCCATCCATAAACGGCATATCGGCGCACATAATTAACTCTCTGTTTTCGTTTATAGCGACAATAGCACCCTTAGATCCTGGATCAACCCCGATAAATACTTTCATGATTTAGCCTAAAATGTTATTGCAATATTGATGCTATATTAACATTGTTTGTGGTAAAATGTGTTAACAAGTATCAAGAAATTTAAAGCCATGCAGTTAAGTACAGAAAAAATAAATACCCAAGAAACAAAGCCAGAAGTTGAGGCAATTTTACATTCAAGCGAATGGGTAAAACCAGAGGACAAGCTCCCGCAACCTTATGAGTTTGTTTTAGTAATGATAGCAGAATGCAATATTCCAATATATTGCCTCTATCAATGCGACGATTTTTATGTTGTCAGTGTGTCGCTGGTTCGCAATAATGTGAATACAAGAATTAAACTTCTAAAAAAAGAAGTCTTGGTGTGGCGAGGAAATCTTGGAATAAAACTTCCACAATAAAATCAAAAACTGGTTGACTTTTGTGGTTAACCAATGTAATATAGATATATAGACAAAAACCACAAACACAAAAAACAATGACAATTTTCATAAACAACAACAAGACAATGAAAGAACTCGCTGCAAAAGTATTTAATTACAGCGGTAGAAAATATAAAGTAGTGCCACAACTTAACTATTGTCTCAACAATTATTGGGACGGTGGCAGCAAAGAAAGATGCGTTCTCGTAAATAGAGAAAATGGCGAATTTCACGCACCTAGCGATGATACAAAAAACCCATTTAAGGTAGTCGCTCATAAAAGCTTCGAGATTCCAAAAGGGTATTTTATAATTACCCACACAATAAGCATGGGAAAAGACGCTGGGATAACTTTTTATGTAAGACCCGAAGAAATGCCCAAGGATTTAGCTAGTGGCGACTACGATTTAACCTTTGAGCAAAAAGTTGTTCTATCCTGCTTTTTTAGTTTTAAATCGAGCTACGCCGGCATTAAAGATTATCGCAAAAGCAATGGTTTAGCTTTAATATCATCTCAAGAATGGGATAACGCCAAAGCTTCATTAATCGAAGCGGAGTATATAAACGCACGAAATGCTATTACCACAAAGGGTAAAAATGCGGCTCTAAAGTTTAGCTTCAGCAGCCTTCACAGCGAAGTAAAAAAGCAGTAAACTGATTTAATAAACCATTTTGCATTTTGATTCCGATAAAATGCAAAATGGTTAAAAATCGGTGTAATAAAATAATACAAAGCGCGATACCGACACCTATCAATAGACAACAAAATTGCGATCGCAACAACAAAAAATATGCTAGTTAAAGACTTTTTAGAATTTGCCGAACAGGTTAGACAATCTAGTGAGAAAGACCAATCTGTGCTAGACCTAGAGCTAAATTTTTATGATGGAAGCGAGTCATGGGACATAGACAAATTAGAAATAACTATGCCTGACGCAGAAACAGAAGAACCAGGTTATGTTGTCTTTGAGTTAAAAACAAGTATTGACATAGAAGATGACCGGTTTGACAGAAGTCACCCAGAAATACGCCATGAAGTAGTAGCCCCATAAGTGCAGCGAAACCTTTTAAGGACTAACAGCTACTGGAAGTTAGCCCTTAAAGAAAAAAGCATAATATTTAAGATTATGCAATTTTTTCTGTCAAATGGATTTTGTGAGCGAATCCCACGAAGCGGGTATTTTGCTTCTTGCTAAATTTCAAGAATTTAGACAGCTAACCCTAGCTCTATATTTATATTTCTTTCTTAGTTGTATTGCATATTTTTTCTTCTCGTGCTATAATTATATTAACGAGAGTAAATCCTTAGATCAAGCGTACTGCGTTTTGGTTTTAAACTGTTCTCGTTCGGGTCTTGTTCGCAAGGAGACAAGATATCCAGGGAAATTCCCCCGTTACTATACGTATGCGGTTTTAAAAAGCCTATACCTGGAAGGCAACTCGTACCTCGGATGCGAGACAACCTCAAAAAGCTGACAGGACGCGAGGCAGATGGTTACTGCCAAGATTGAAGAAACATAAGAACCTTCGCCTCATCGATCCTAACGGATTAAACATCAGATCCTTGAAGAAACTGGTGAGCCTATAGAGGTGCTATAGGCACGTTGGTGAAAACTAACAAGATTTTGAAGGGAGCTTGAGCCAGTAACTGTCCTGGATTAAAGTGCATTACAAAAGCACACCAAGCTTCGGTCATGCTTTTTGGTTTTCAAGCAACAAAATTATGATCTAACCTTGGGTTTCCAACCGTGTGGACTAAATCACCGCACAAAAGCACACTAAGTATTAGACATAATTATTCTCATTGTTTTTTATTCCGCAAAAACCTAACGCCAAGTGTGTATGCGCTTATTTTAAGCGTTTATATTATTTTGGTATTTAAAACTGCGATTTTGTCGTTGCTAGAATCTTTTTATCTTTTTCTGGACAAATAAAAATCGTTAGCTTTAGTTTATCGTCCTAAATTCTGTGAATTTAGGACAAATTGTCATGCTTATTTTTATTAAAGCCAGATATGCACAGGCGTAAATATAGGCGCATAGAATACATTTGTTCTGTGCTTCGCTGAAAACGGTGATTTTTGGCGGCAAAAAACTACAAGCGTGTTACATGATTTTTGGCAATGACAACGACTGAAATGCCTATTCTATCGTAAGGTTGGACACCAAATTTTCAAATTACATATAATACCATAAAGTGGGTACAAAAGTCAAGGGAAGATACAAAGAAAAAAGGGTAGTTTCCTGTAAGAAAGTGATCATCTTCCCAGCTTTATTTTTCAGTGAAATTATAAATGTATTACAAGCACCCTCTTATTATGGCTATTGCAACGGAGGCGCATTTGTTGAAAGAAAGGAAAGATGGTGGGAAGGTGATAGTTTAGCGATCTAACAAAGAAATTGTGGAGATTTTATTCCGATAGCTTGGTAAGCGTAAAACTCAGTGGATAAAGCCACTGAGAGTGTCAATTCCTCGTTCGCACCCTGATGCAAACAATAATGATCCGAACAACTTCAAAAGGTGCTAATTAGAGCTTTTGTGTAACCAAAGTGGCGATCGCCACATTAGCTAAAACCTAAAAGGATCAATACCGGGGTTGGAGTAGAGCAAGAAAGCTGCTTGAGCAGCACGGAAAAGACGCAGACAATTTTGCTTATGAATTCCAAATAAGTGAAATAAAGCTAATGCAGCTTGACGGTGGCTTTGCAGTTCCTATGTTCGCTCTAAATGGAGTGTCAGGCTACAGACTGGTAATTAAGAATGATCTGCCAACCGTAATGTCTAATTATTTTCAATTCGCCATAGAAGAGGACGAGTTGAAGGTCAGAGAATGGGCAGAATCTAACTACAAGAAACTATTCGACTGTGCCAGCATGGGTGACATTTCCCGACTAGTAGAATCAACTCCCAAGCTGAAGAAAAAAGTTAGGAGTGGTTTAATATGCAATAATTTTAGTTGACTTTTTTGTTGACCATAGTATTATAGATATATAGACAAAAACCAAAAACAAAAAAGAAAACAATGCAAAACTTCATTAACCTAAAAACACACCATAGAGAGGGAATTAAGGCACATTTAGCGATTGTAGGTATGCCAAACTTCGGAATTTTGCAATATTACGGCACATCGTTTGATGATTCAGAAAGAGGGAAAGACATTGCATATCACGGCGGATGTCACATAAGCAAGATAATGGTAGACAATTTAGAAGATGGATTCTACCGATTTACTGAAGCAGTGAAGCAGCATAGTATAGAAACAAATGTTGGTTTCTTGAAAATAATTGGTGGAAAAATTATTAATAAATCTGCGGATTTAGAATCACTGATTTTGTCAGACCAAGACAAATCAATGTTTGAAGCGCAAAAACTTCGCGGACAAGAAATATTAAAAGATTGGGAAGAAAAAGAGAGGGTGGCGAAAATAGCGAAAGAACAGGAAGATGTAAAAAAAGCGGTAAAAAATAACAATAAAAAATTAGAAAAAATAAAAAACCAGATTGGAGAATCTACCGCATTAGATATTGAAGCCTTCAGAAAGCTAACAGTAGAGCAACTGATGGATATTATTATTGATCAGCAGACAATAATAGCGTCGCTAAATTCTAGAGAAAAAACAGAAAACTAAAAGGGATAGGAACATGAGTCAAACGATGAAGACATACTTAATGCTTGGCGTTAGAATTCCTTGCTCGGAAATGCCAGAAGATATTTTTTTAAATTATTGTGAAACTGAAGAGACGTTTTTTGATAAAAACGCAAAAATCAAAATCATACAAACAGGTGTGGGTACGTTTTTTGATAAAAACACAAAAATCAAAATCATACAAACAGGTGTGGGTAACGATGATGATGACTATGTGGTTGGCTATGTTATCGGCAATTATGAAGAAATGTCCGATGATTCAATCATCGAAAAAGAAATCAGTTTTATTGAAGATTTTGCTTCAATAGTTGGAAATGCAATTAAGAAAAAATTGGACATCAAAATGCAAAAAGTAAGGTTGATAATGTTCACTAGCCTTATCTAATTTTCAATTCAGGATATTTTACTGGAAGTAGAAAATTTCGTAACATTTCCTGTATTTTTTTTGAATTATATTTTTATCTGCGTTTCCGTCTATTCGCACAATTCTGTATGGGTTGAGTTTGTGCAATTCCATATAGCCATGCTGCACACGCCGATGAAATTCTATAGTTTCCTGCTCAATTCTGTCTGGTGCAGATTGCCCACGTTTACGCGAAAGTCCAACTTCTACATCTACATCTAGCCAAATAGTTAAATCGCTTTCCAATCCGCCTGTAGCAATTTGATTTAGTTGATTTATTAAATTAAAGCTTAAACCTCTGCCGTAGCCTTGGTACGCAATTGTCGAGTCGGTGTAGCGATCGCATAAAATAAACTTATTTGCTGCTAAATTTGGTTTTAGTTTTTCTGCGATGTGTTGCGCTCTGTCTGCCGCATACAGCAAGAGTTCTGTAATTTCGCCAATTGGATTGTTGTGAGACTTTTCTAGTAACAACTTCCGCAAATCTGTCCCCAATTCTGTTCCTCCTGGCTCACGAGTGAGTATTGGGGACATATTTAAACTTTCTAGCCATTGATAACACATCTGTATCTGTTTGACACTCTGCGCTCTAAAGAGACGCAGATTCTATAGAGGGTTTCAGTCTATGTCCCTCAGTTATCCCAGTTTCAGACATTGCCTTAATATTGGGTTCTTGCCCTGACTTCGTTTGCCCAAAGGGCGAAATCATATCTGACAAGCGTATACTTTCCGAGAGTCCCCCGGTAGGTTTTTATGTCTTGTACTGACAACTTAATTATAACACAATATTGAAGGCGAATCAATTCGCCCGTGTGCGTTTTCCCCTTCGGTCTGAAGACGCGAAGCTCCCAACGCTACCGCTTTCCTCTTGGTGGAAATTTATCAGTAAAGGAGTCCTCAAAATCAAGGAAAGAATATCAAGATCTTTTTGAAGAGATATTATCATTTTTGAATCATAAATAAAACTAGAAAACCGCTAGACGAGTCCATTGTCAAAGAGTTTGTTTTTGGAAAAGAACAAAATATCAACGACAATGATTTAGTTCCGAGTAAAACGGTGGAGTTGTATACCACAAAAGAAGCCCCAACAAGTACAATCAAAACAACTATACAGAAAATAAACGAAATTCCCACACAAAAGGAAGCTGTGATTCGTTTCACGGTAGATCTGCCAGAATCTTTGCACACAAAATTATCTATTTTGGCAGCAAAAACTAAGCGCAAAAAATCTGAGATTGTTAGGATTTTAATATCTGATGCACTTGAGAATTCGGATTGATATTTTGAGAAAACATGGGTTGGTGTTTCTATAGTTGTATCTATTGATGCAAACCACCGCACTTCGCGCAAAGTGCGGTGGTTTGCTGGGGTGGTCATAAAAATTCGATATATAAAGACGGGAGATATAGGATTATTATAGCATAGATATCCTGACTCTAAACATCATTAATAATATTCAAAATTTCCTACTTATCTTCCTTATTGACGCTTAAATACTGTCTTTGTAAATATTCTTTTGCGAAAAATTAAAAATTTAATTTTTTGCAAAAGCCTTGACTTTCTTCGTTAACCACAGTAATATAGTTGTATACAAAAACATCAAAACCAGAAAACAATGAGAATAATCAAAAAAACAAATTCATCGAAACAAGTCAGACATCCATTGACACATTCTAATTTTTGTAAATTAGCTGAGACGCTTTATGATGATTACGACGATAAAGAGTACGCCCAAAATTTTCGCGGTAATTTAGAAGTTGAGGTTGGCGATTTTTTGATTTTTGTGGAAGAGGATAACTCTGGTGAATTAACTGGGCGCGAAATAGAAACAATAATTTCTCGCGTAGAAGAAAAAACATACGATTATCTGCGATACCCTTATCCACCAGGGGCAATAGGACCACTAGAACGAGAAATATACTGTGAGTACAGACTAAATATGTACGAATGGGTGCTAAGAGAAATAATAGAAGAAAATATCCTCAAAGGAAAAGAGGAGATCAAAATAAATGTTTCGGACATCCCTCAAATGTCTGAACATCCTAAAACCAAAATTGAGGTAGAGTGGTGCAATTTAGAAGAAAAAATCAAAATTTTTGTTGAATGCAATGGGCTTAAACTTAATTCCGATTATTTTCGAGGATGGGGAAGTGAGTGGGGGGAATACCAGCAAAGACAATATATAGAATACTGTATTAGGGGTGGAGTTTATTGCAGGGATATTTTATTGAATTTTCCTGGTTTAATAAAAAGTGGCGACAACTTTGGAGATGGTATTAGAGGTGATTTCGTTGTTGTTGACGGTTTACAAAGATTAATTGCTGTCAGAAAGTTTATTTCTAATGATTTGTCTGTATTTGATGGCTGCTATCTTAGTAATTTTGATGAGCCAGAAAAAATACTAAAAAGATGTAAACTCTTCTTTTATGTAAACAACCTAAAAACACTCGCTGAAGTTATGCAATGGCATTTAGATTTGAATACGCCCACAGGTGGTATTCATTATTCCAAAGATGGAATAAATCGCATCAAGAAGTTAATACGCGAATCTAATTAAATTTCTGGCGACGACAAACTATATTGAGAGAGTATTTTAATCTCAATATAGTTGCAATATTAACTCACTTGGGTTACAGTGGTAGAAGTAAAACAAATAACAAAAACAACACAAAAATGCCATTTATACACTTACATAATCATACCACAGAAGGTAGCGTACTTGATGCTACCCAAAGCGTAAAAAACATGGTTGCTACCATAAAAGGAATAGGGCAAAGTGCTGTTGCGCTGACAGATCACGGTACAATGTCCGGTGCGATAAAATTGTTGAATGCCTGTAAGCAGCATGGTGTAAAACCAATTATCGGAAACGAGATGTACATTCTTGTTGATGGGAAAAAATACCACCTTACGGTTTTGGCAAAAAACATTGCAGGTTACAAGAACCTTTGTAAGCTGACGAATTATAGCCATGTACATGGCTGGCACGGTAACAAGCTATTTGGCAGACCAACAATCTCCAGAGATATGTTGGCAGAAAATAGCGAAGGCTTGATAATCCTTTCTGGGTGTGCTGCCGGAGAGTTACCAAGATATATTTTGGCTGGTGACATTGAAAAAGCAAAAGTAACGGCAGAATGGTTTAAGAGCGTTTTTGGCGACGACTATTATTTAGAAATCCAAGATCATGGATTTAGAGGAAACGGTAGCCAAGACATTAATGGTGATAAAATAGAAAACAATACCAAGAAGTCACCCTTGAACGATGTAACCGTCAACCAAACGCTGCATCGTTTTTCAATAGAATTGTCAATCAAATTAATAGCAACAAACGACGCGCACTTTAGCTGTGCGGACGACTGGGAGGCACAAACTGCGCTCCTTTGTATCAATACTAAAACCACCATTGAATCCCCATCTATGAAATACACTGGGACGGAATATCTCAAAACGGAACAAGAGATGTTGGCATTATTTGCCGATCACCTGCCCCAAGATGTTGTCACTCAAGCTGTCAATAACTCCCAGGAAATAGCAGACAAAGTTGAAGGTTACGAAGGGCTGATATTGAAAGAGGGTGACACCTCAAGAATGCCTAAGTTCGCTGCGCCTTTGGGTGAAGGATCGGCAGAGGATTATCTTCGCAAAGTCGCTCACGATGGTTTGGTAGAAAGGTTCAAGGGTCTGGACGTTGAGGAGAGATATAGCGATCGCTTAAACCTCGAACTCGATGTAATCTGCTCGAAAGAATTCGCGGATTACTTCCTAGTGGTTTGGGATTATTGCAAATATTGTTTTGACAACAATATAGCCATCGGGGCAGGGAGAGGAAGTGCGGCAGGGTCTTTGGTTGCTTACTCCCTAAGAATTACCAACATCGATCCCATTCACCACGGACTATTGTTTGAGAGATTTTTAAACCCTGAACGGATGTCAATGCCGGATATAGATATAGATTTTGAGCCGTCACGACGGCATGAAGTAGTAGATTATGTGTCAAAAAAATACATAAACGTCTGCCAAATCGGAACATTCGGAACGCTGGGGTCTAAGTCTGCCCTAAAAGACGTTTTTAAGGTTTGCGGTTTGCCTTACTCCGAGTCAGATAGGTTGTCAAAATTAATCCCAATCAGCCGAGGTAAGCCTACAGACTTGAAGGTGATGATTGGGGAGGCAACGCCCGTCCCCGCATTTCGTGAAATTTACCTGCAAGACGAAGGCGTTAAAAAAGCCTTAGATTTAGCCATCAAACTTGATGGCGTTACCAAAAGTCGAGGTGTCCACGCCGCGGGTGTTGTAATTTCTCCCGTCTCACTGGATGAACTCGTGCCAGTAATGAGAGCCGCTGGCGACGACGGAGACACCACGATAGTTTCCCAGTATGAAATGGCGGACATTGAAAGCCTGGGGTTATTAAAGATGGATTTTCTGGGTCTGAAAAATTTGACGGCCATTCAAAAAACCATAAACCTGTTGTCCGCTAGGGGCATTAATATTAGTGCCGATGAGATTGCTGCCAAGGACAAGCAATCACACCCAGAGTGGGGAGATAAATTACCAATGGACGTTGAGCGCACATACAAAATGCTCACCCAAGGGAAAACCTACGGTGTTTTCCAACTTGGTAACAAGGGCATCACCGACAAGGTAAAACGACTAAAACCCGACAGCATTGAAAGCATCAGTGCGATTTCCGCACTTTACCGACCTGGACCGCTTGACGCTGGTGTGGTTGATGACTATATCTCCCGTAAAAACGGGGAGACACCCATAACATACCCTCTGCCGATACTTCAACCAATCCTTGAGTTAACCTACGGCTGCATGGTTTACCAAGAGCAGATCATGAAGATTGCCCAGGTAATGGCGGGATACTCTTTGGGTGAAGCTGATTTGCTGCGCCGAGCTATGGGTAAGAAAAAACCAGCAGAAATGGCAAAGCAGCGCGATCGCTTTGTGTCCGGTTCAATAAGCGCAGGAATTGAATCAGATATCTCTAACAAGATTTTTGATGATATGTCAAAGTATGCAGAGTATTGTTTCAACGCTTCGCACTCAGTCGCATACAGCTATATTTCTTGGACAACTGCATACCTAAAGGCGAATTACGCAGCAGACTTTACAGCAGCATTATTAAGCTGCGATGCTAACAACATGGATGAAATAAAAGTTGCAATCCCCGCAGCCAAAGACATCGGCATAAACGTTATTCATCCAAGTATCAATGAGTCCGACTCTGACTTTAGAAGGATTGACGAAAAAACCGTAAGATTCGGTTTGTCGGCCATCAAAGGACTGGGAATTGATGTAGTCCAATCCATAATTTCGGAGCGCAATAAATCTGGCGAATTTAAAAGTTTCCCGGATTTGGCGAAAAGAGTGCAACTTACTAAAAGAGCTACGGATGGGCTGATATATTCGGGTGCGCTTGACTCCTTTAACACCAACAGGCAGCAGCTAATAAAGGATGCTGACCTTTTGCTGGACTGGTCTAGAGATTTAGTAAAAAGTAAAAACTCTGGTCAGATGTCGCTTTTCGACATAACCACAAGCGTTTCTTTTGATCCGCCAAAAGCACCCAATATTGATGACCTTGATTTAGACTCTCGCAACTTTAAGGAGAGCGAATATTTGGGGATTTGCCTTAACAAAAAATACAGCGACTCGGAGAGCGAGATATTAGGTGGGATTTGCAATGAAAATATTGAATCAATAAAGGATTTACCTGTAAACCAAAATGTTGCATTTTTGGCAAGAATCCCAGATATCCTGAACACGAAAGTTAAGAACGGCGCACAGAGTGGCAAAACTATGGCTTTCTTGAAGCTCGCCGACAACTCTGGCGAAATTGAAGCCGTTATGTTCCCCAATTCCTACGATATTTATGGGGAAAAATTAAGAACGGATTGCCAATTTCTAATCAACGGTATTGTCTCCGAGAAAAACGGCGACAAACAGATAGTAGTCAACAATATTTGCGCTCCAGAGGCTGTTAAATTTGTTGTCGCATACATCAATGATGAAGAGAAAGACAGGCTGACTGTTAAAACGGCGATCGCATTTTCCAGAGGCGATTTACCTCTGATTTTATGGTACAAGGGTCAACAAATTAGAACAGGAAAATGGGTCAACAATGACGCTGTTGAAAACCTTAAAAAACTGGGGATTACAGCAGCAGAATGTAAGTACGGAGAAATAAAAACCCATTTTGAGATTTATGATTCTGTGGATATGCTGGCGAATGCAAAAGACTGGCAAACTGTATCCGAACTTTCGCTTTGTTTCAGACTGATAGATAAAGATTACGGTGCTACTGTTTGGAAGCACGCACCATCTTCTGTAAAATCTCACGTCAACAGCCTAAAAGCAGCACCCAAACCTGAACTTGTCGCCAGCTAAAGGCAAACTATTAGCACGATATTGGTTGACATAAAATCAATATCGTGTTAATATTGTAGAAAGCAACAAGAAACACGCAGCGTTAAAATTTAAAAAATAAGATGTCAGCTACACAAAAAGAATTGTTTGAATCAGAAAATTACGAAGCTAGATCCCCCGATTTGCCAACCAATCACTGGTACACAAAAAAATTTATGGTTGATCTAGTCCGCGAATCTCTTGGTGGTGTTATTGGGTTAGATCCGTTTGCAGATCCAGGGAAAAGGATCGAGACAGTACATGGGCATTACACTTATGAAGATAACGGGCTTGCACTGCCTTGGGGCTGTGGAAGGGAGACGGACACTGTTTTTATAAACCCTGGGTATTCGCATGGCGAACCCAGGTCGGCTATAGAAAAGCTAGTTGAGCAAAAAAACGCTGGTAATATTGTCGGTGGCGTTGCATTGCTCAAAGCAGGTGTTTTAAGCAATAAAGGCACACAGGATTTAATTGAGCAAAATGCAGCATCTATTTGCCTATGGAAAGGTCGCATCCAATTTGACCCAGGCGAACCGTTATTAAAATGGCGTGAAGAACAGCGTATTCTTGGTAAAAAAATCCCAGAAAAATTAAGTGCAAATAATTTTGATATCTGCTTTATTAATTTTTTCAACGAGAAAAATAGATATTTTTATGGGACTTTCTGTCAATACGGAATGGTTTTAAAAATTGACTAGAAAATAGTGTTGACTTTAATTGTTAACCATTGTAAAATACAGTATAGTCAACAAACACAAAACAAAAACACAACTGCAAAAATTATGTCTCAAACAGCATACCAACCACTGCATTTGAAATATCGCCCACAAACCCTATCACAACTTGTGGGACAGGAACACATCAAAAAAACTTTAATTAATGCCATAAATACTGGCAAAATAGCGTCTGCATACCTGTTTTCAGGTGCGCGAGGCACGGGTAAAACTTCCACTGGTCGCATTTTAGCGAAAAGCCTAAATTGTGATACTGGCATAACCTCAGACCCTTGCGGTGTTTGTGAATCCTGCAAAGGAATAACGTCTGGGTATTCCCTGGATGTTATTGAAATAGATGCGGCCAGCAACAATGGCGTGGATAATGTCCGCGACTTAATTTCAAAGCTGCAATTTGCCCCAGTCGGTCGCTATAAAGTTGTCATCTTGGACGAGGTTCACATGATGACAACCGCAGCTTTTAACGCCCTGCTTAAAACCCTGGAAGAACCGCCAAAAAACGTTGTATTTATTCTTGCAACAACAGATCCACAAAAGGTTCTCCCCACAATTATTTCTCGCTGCCAAACCTATGACTTTAGACGTATTGGCGTTCCTGCAATGTTTCAACACTTAAAGGAAATTGCAGCGAAGGAAACTATTGAGATAGATGACGATGCTATATTTGCAATATGCAGTGCCGTTGCCGGTGGTATGCGCGATGCTCAAGCAAAGCTAGATCAACTCTCGCTCTACCCAGTGAGAATTACAAAGGCTTTAATTTATGAGAATCTTGGTAGAGTTTCGGAATCTATGCTCAAGGAACTTGCACTGAAAATTATCGGCGACAATCCGAGCGAAATTGTTGGTGCTGTTGGTGAAATCCTGAACGCTGGCAAAGAACCAATTATAGTTATCCAGGATTTAGCAAATTTTTACATGAATTTGCTGCTATACAAGACATCTGGAATCTTAGATCCCGCATACAGCGAAGATGACTTTGACGTTGAGATTTACGAGGATCAGATCAAAGAAAATATCTCCAAACTCAAGGGAAGTGAGTGGACAATCAAAACAACAAACCAAAGCAAACTATGGCTTGAGGTCACACTTGTTGGATTGTCTGGAAATAGTAGCCAACCCGCGACACAACAAAAAGTTGTCACATCAGTCTTGCCATTAGAGCAACGGATTAAAATAGCAAATCGCCACAAAGACTTATCCGATGAAATTGGATGGGAAACAATTTATATTGGTCGCGGCACACCATTCGGTAACGAGTATGAGGTCGGCGTTTACGGCACTGCCGATGAATGTGTAAAAGCTTTTAAATCAAGTTCTTGGATAAAATTTAAGGATGAAGCAAGCGATTTTAGAGTCGCAATTAACGATCTATTGGCTAGGCTAAGGGCTGGAAGTAAAATCCGGCTGATGTGCAGTTGTTCCAACGTTTGTCACGGCGAGGTTGTGCGATCGCTTCTAATCTGGGCACACAAAAACGTTTAATCAAATATTTTTACATCGGTCTGGAAATTCAATAATCATTGTTTGAGGAAAAATATATGGCGAGGTCTTATGACATAGCTGATGTAAAAGTCGGCTATGTGATAGATGGATTGGGAAAAGTAGAGGAAATATATAGCAACGGAAATGCGCTTCAGTTTAAAATAGATGGTAATTACTACCACGAAAGAGTTGTTACAGGTACGTTAAAACTTGCGTACAATAAAAAAGAAATTACCCCAGGAAAACTAGCAAAAATCGTTAATAGTTTCACCAATAGCGACGACATAAAAAATTCTGGGGACAGCCGACTAATTAAGGCTAAAAAATTAATTGATGTTTATTTTGAGATTAAGGGAAACACCCAAACCTATGTCAAACATTTGGGGTGGGGACTGTCTAGTGTCAATGCAGAATTTAAGTTTTTGTACGACCAGGGATTTTACAGAGAGGCTGTTGGAGGCTTTGTCCCTAAAAATGCTTTTTTTAAATGCTGGGCTGATTTACTCAAAAGAGCAAATAGAAAAGGAATTATCTGCAAGGGAAGGATAAAAACTTGGTTTTTCATGTCGCAATATTTAAAAATGCTCAAAACAATTAGCTTTGTTTTGAGCATTTTTAAATATCAAGCAGATAGTTTTATTCTGGTATTTCCCAGCCAATTTTCCAGTCTATCGCCAAAATTCTTGTGATAGCGTCTTGTTCGGTTTCTTCGTCGAATTTGACGAATTCGCTAATAGTGTCAGTCCATTTACCTCTAGTCCCAATTATGTGATTAGATATTTTGATCAGTTCAGCGTTTTTTGCAATTATTGTGTTGCATAAAGATTTTAAAGAATCTGTGAATTCTTGAGAAGATGTGTCTGTAATTCCTGATCTAACAATTTGTTGCGCTACTAAATTTTGTGAATTTTTGATATTATTTGTTGCCAGATAAGATTCTGCTTCTGGGAGTGTCGTAGAAGCCCATCTATCTCTTTCAGCAGTAGCATACTTGTTAACTAATTTGTCTGTAAGTTGAGCAGCATAACTGTAAATATTTTTAACTACTTGAGTTTTGGCAGCTATTAAAGTTTGAGGCAACAAAGCAGCCGCTTCTTTATCTTTAATAACTTGTTCTAATTGTTGATAAACAGCAATTTTGCTAATGTAAACATTGTACTCTTCTACATTTAAATCTAAAGATTCAATAGTACCATTATGGTGTATGGTTTGGTGTAGAATCCCTTTGTAGTAATCCAACTGTTTTACATTAACAGGTAAAGTAAAGCTAGGTTCAAACTGCTTAAATAAGTCTACAGATAACTTGTGTAAAGTAGTGTTATCGTTAAGGCTTACTTCTTGAGCATCTTGAAAAGGTCTGATAATAAAGTATTGCATTTTTATTTTACTTTTATGATGAAATTAGACGCTAAAAATGGCTGCATATTGTTGTGAGGTTGACTATCCCCTGTAGGATTCACTGATACTGCAATACCATAATTTATACTTGTTTCAGTAATATTTGAGCCTCCCCAATCAGTTGTATGTCTTCCCCAAGCATAATCATTTCTAGATCCAGCCCCTCCTGGTTGATATCCGTCACTTCCATCAGGATATCCTGGAAAATTAATTTGAACTTGAGTTAAAGTATGGGAATGCCCAGGATCACTAATAGTATGAATATGCGCTCCTGTGGTGCTAGTGTGTCCATGACTAGGCATTTCATTAGTAGTCAAAGTATGAGTAGCCGCACCCCCAGTAGCTCCTAGTGCGTAATCTCCTCCCGCGCCAAGGAAAACTCTTCCTCGACTATCTGGCAGACGAACAGTTGTTGTTCCATTACCGCTGTACGGCGCACCTAGCGCGACAAGATCGGCAACAAGTTCTGTGCTAATTTCAGAGCGCAGAACTTCCTGCCCATGCGCCCATTTCCAGCGAGAGGAAGGGAGTGTGCTTCGGAAATATTTCTCAATCTTGCCAACAGGGATAGCTGCGTCAACCATATCCCGCAATTCTGCTGTTGTTATTTTATTTTGTTTTAAATCCAAAGCAGATTTTAGAGATTTTGGTGTTATTGCTCTTTTGTCGTCAAGCCCGTCTATCGCTTCTTCATCTGTTGTCAGTTCCACAAATCCAGGGCTTTCAGTTGTGGCATAAACGCCAGAATCTGTTGGTATTGGGGCTAAAAACCTCGATCTGGTATCAAAATTGAGTTGCGCCGATCTTAAATCTAGGGTTGAATTTGGGTATAAGAACAGCCTTTCCGTGACAGTAAGCCTCTTAAAAACCTTAGAGTCGCTTTCACCAGAATTTAAGTTTGTTTCGTCCCCTGTCTTTGTGTCAATTATCTTGTCACCAATAAAATAATTTCCATCCTGATCCATCCCACAGGAATAAACGCGCCCACCATTAGTCTCTCGTTTCATCTTGGCAACGCTTTCAGCTAGAGTTAAGACCCTAGTATGAAATTTTGGCAATGCTGATGAGTAGTTGTTGTACCCAACCCACTCCCAAGTATGTCCAGACGCTCTAATTAATGACGGCTTTATAAACTCAGGATAAATATTCACCTGTTGATTATCTTTTCTGATTAATCTTTCGTTACTGGATGTTTCTAGTAACTGGATTGTCTGTTCTTCGGGTATTGTTAATGCTAACAATACCGTTTTGGCAGCGATATATGACCTACTTAAAACTGAGTTCGGATCAGGCATATCCACATTTAGTTGTGGATATAGATCGTCATTTTTGTCGTTGATGCCGTCTGCATTTAAAAGCGAGATATAGTAACTACCAGATGGCAGGACATTTCCTGCGCTGTCCACACTTTTTACAGACGAAATAAACAGATTTTTATTAATCTGTAAATTTGGCATTTCGTCTGCATTAAATTTTAAAATATAGTTTTCTTGTGGATTTCTATTCACACCATCAACTCTAAACCAAAATATTCTATCGTCTGGTTTTCTTTCGTCTGGGTTTCTTTTTATAATAACTGGAAGCGTGTCAATAAGATTTCTGTTTGTGTAAATATCATTATTAGTATCTAACACATTAAAATAGTGTCCATTGCTATCTGTTCCCACTAAATTCACCGAAGAAACAAGGCGTGCTGAGTATTCTACATTATCAGCACCAACTACATAAATTAATTCATTTTGTAAAAGCGAGAATGGCGAGATTCTTTGAGGGTTAAATGGTCCATCTATATATATTTTTGTCGCTGTTGACAAAGATGAAACAAAGCCAGAAATAGCATAATTTAAAACATTGCTAACTATCGGCTTTGGTGGCACTATTTTTGTGATCGTCCCGCCTGAATCTTGTGGCAGGGCATGATTGCTGTATCCATCAGCAAAGAGCGAAATATCGCCAAAATTTGAACAACTATTTGTGACGCTTAATTCGCCACCGCTTAAAGTTTTAAAGTGTGTGCCAGCGCAAACAACAAAGCAGGAAACTATCTGCATATAACCATTGTTTATTGCACTAAAGGAAAAATGTCTCCATGTGTCTTTATATGATTTGCCACCTGGGCTATTAAGATTGACGACAAAAGCTCTTGGATCTGACTGTAAGCTAACATTCGTGAACTGGGATGCAACTATTGATTTTAGACCCTGCAACTTGCTGCCGTCGCAGGATATTCCGCACATTCCAAAACGCGATCGCAGAGAACAATTAAATACGTATACAGAACTTCCATTGACGCTATTAATGTCTAAAAATCCATCATCGTCTACTGATGTATTGTCTGTTGCCAATGCTGTTATTATTGTCTCCTCGCTGACTGCATCTAGTTCTCCAGCGTTCATTGGTGGATTTAATGTGTTAGAAAATGCTCTCTCTATTTTTGGGTAATAGCCATAGGATTCATCTGAAAGCTCAAGTGTTGATGCTGGCTCAGTTGCGCTACACAGGTGGTGTGTGGTTTTTATGCTTTTGTTGTCGAAAAAAGTTAACCCTGTGATAAGAGAACCGCCTGTCGCCTTAAATATTGCTGTTCTTCCGATACTTGAATTGTCTGGGGAACACTCGCATTGCAAATTAGGATCGTATGGATTATTTAGCTCCCAGGTTGCTACATCGCCAACGTAGCGCGGAATAATTTTAGTTTTTCTAAGGTCTGAGGCAACTATAGAGCATCCCCTTGGAATAACAACACCACCTGTTGGCGGATTAAAATACGAATATTTGGTGACAACAACAATGTCGCCTACCCCACTCCAACTGCCAACAATATTTTTAATCCTGTAACTGCCAGTATTATTAATTGCAGTATCAATTATTGCTCTGCTGCCGTTACCACCAAATATTTGCTGCCCAGGCTTTAGTTCTTCGTAGGTCGCATTAGATGTGTTCGCTAAAGTTAAAACCTTAGTTTCTGTGTTGTAAGTTTGTATATTCCCAACTTGAAGTGGTTGAACAATTTCTGTTTCTAGCGACAGAGGCTGTATCTGTACAAAATCAGAAACACCTGGACGATTATCAACAATATAATTCCCAGGTGCTAAATACACAGTAGCTTCATCATAGACATCTATTTGATTATTTGTGTTTGGTCTGTAGCTTCTTCTGGCTACCTCCAGCATAGCCCTTTCTATGGTTCTGAATGGGCTATATTGATCTGTGCCAGGATTAAGCAATGAATCGTCAGCTTTACCGTTTTTTTCATCAACATAAAAAATGTTACCTCCCGGTTTTGATGAAACTAAATTATTGTATCTTTTCCAAAGTTCAAGTTTTAGGGATGATAATGCTTTTGTGTCATCTTCGCCAGCGAAGACATTCTCTTGTGTCGCAATTTTTAGTAACCCTCCTGTTGATTCATCACCAGAAAAAATATGTCTTAATATTTTAAAAGTTTTTCTGTCTCTGTAGTCATCTACTGTAGTTACTGCGTTTGCAAATGTCGTAACTTTTGCCATCACGATTACATTGTTTGGGTATCCAACAGAGTAAGATACAACGCCATTATCACCAACATAAATCCACACTGTCGCGTTGTTTGGCAAAGCTAAACTACCAGCAACAACATTTATTTTTGTGTTGTTAAGTAATTCAATAGTCCCACCGCTAAATAATATATTTAGTCCAGAACCTGCGGTCACTCGTAACGCATTCTCAAAGCTTCTAAAATCTGGCTTTATGTTCCCTGCTTCATTACTTAGAGAACTATCTGACAATCTTTGTAAATGTCCTGGATATTCATCCTCGTTAGGATCTCTGTCAAATCTTGGTCGTATAAAAGCGTTAAATTCGTCTGGTGTTGGGATAGTCCCGTATTGATAATTTGGTAATGGCATAATAATAAATTCCTACTCTTGTGTAAAACTCTTTTTGGGTAGTTTCCCAATAAATCTTGTTAATGACTCTTCTGCAATTTTTATGACTTGATCGTTTTTCGGCGCAAAAATAAAATTTCTTTTGGGTATTCTATATGTACCACTTATATGGTATATCATGTGGTCTTCAAATTTGATAAAAATTTTACGCCCATCTATATAGAATTTAATTGAATTTTTACCAGCAAAAGTCTCTTGAAGCTTTCTACTAGTTTTCTTTCTTTTCCAAGTGCCAGATGTTAAGTCACTCCACGGCGATGAATTGTCCAGGTCTTGCTCCAAATTAAAGGCTTCATCAGTGTTTTTTTTGGCATTGATTGCTACACTATTTAATATGTCTCTTGGATTTGACAACATTGAATCAATTTTCAAGAGAGACACTAAAACATCTTCTTCTAGCTTAATTTCCATGTCTAATTTTGTACCTGTAGAAGCACCTAGTATATACCCAGAGAGTCCGCTGTCTTTGTTGGCGTACATGGAGCAACGCCAAAGAGACGTAAGTGAAGGCATAATTAATGATTTTAACCCATCTTCACCAATTACGGCATTTAATGAGGGAGTTCTTTGGGCAATATTAGAAATGTTGGCCTATGCAGACAGGATTCCTTTGGCTGCATCTATATTTCATCTGCGAACTGCGGCGATCGCTAGAAGGTTGGGCGAAAAAGCTCGCGTAACACTAACAATTCAGCTAACAACAACAGTTGCATATTGGGAGCTAAACAAGGGTTATCGAGTAGCAACAAACAGCGCACTTCAGTACGAAACAGATGAGGCACTTTTTATATATAACGGTGACACCGGAACAGTCAGTGCTACTGCTGTGGGCGACGGAACTCAATACAATCAACCAATTTTAACTGTCAACGTAATTATAGAAACAAGAGCTTTTTTGCAAAGTATTACAAACTATGAACCTGCTGCTGGCGGCATAGATGCGGAGACTGATCAAGAAGTATTTTCTAGGGGCTTTGCATCTCTAAGAAGACATAACACTCTTGTTACTGAAGACGACTTTAAACAATATATTGAATTTGAGTTAGGTGATGGGTCTGTTGTCAAAGTTATTGGTAGATTGGGAGCAGACAAGGCTTCATATATTGCGGGTGCGATACACATCTTCGTTTTAAATCAAGATGGATCTCAAACAAATGATGCCCAAAGAACTGCGCTTCTAAATAAAATTAGTCCAAGTTTGCCGAGTTTTTTGCAAAACACAGTTTTACCGTCCGTTGGGACTGGGGTATTTGTTTCAAGTATTGAATTTTATGATGTTGAATTTGAGATGACGGGAACAATTGTTGCTGGAGATGATCCAGCAACAAGAGCCGCGCAAATTTGGGAAGATTTAACTCTGTATTTAGATCCCAGAAACTTAAAACCTGGGGAAACCGTAATTTTGTACAATCTTATCTCTATTTGCATAAATGCTGGCATCAAGGATGTGCAAAATTTTAGAGCGTACAATTACACGCTTAACGATAGCGGGACTGAAGATTTACAAATATTAGACAGCAATATACCAATGCCAAACGAATGGACATTAATAAGAATGCTTGAAGTTCGGATCACATTAATAGACAAAGATGGTAATATTCATGAGTATTTTTACGGCAATGGTGGGAGTCCAGATTAATGTCTGAAAAATCGTGGCAATTAAATCGTCCTATATATTTGCGATTGCCTAATGAAAGTGGTGCTTATCAGGGCAACGAAATTGTTGATGCAATCACAACTCCGTGGGATGAGCAACTTGTAGACATTAAAAATACATTATTGAATTTCAACAATGATTTTATCAACCCCGATACAGCAAGGGTTGATGCCCTTGATTGGTTAGCACAGCTATCTGGTTTTACAGGAGAGTATTGGGACACGAACTGGACTGCAGCCATTAAACGAGAACTTATTAAAAATTCTCATACTAAAATTTGGTCGCATAAAGGTACTGTAATGCTTTTGCAGTACCTACTTGATTTATTTGGGCTTGACGCAGTAGTTTATGCTGAAAACGTATGGTTTATAGGAATTACCGCTATTGGTTCACCTGTTGGGGGTAGAACCCTATATTACGCAATAAAATTGTTTATCCCTGGTGCAGAAAATCGGCAATTTTACACGAGGAACTCAAAAGAATGGAAATTTATTGAGCGTTTAAATCGTCTGTATATGCCGTGTTGGTGTGGCAGTATACCAACAAACGGAAACTTTATTCATTATGAAAAATTTATTATTGGTGTTAGTGCTGTCGGAGATCCGATTTGGTCTGGATCAATTAACAAGAATCCCATAATCACAGTGAATTTTGGGTCGGGAATTGCAATTAATTCGTCTATGCAAATTGGTGCTAATTTCAGTATTGGTTCTGGTTTTGATACCAGAATTATTCGACCAATTATTGCCAATTTTGGTATTGGTAATTCTACCAATACAACAAAAGTAATAACCTCTAACTTTGGTATTGGTAGTGGTTTTGATGCCGCAAAAGTAATAACTTCTAATTTCGGTATTGGTTCTGGTTTTGATGCCGCAAAAGTAATAACTTCTAATTTCGGTATTGGTTCTGGTTTTGATGCCAGAATTATTCGACCAATTATTGCCAACTTTGGTATTGGTAATTCTACCAATACAACAAAAGTAATAACCTCTAACTTTGGTATTGGTTCTGGTTTTGATGCCGCAAAAGTAATAACTTCTAATTTCGGTATTGGTTCTGGTTTTAATTCATCAAAAGTTATAGTTACTGACTTTGGTATTGGTGGTGGACTTAGTTCATCAATAACTATAGTTGCTGACTTTGGTATTGGTAATGCCGACAATACAACTAAAGTTATACTTACCAACTTTGGTATTGGTTCTGGCTTTGATTTATGAACAACTACTTCCGTGTAGCCTTAAATATGTTTTTGTGCTATTTGTTCGGTATGTAAATAAATTTGATACAATTTTTATATTGAGGGAAAAATAGGTAAAAATTATGCCAACAAGACAATTATTTGATTCATGGGTAAAGCTAGTAGCGGACACAATGTTTGTAGGAGTAACTGCCCCAGACCCCACAAAGTTTTATGCAATTTTATCTAACTCAAACGCAATAAGTCGTGATATGACGATGGCTCAAGTTATTGCACTTGAGTTGCCCACAACAAACGGGTACTCAAGGCAGCCATTAGTCTTTACTACTGGCTTTTACAGCAGCGCAAATAAACGCTATGAATTACCAAATTTAAATATAAATTTCGCAGCAAATAATAGCGGGTCATTTCAGTTTAGAACTCTTGTTATTGTTGCTGATGCAATTTCTACTGTGGGCAATACAACCGGTAAATTGGTTGGATTTAGCACGGAGGACGCAATAGTGACTGTGGCAGCAAACCAAACACAGCCGTTTGTGATTCCAATCGCAACACTGAACACAGGGTACGTTAATGGAGTGTAGCCAATCAAGTTGATATTGCTATACGTATGGCGTATAGTTTATGCCAAAAACAATCGCATTATTATTGCCACAACAGACCTTTAATCAAGTATCCTTTTTGTTGCAATCCGTCAATTATACAACAGGGCTTACAGCAATAATGTTGGAGAATTAATTAGGCTAACTCAAAATTATGCGTATAATTACACAAAAACGCCATATTCAAAATTTTGAATATGGCGTTTTATTTACCTGAGTATTTGTATTATACATAAATTTAGGCATTATTGAGTTTTGCGTAACATTAGACAATGGCGAGAACGAATATCCGTTTTGCAAATCTAAAAACATATAAAATAACACAAATATAAAAAATAAAAATAACAATTTATGCCTGACTTTGTGTGTCATCCAGTGTAATATAGATTTACAAACAAAAAATCAACATCATGCAAACATCCATTGTATTCATGTCGTCTCCAGTTATTCCTGTAAAAAATCTTTTTAATTTTAGTGCAGTTCCTAGTGACTATTTATTAGCCTGTACGTCAGATTCTTGTTTTCACAGAGGAAACTTTAATAAAATTGTTGAGCAGTTTAAGTCTATCGCACCTCAAGAATCTGATGTGATTACAGTAAATACGATCCTTTTTGTTTCGCCAGCGATCGCTAAAATGATTAATGAAAATCCAGAATTAGCACCACAAAGAATTTAAAATCCCATGCTAAATATCGAAAAAACAACAATTGTCAGGATAGCAAAGATTCTGTGGATCTAATAAATGTGAAATTTGAAAGTGGAACTTTCAAACAAATTAGACCCCATTTTTGGGCGGAGAAGAATACGTACAAGCGACTTTCCCAGATCAAAAATATGAAGTTGTCACGGTAAATTAATTTTCTTAGGCTTCTCTTTGAAGCCTTTTTTCATTTTTTCTATAAAATTAGGCGTATTGCAACTGTCTAATTTTGGTGGTGGCATTTTTCCAAATGTCCAATTTCTGCCATTATGCGCCATAACATGATGGCGCATACACAACGGAAAAATATGCTCACCAATTATTTCCCGTCCAGCGATCGCGCCTTTCTCATTTTGATAAACTGCGTGGTGCGCCTCCTTGGCGTTGTTTTTGCAATTTGGGTAACAACATTTACCATTGAGAGAGTCTTTACATTTCTTGCTTAATATGCCCCAGTTCTCGCCATATCTCATGTCGTAAACTTGATTTTTTGGTGCATTTTTACGGATATTCAATATTTCTTGGTGATATTTTGTAATTCTTTTTTTAGGCTTAAGACTCCCAGGTTTTTTGGTGGTAGCCATATTGATTAATTTGTAATATTTGTAATATAGATTATATTACAAAAACTGGGCTTTAAAATTTTAACACTCAGCTTTTTGGTTTTAAATGATGATCATTTTTATTCGTGAATTATTCTATCTAAAATTATTGCTTCTTGGTGGTGGGGTGTTTAATATTCCCCCAATTACATCATTTGTCAAATCTTCTAAATCTTTCTGGCTTATTTTTGTAAACCCAGTCTCGTTATTTATCAAGAAGTTTATATCCTCCTCCTTCCCAATCAGCACATAGTCATTCCCGCTTTCAATCATTGCAGATAGACCAAATTTCTGAACAAGTTCGCAGCCTATTAAAACGTCAGCTTTGACAATGTTGTTGTCGCTAAAAACTGTGCATTTTTTTAAATTGGAACTCGCAAAATAACAAAAAAGCGCGTTAAGCCTTGACGGGCTTTTTTGTTGTAAATTATTTTTTATTCAAGGTCAACACCAGGTAGATAAAAATCTGTTAAAATTTTTGCCACTTCTTGGGGTATTTCTTCCAGGTCAGACAAATTTAGGAATATTATCTTTCCTATTGCCATTGTTTTGTTTTTCTCGGTTGCACAATAAAATGTGTCCTCAGTATAAAATGTATCTTCGCCATCGCTGTTTTTTTGTTTTGTCACTACCACTTCTAAATCTAAATGCTCTAACGTGAAAGATTCGGTCACGTCTGCTTGATTGTCTTTGTTTTGTTCAAAGTTAATACCAGGAAGATAAAATTCTGTCAAAAATTTTGCTACCTCTTGGGGTATTTCTTTCAAATCAGACAAAGTATGAAATATTATTTTTCCTATTGCCATTGTTTTGTTTTTCTCGGTTATGCCATAAATTGTGTCGTCAGCATAAAATGTATTTTCGCCATCGCTGTTTTTTTGTTTTGTCACTGCCACTTCCCAATCTAAATGCTCTAACATAAAAGATTCGGTCACGTCTGCTTGATTGTCTTTGTTTTGTTCAGTCATTATCTTTTTTTTGTTTTTCTCTACTGCATCCATAATACTGTGGTTAACAAATAAAGTCAAGCCATTTTTAATTTATTTTTCTGAATTAATAATTGAACAATTTTTATCGGTAATAGTTAGATTTTGGCAACTATTACCGATAAATTAATAGCGGTTAGCTTTCACTCCGCTTCAGACACTTTCTAAATACTCCTTTTTAGACATTAATTTTGTCCAATATCTGTCTTCGCTATCTTTCTTGAAAAAGCTGTAAACCGCTTCGCCTTCCAGATTGTGTGTGTATGCTTCGCCACAAGCAAATACACCATTCTTGTGGTAAGCAGGAGGAAGTGCCTCTAAACAATCCCAGTAATAATCTTTGGAGACTTCTACCCACTCTTTGATATTTTCGTAAAAGTGCCAGACCGATACATCTCTAGGGTCTATTGTCCATGATAAATAATTCCCCAAACAATGATGCAGGAAATCCCAGTCCATTTCATCTACGTGAGATCCATCTTTGCCTCGGAAAATTACCTCTAGCGGATTTGGATTGTTTGTGCCGTAGCTATTTCCTATCTGTAACTTTACTTGAGATTGATCGTTTAGGACGGCAGTAACCATTATTTGTTTGTAAGGCAGTCTGCTTAGAAATTTTTTGATATCTGCTAATGTTTTCATTGTTTTTTCGTGTGTTAATTGCTTGTGTTTTTTCTATATATCTATATTACTATGGTTAACAAATAAAGTCAAGCGCATTTTTAATTTATTTTTATATTACAAACGTATTACAGAAATTTTGGATATAGGTGCGTACTTGCATAATTTTTTGATTTTAATCAAAAATAAAATTGGGAAGATGATCACTTTCTTATAGGAAACTGCCCTTTTTTCTTTGTATCTTCCCTTTACTTTTGACACGCCTTATGTTATAATCCGCCACAGATTTTTTAACGAGAGAATGCGGGTTTGAGGCGTGTTACAAGATTTTGATTTTGGCGACATTGGTCTAGGTTGAGAACGAATGCCTGTCTGGCAGTTTTGGAAAAGGCTGTGGGGGGAATATCCTTAAAACACCAAAGCCTTGCTACGTGGGGATTACAATATGTTTTTATTGCAACATTACGTTATTAAAATGAGTTAGACCATTTGAGTAGTCTTTGCCATTTTTGATCCGTCGTATGACCATCCCATTGTCCAAAATATTTAGGTAAAAAGAAGAACATCTCCACCTCTGTATTGTGAATATGAAAACTGACTTGCCCGGTAGGCAATTCGATGTAAATAACATTCATCCATTCATCCTCCCAATCTTCACCTTCGTGCTTTCCAATCGCAGCGGTTAGCCCTTTTTGTAAAGCAAGGTGGCATAAAGTCAAGAGCATTTTATCTCTTTCAGAGTATGCCAAGTTTTTTGATTCAATGGCATCTTGTGTTGATTTTGTGTGGGGATGGTAATATTCGGAATTAATTATTTTTTCGCAGCCATAGGTGTGGCGCATTTCTTTAGATGAAACCTTTCTCCATCCAATATGGTTTGATGCCGTATTGCGAACTAAAATCCATTCTTCACCACGAAGTCGGCGATACCAATTAAATTCTGAAAAAAGTAAATCAAGCATAATATATTAGTGTTTTTTTAATTATACACCTCGCAAATATTGTTGTCTATACTATTAATTTGTGTGATGCAATATTGTTGTAGTTAACTAAATTTTTGCAATATTGCCAACTATGGATAAAATAAATCCAGAATCAAATTTTCACCACAATGAAGATAGAGTAGATCCATCAAGACTGGGAAATATTATATATTTTACTGGGGAAATAACAGAAACTAGCTCTTACAAATTTATTTATCTCGAAGGAGAAAAAAGTAAAACATCAGATAAAGACTGTGCTATTCGCATTAATAGCGTTGGTGGTAGTTGCACATCTGGATTGTTAATGTACGATGCGCTGCGTAGTAGCTCTATTGATATATCTATCATTGCTTCTGGTTTTATTGCAAGTAGCGCAACAATTGTTTTGTTGGGTGCAGAAAAACGCTTTTGTACACAAAACACTAACTTTTTAGTTCATCCTGTGCCTTCTTTTATGTTTGGCAGACTACCAGACGTGAAAAATCAATTAGCTTACGGTGAAATATTGGAAAGCCAGTTTGTCAATATATATCAAAAACATACGAAAATCACCAAAGAGATGATGCAGCAAGAAACATATTTTGATTCAGAGAAAGCGTTAAATCTACAATTAATTTCAAAAATAATTTAGTTTTTGTTTTAAATTGTACTAAAATGATATTTGCCTGGATAGATGTTGTTGTTAAAAAAGGATGCCACAACTAAAGGCATCCTTTTTTATGCCGGCGCATCTGCATTAGTCTCGACATTTTCTGTGTCTACCGCACTGCCTTCTTCATTTGTGGTCTGTTCTGTAGTGTCTTGTTCTTGGGAATCTTCTGTCCCGAACTGATCTAAGATAGTTTCTTCTTTTTGGAATGACCAACCCTTACCAAACGTCTTTTCTATTAGTTCTGGCTCTGGTGTTAGTCCAACTTGATTAATCATTACATTCCACCAGTCAGCTTTTGCTTTTAGCACCGTAATTTTGTGCGTTTCTTCTGCTTGCCTCTCCTCCTCCTGTTTCCTCTCTTCTTCTTTTGCGCTTCTGGTAATTTCCTTTTTAATTTCTTCGTTTGTTGTCCAGATTCTTATATCTGGGGAATTTGAGCCAGGATAATTATATTCTTTAACTTTTTTCCAAATATTTTTAGTAAGACAATCATTCAGCAAGATGCAGTGTGCATCTATTACATTAGACTCTCTGTCATCATTTTGTGATACTTGTGCATTGTAACTCCCGTGATCTGTAGCTGAAAGTGGCACTTCACTAAGCGCAGCCTTAGATATTTCTTTTGATGCTAGTTCTATAAGGTATTCAGAATTTGTTAAAACCTCTTGTGGGAAAAGACTCTCTGCTTTATATCCTGGTGGACCAGTAAAATATCCATTGGGGGAAACGAGTCTTAAAAAGTTGCACCATTTTACAAATCGTGGATCATTCTCTGCTACGCCTTCAGGGTTCTCGCCAACAATGGGTGGCGAACCAACTCTACCTGTTTGACGAATTATGTTATCTCTAGCCGCATTTTTTGTAATCCACCAAGGGTAAAATCTCCATCCAAGCCCAAGCCCGTATGGATAATACGAAGAGCCAAATGAATAAACAATAACGTCTCCATCTAGCAATCTTTCTCCTGTGACTGGCCTACGTTTTGTTAGTATTCTGATTTCATAACCCATGTGGGTTGCTATTTTTGTGTTTTTTTTAATTGGGCGATCGCTCTTATATATTGGAATGTCTTTGTTTGGGTTGGTGTTTGGCTGTACAAATATAAACCTCCACCAGGGTATAGACACAAATTCTGGATAAAGAACTGAGTCCTCATTTACCCACTCTTTTACACATAAAAATGCTACACCTATATAATGTGCATCTAGCAAGTCTGAACAAATTTTTGAATAATTAATTTTAGATAATATTTTTTTTGCTATTTCTGCATTGTCCTTGTCTTTTTGGTCGTCGCTAAACGAATCTACTAATACTTGTCTGCCTGTTATAGTATTGTTAAGCTTGTTTAGTGTGCTTAGTATATGACAATCTCTTCGCATCTCTTCGTAATTTATTCTTAGGGAGATGTCCTGGGAATGAAGTAGCAAGGACGGGAAATAACCTGGATCGTCAGATGGTAATATTATTGGAGTTTGGTACATATTGCAAAAAATATTTTCTGTTTAAAAATATCATTACATCAATTAATGACAAATTATTGCTATGTGTGATATAAAGAGAAAATAAATTCTAATTATAGTAGCATTTAACAATGCAAACCTCACAAACATTAGATAAAAAAGCGCAACAAGAAGAATATCAAATAGAGATATTTGAGTCCGGTTCACACTTATCCGGAAATCACATCTCTAGGAATTATTCACGAGGCGATCTGCAAGATGTCGTTGACTCTTATGATCCGACATACTTCAAAGCTCCGCTTATATTTAACTACTACGCTGAAGACCCGCATTCCCCTATGGGATATAGCGACAGAGAGCTAGTAAAATCTCCGTTTGCGTTTGGATATCCTGAAAAATTATCTTTAAATGGGCAGAGACTTGTAGCTCATTTTAAAAATATCGCACCAGAATTTGTTGAAATGGTCAAAGAGCATAAAATCTTGGCTGTGTCTGCCAGTTTTTATCCAGAAAACAACCCATTTAATCCCACTCCAGGCAAACTTAGCTTGAGGCACGTTGCAGGTCTTGGTAGTGAGCCACCAGCCGTAAAAGGAATGCCTCTTGAGTTTAGCGAAGACTCGGATCTTTTGAGTTTTTCTAATTTTGCGGAGCATTCCTATGAACCATGCGAAGAAGAGACGCTTGACTATAACTGCGCCTGTGACAAACTTAATTTATCTTTGCCTCCATTGCTGAATTTAATGACCAGGCAGAGAGAGCTTTTAATTGAGAGAATGGGTATAGATGAGGCTGACAAATATTTACCAAGGCTTTTGATTGACTCTTTGTCTGTTGCTCTTTCTGAGGATGAAGAATCTAGCGAGGATGAAGAATTCAGGGAGGAAGATTCCTTGGGTGAAGATCCAGAAGATTCTCCACCTCCTGTGATTGATTCTGGGGCTATTTCTGATGTGTACTCGATATTGGTTGACCACACAGAAAAAGTCGCTGCTATATCTAACGGATTAAAGTATTCAATGAGTCAGATAATAGGAGTTAAGGGAGGATTAGACTCTTTGAACTCTGATTTTGAGTCTTTGGTTGATATAGTAGATCAATCGTTTGAACAACTAAATAATCGTGTAGAATCTTTAATAGAGTTAGTATCAAGTTTATTCACAATAACTGAAGCTAAACAAAACGAAGTCAATAATTATCAGCCAGATATTAACGACAATTTGTCTAGTGGTTATTATCACCCTTATGTAGCCCCAAGTCCATCTGAAACTTTAGGATATAGCAAAGAAATGACAACTCAAACCGGAGCTTTAGAATCTACTGTTGCTGCTCTAAAGTTAGAGCGAGATCAAGAAAAAAGAAAGAACTATGTTCGCAGTTTAATGAATTTTATGGAGACTCAGTGCAACGTACACCATAGGATTTTGCCAGCACAATTAGAAGAAGAAAAAGCATTTGTTTTAAGCTTGCTTGAATCTCAAGAAAAAGAGCCTATTGAATTTAGCGAAAACGCTGTTCTGCCTATCATTGAAAAATTCAAGAAAAATATTCAAAATCGCCAAGCAGTTTGGACACCAGAGCCAAGTGTTGTGATTGACAACGAAGATATTGTTCCTCGGAATTATTCTGAGGCAGAACTTTCTGCAAAAGCTCGACAACTAAAAGAGCAATACAAGAAGAAAGGTAAAACAATCTCGTTGCACGAGGCTATTGATATGGTTGCTGGTGGAGAAATGCCGGAGTCAGAAGAATAAAAAGATTTTGGCATAGTGTTTCTTGTTCTCTCGTCTTGTTGAAAATTTATTTAATTTGGTTGAAAATTATGGCAGCAGATAGAATTGACAGTCTAATTATTAGTCGCCGAGCTAGTGGCGCAATAACCCCAAATCGTATTCTTAGGTTTGACCCTGCGAATCAGTCTGCTGTTTTACAGGCAACATCTGCAAAAGATGTGTTGGTTGGTGTTTCTTATTTTATGGGTAGATCGTACAGACGATATCAATATAACTCACAGAGTGATTTTGTTCCAAGTAGCACACCTGGAGATATTAGCATACGTGGTGATGCTCCGCCAGATGCAATAATTGGGGACATGATTGATGTTGTGTGTGGTGGTGTTGCGCCTGTCGAATTTGGTAGCACCGTCACAATCGGACAGTGGGTAACTTCAGATGCTTTAGGTAGAGCAGTTCCTGCATATTATGGTGCAAGCGTTGTTGGTGTCGCAACAACAGGCGGAACTGTTGGGTCACTTGGCAGTATTATAGTTGCGGCTGGTTCTGCATACACTAACGCATCAGTTCCTTCAACTCTCATTGATGCTGCAACGATTGTCATTGACTCTGCTGTTGCCTCTGATTTCAATGTTATTCTTGCTGGGAATAGAACTTTAGGTGTCCCTGCAAACCCCATAAACGGGGCAGAAATCAGGCTCTTTATCAAGCAAGATGCAACAGGATCAAGAACTCTTACACTGCCAACTGGTGCTGGTGGGTTTACACTTGGTGCTGATATTGCAAATACAACGTTGTCTACCGCAGCAAACGCTACAGATTTTATATCTGCAAGATACAGTTCTGTTGTTGGGAAGTGGCTTGTCACCAACTTCAAGAAAGGTTACGTCTAAAATTTAAAGACGCTTTCATCTTTTTCTAATTTTCTATTTATTTACCAAGGATTAAATTTATGGCCATTTCCCCAGGACAGATCGTATTACCAGGAAATTATAGCCCAGACAGCCGATTGCAAGCGATCGCAATCGGCTATGTTCCTGGTGAAGATGACGGTGAAGAACTTATTCATGAACTTGTTTTCCCAACAGTTGACCTGAAAGGAAAAAAAGATTACGAGTACCAAAAATATAGAATTTCCGATGCTTTTGATGTGCCTAGCACAGAAGTTTCTAGACTTGGTACAGTGAATAGGATTGAATTTGGTTATGACGTTGTTACCAGCACCACCAAAGATTACGGTCTTGAGGATGCTATTCCCAAGAAAGAGTATGAAAACTCAAATGGGGTCACGACTGGACCAGTTGGAGAACAACTGATGCGGTTGGTGAAAATGGATCGTGAACAACGAGCAGCCAGAATTGCATTTAATCCCAACACCTATTCCCCATCTCAAGTTGTTGCACTTTCCGGGACTTCGCAATTTACAGACAAAGTAAATAGCGATCCTATTTCTGTAATAACTGGTGCCTTAGATGGGATGCTTGCCACTGCAAACACTATGATAATTGGGCGTGGTGCTGCAACTGCTTTGTTGACTCATCCTCAAATAGTTGCAAGTTACCAAGCCAGTTCTGGATTAGGCAGTAAGCAGGGTGGTATTATCCCAGCAAGTTATTTAAGTTCTTTGTTTCCACAAATTAAAAAGGTGGGAATAGGGGCAGCATTCATAAATACTGGTTCCTCGTCCAGAGGAAGTGTGAATTTGCGTCGGATGTGGGGGAACAACATCGCTCTCCTAAGAAATGAAACTGTTAAGTTACCATATTCCAGAACTTTCGGTTTTACTGCTTATACTGGTGCGGTGTCTGGCGTTTATTTTGACAAGAGTGTTGGGCTTGAAGGTGGTTATGTCGTAAGAATGGGTGAGCAACTCGAAGAAGTAGTTGCTGAACCAGCTTATGGCTACTTAATTCAAAACGTAGCGTAATCAATCCGCTGCTAATTAGCAAAATTATTGGAGTATTATGTCTCAATTCTATAAAGTAGTTCGTGGACGAGTGATACACGACGGCGAAGCGAAAAACGTCGGTGACTTTATTTTCGCTTCGCCAAAAGAAATGGAGGGTATTGCTGGCGTTGGCAGTGTTGTACGAGTTGAGCAAGGTGAAGTTTCATTCTCGTTTTTACAAGAAAATGGACTACTTCCTGCTACTCTCCCAACTGTTGTTTCTAAACCTGAAATACCGACAATCCCAACTGTTGTTTCTAAACCTGAAATACCGACAATCCCAACTGTTGTTTCTAAACCCGAAATACCGACAATCCCAACTGTTGTTTCTAAACCCGAAACTCCCGAAGCACCTACAATCCCCCCTGTTATTTCAGATATAAACGAGCCTGATCTTGGTTTGTCTCTTGGGATTGATCCAGTTGTCAAAACGGAAGCAGTCGGAAAAAGAAATCGCAGCGCAACAGCTTAGTAGCAATGCCACTTTAGAGTGGCATTAAAAAAATGTCATACGCCACCCCACAAGAGTTTATAGCTTCATTTCCTCCTACTGAATCACAAGAATTAAGTAACCTAGATGGATTCTCTACGTCTTCGCCAAATTTAGACACACAAAGAATTCAGCTTGCTCTTGATAAAGCACAGGGAGAGATTAATTCATATTTAGCAGCAAGGGGTGAAGTATTCCCTTTTATTGATGTATCTGGTAGATTACGAGATATTGAAATAATAATAGCGAGAAAAAATCTAAATTCATATTCTTGGGAAGAAAACGATCCTAGATACAGAGACTATAAAGATGTTCTTGAGTGGCTTAAAAACTACTCAAAAGGGATTGTTTCGTTGCCAAAAGTCGATGCTGGTAGCCCATCATCTGCCGTTGCCGTTTTTATTCCTCAGCCAAATTATTTTGAATCTCGAATATTTTATGGTTTTTAAAAATAATGCTGATAAATCCATTGCTTGTAGAATTTGAAATAGAAAAAAGACTAAGGGCTTTTAATTTACCTGTCAGAATTAGGAGAACTCCTGCTGAAAACGCTAACGCTCCAGTAAACAAAACAGAACTCTGGGTTAGGTATGTTGATTCTGATTATGATGCAATAGCAAATGCAAACGATTTAACGGCAAAAAGTTATAATAGAAAAATGCTGTTTCATGTAATGACTGAAGTTGTTAGTTTGCAAAATCATGAAAGGGCGTTGACATTACACAATAATGCGATCGCATTATTGACTGGGTGGCGACCAAAAATAAAAGTTGACTCAAATTCTACAAGCTGTGTAAATGGATTCGCAGATATTGTTAAGTGTTTTGACCCAATAAAGGATAGATTTGAAAGATATGCAGAGGGAAAATATCAATACAGACTTGATTTAACCATTACTGTTCCTCACTCTAGAATTGAACAGGTTGACTTAACTCCTTTTAATTTGGACTGGACATACAATAATTATTATGCAGATCCTGGAAATCCAGTAAACGATATAGGAAGTCCAGAAAATTCCATTAGTTTTACACAAATTGTCCCTGAAATTCACATAGGGCATGGCTAATATTAAATCGCCACGAAAAGGAAATAAATAAAATGTCTATCAGAGTTTTACCTTCGCGTCCAGGTGTATATATATCCGAACAAAGTGCTGGGACCCCGCCAATTAGTACGGCCTTATTTCAGCGCACATACCTTCTTGGAACTTCAACACAGGGGACTTTAGAGCCTTTTCAGTTAGGAAGTTACGATGATTTTATAAATTACTTTGGCAACAGTGAAACAGTTACCAAGAACACAATTAACACATATTTACAAAATACAAAGTTGGGGTTGTTTTTTGTAAAAGTTCCAGTTGCTTACACATCAGAAGTTACTCTTAGTGCCAAAACTACTGGCACAATATACAGCTTTAAGATTGGAGACATTACATTTACAAGAACCGCGACTGAAACCGACACAATTGATAAAATAATTGACTATTTTATTGATGCCATAAACAATAGTTATGCCATCAATAATGAAGTAATGGGGCATCATTTAAAAGATTCGCTTGGTGCTAACGATTATTCAGATAGTTCATTCATTGTCAGATCAATAAATGAACAAATATTTACAATTACCGATCTGTCTGAGTATACGTCTCCATCTCTTCCCTCAACCACGAATATAAATTATTGGGATTATGTTGGGGCGACACAAAGAATTGCAAACTCGTATAAAAACGAAAGACAAGGCTTTCTGGTCTGCCCAGAAGCATTTTATAACATAGAAAGTTTACCCCAAAGAAATATAGTCGCTAATTCTATGGAGGTTGCAGCCCGTAATTTGGGTTGGATGGCGTTTATTGATGCTGGCTCTCCAGATATTGTGACTAGACCAAGCCAATTAACCGCAGAATTTGAAAACGTTACGTCTCCCACTGGGAATACCGCAGCGTACTATCCTTGGTTGATAGACCTAAATGACAACCACGTCAGTTTAGCCGCTATGACCGCTGGATATGCCTTGCAAAGATTTGAGAAAGAGGGGATACAACACCCACCTGCCGGGAATTCATACCCGTTTGTAAATGTTTCTGGTGCGGCATTTAAGTTGTCAGACCCACAAAGAGATTTTATGGCAGATATTCGCGTTAATCCGTGTATATTTCGCAGAGGATTTGGTTACGTCCCCTATGATGTAAAAACACTTTCATTAAATACAGATTTTCGATTTATAAACCACCGCGTTATTTTTTCTTGCATTGAAAGAACAATTTTTGACACCATAGAAAACAGTAATACGCTACTTAGGGCTAATGGTGGTGCTGGAGCGTTTTATTTAACGCTCCGAAACATAATAATAGACATCCTTGACACTTTTTATAATGCTGGTGCATTATATGGATTAACAGCAAGAGATGCCTATAATTGCCGATGTGATGCGGGTATTCAAACTTCTGAAGCACTTGAAAGAGGTGTTGTGACTGCGTTAATTTACATAGTTCCAGCAAGCACGGTGAGACAAATAGATGCTGTTGCTTACCGTGTGAAAATTGGTGGTATTGCCCAGGCTATTTTACAAACTCTATAATTTCGGTAATTTTTATGTCAATTCAAAATGAGTCAGATTTTATTGTTCAAATAGGGGGACCATTCCTCCAGTTAGCAGTCACAGAAAAGAGCGGGGGGGAGGTGTCGAGGGAAACAGCAAAATATCCAGACGCACTAAAGGACAAAAGCTATTTCACCACCGGAAGGCGAATGATTAGTGACTTGGTTTTGCGTTTACCATACGATGCCGCTGATCATGAAATTTTGATTGAGGAAATTGAAAGCAGCTGTCAAGATCCATTTTCGATTGTTGTTCAAGCGGTAAAAAACTGCCCAGACGTAGAAAATTATGGTCCACCAGTTGTTTACAAAGGCTGCATTCTTTCTAAAATTAAGCGCCCAGATGTTAAGCGTGGTAGTGGTAGCGGAGTGGCAATGCTTGAACTTGAGTTTGCTGTTGGAGATTTATAAGTAAATCAATGCGGTTAAAACCGCGCGTGTCGTTTCCCTCTCGGCACTAAAGTGACTGAGTTTCATACTTACCAGGAGTTCTTGTGATATTTTCAAGTAAGCATCTTGAAGAAAAATTTAAAAACTTAGACACAGATGGTTTGACACCATTTGTGTCTGCTTTGGTTTTTGATATAGTAGATGAAAATTATGGGGGCGTAATTGAGAATTTAAATATAACCCATATAGAATTGCCAAATATTTCTGGATATTTTCACTCTCCAAGAGTAGGGAACAGGCGATTAAAAATAGATTTTTTAATCAATGGGAGCAACATAGTATTAACGCCACAAAACCTAGAAATAATTGACGACGATATAGAGAAAATATATCTTGCTGTAAGATCACTATCTTTTGGCAACATAAACAAAACTAATTATCTTCCAATAGAATTCTTCAGTTTTGCTCAAAAGCAAATGAATTGCACAGTCGGGTGGTCTTGTAAGGGGCAAAATGGTTATGCTTGTCTGTCTAAATCAAAGAAAAATTGTAACAATGAGTTGAATCCAACTCACTCACAATATATGCAGTGGTTAGCAAAAAATGCTAGTGCCGAATCTGATTTATTTAAAGACTTAGAAAAAGCCGTAACTAAACCCGCAACTAAACCCGCAACTAAACCTGCAATTAAACCCACAACTAAACCTGCAACTAAACCTGCAACTAACCCCGCAACTAACCCCGCAACTAAACCTGCAACTAAATCTAAAGCAACAGTAAATTTACTTAGGAAAACAGGTAGAGGTGAGAAGTTGTTACAACCAGAAAATGACGAAGATAAAAAATTGTTTAAGGATAATATAGACAAAGCAAGAAAAGAATTAAATTCTGAATTATCAGAAAATAAAGAAAAGTTAAAAAATAATCCAAACAGCAAATATGCAACCAGGAAAATAAAAGAAATATCGGACAAACAAGATAGACTTGATGCCTACGAAAAGTCTGATAAAAACATCTCATTGCCGTCTGATTACAGATTGTATAAAGTATCAGACATGGAATCAAAGGAGTATGAAGGTAGGCTTCTGTCTCAGCCAAACAGCAGGAGAGTGGTTGCGCTAAGTAGTGTTTCTGATGACTTACAGAAACAATACCCCAACATGACAAAAGCTGAATTAGCCTCTTTAAAAGTTTACACGCAAACAAGCTTTGATCACATGAACACGTATTTGCGAAATAACGAAGATTCTGAGGCTATTTATAAAATAGACATTATGAAATCTGCTGGAGAATATAGATCTAAGCATCAGCTAGAAAATGACACGATTGCCGACATCAGGATGACGACATCCGCACTCAATAAATTGCCTGATTTTATTGGCACAGTTCTTCGAGGGACTAAAATGCCAAAAAATATGAGTAACTCAGATATAGAAAATACGTACAAACCCGGTAGTATAATTACAGAAAAAAGTTTCACAAGTACATCTAGTTCCGGCGATCGCAAGTTTAGAGGAGAATTGCAGTATGTAATTGAATCTAAAACAGGGAAAGATATATCAAATATTTCAGATAGTAGGCAAGAAAAAGAGGTTTTATTCAGACCAGGCACCAGTTTTAATGTGACTAGCTTTAAAAAATCTGATAGCGGGTATGAAATACACTTAAAAGAGGTTGACCCTGTAACTAAACCTGCAACCACCTGAGTTCGACGTAAGAAAATCCGCTAGAAAGCAAGTGGGAAGAGAGTTAGAGAGTTAGAGACTTTTAGCCAAAGAAATTTTATTCTCAATAATTACTAATTATTGAGAAAAGTCTTACTATTACTCACTTTGAGCTTTTTAATTTAGGTCGAACTCAGGTGAATCCGCAGAAAATTTACTTAAAAAAACAGGGAAAACTCAATGAAAAACCAGAATAAATCAATAGAAATTAATTCTTTTTTGCAAAGTCTTTATGAAGCGGAGCAAAATTTTACCCCAACGGTCAAACAAAAGCAAGAGAAATTGGTAGCCAACAAAACAAAGAAAAATTAGGCACTGCAAGTAGTGTTTGACATTTTTGTTAAAACTTAGTGATAAAATAATTTTAATACACAACATCCTTTAAATATATGGCGAAGATTACAGAAGTAAACGACAACGAGCAAGAAATAGTGGCGACAAACATTTCTGAAAAAAATAAAGCCACTGCTCCCAACATTGAGTTGTTAAAATTTCAATTATCAAGTGGACTGGACGCGGTTTTTAAGAAGCCTAACGCCGTTGATTTAATAGCAGCAGAAAAATTGCCAGGGGCTATATCTAGAACAGAGTCTGGCACTGGAATGACTACGGCTATTTTTTATAGGGAAATCGGTAAAAGATGCTGCCTTTCTTGGGGAAAAGCAAAGAAAATACCGTCCGAGATTCGCAGTGGGGATGACTCGAAGCTGTCAGAGTTTTTCATGAAACTACTAAATGTAACCTATATTGAGTCAGGCAATTGCAGCATGGATGTCGAAGAAGAGGCAACAGAAAACGAAGCCGGAGATAGATTTATCCCTAAAGAGGTCAAGCTTACAAATGGGGACACCGTGGTTTTTCGCCAGGTACTCAACAAAGATATTGAGCAAATAGAAAAAGTCAGTTCTACTACTGCGATAACTAGCGTTGAGCAATATCTAAAGCTTGCTTGCCAAACAGTCACAAAGATTAATGGCAAGCCTACAAACTGGGCAGAAGTGCAAACATATTTTTATGAGCTTACAGGGGAGGACTATATCAGGGTTTATTTAACCCTGCGCTCGTTTTGAGTCCGAATGTGTTGCTTATTTTTTGAGTTCACGCGATCGCATTAGATTTAATAAAAATGAATGGCGCAAAGTTTTGAACCAAACGCCATTATTTATTAATTATGACAATTGGCTAGAGATAACTTTTCATCTTAATGGCGATAATTTTGCAAATTTAAAATACTGGCAAGAAATGTCATTTTTGAAGTGGCTAAAATTGCTTGCAGTTTACAACAAAATATCCAAAAAAATGGAGGATAAAAATAATGAAAAATAGCACGCTTGATTATGCGTCAGCTAAGAAAATAATACCCTTTTTTAACAAAAAACTTGGCATCGAGTATTTCCCAGGTGATAAAAGATTTGTGGGTACACCTCACGAAAGGGAGCTAAAAATTTGTTATGGGCATATCAGGGGATATGTTGGGGCGGACAAAGAAGCTCTTGATTGTTATGTTTCGCCCAGCTATATAGCAGACCCATCAAATGTTGGTCTGGTTTTTGAAATTGAGCAGCTTGACGGTGACGGAAATTTTGACGAGCATAAATACATGATTGGTTTTTTCACCGAATTAGAAGCCAAAGAAGCCTATTTAAGTGAAATGCCAGAGGATAGGTTTGGCGGAATCAAAGCAGTAGATACAGATCATATTGAAAAAAACAAGAGAAATTATGTTTTTTCGGAGCAAGATTTAAAAACTAGAATTAACGATAAATACAACTCATTAAGTGATACCGAAAAGCCCGATTTTATGGCATCTATGGTTTATGAAATAGTTGATGAGAACTATGGAGGCAAGATACAAAATTTTAAGATTTTAGAGAAGCCAAAAGCTGGCTATATCATATCTGGAGGCTTTGAAACGCCACGTATGGGCGGTAAAAAACTAATAATGGGTTTTGATATAGATGATAGTAAAATCGTCTTAGCACCGCAGAATTTAGAGGTTTTAAACAATAGCGAAAGCGGGTCTTTATATCTTTTGAGTCTGGGTTTAGTTAACTCTTTCTCAGAAAAAACCAACTACTATCCGATTGAGTTTTTCGACTTTGCACAAAAGCAGATGAATTGCACCGTTGGCTGGTCTTGTAAGGGTGAAAATGGTTATGCCTGTTTGTCTAAAATAAAGAAGAACTGTAACAACAATCTGAATCCTAACCATAAAACATATATTAGCTGGCTAAAAGACCAAATAGGGAAAGGGGCTAAACTTCACAAGGGTCACATGGACGAAGCCAAGGCTCTTGGGATCATTAAGCCAACACCTACGAACAAACCTAATATTAAGCCAACACCTACGAACAAACCTAATTAAGCCAACGCCTACGAACAAACCTAATATTAAGCCAACGCCTACTAATAAACCTAATATTAAGCCAACACCTACGAATAAACCTGATATTAATCCAACATCTACGAATAAACCTGATATTAATCCAACATCTACGAATAAACCTGATATTAATCCAACATCTACGGTTAAACCGGACATCTACGGTTAAACCGGACGACAACCCCGCACCTAAATCACCCCAAAACAATGGTAAATTCCCAGATAATTTAGACAGTCTTGTTGTTGTCAAAAAACTTGGTGGTACAACAGGCGCAAAGCTAGTTAAAGACCCCGCAACTAGTAAACAGTATGTGATGAAAAATGGCAACAGTCCAGAGCATTTGGAAAATGAGGCGATCGCAGATAGTGCATACCAAGCTCTAGGCATCAACGTCCCTAATCACAAAGTCTACAAAGATGCCAGCGGTAAGCCCACGAAGCTTGCTGAATATATAGAAGGCAGGGATAGAGTGTTTGGGACATATTTTAATAGCACCGACCCAGGAAGCGACAGAACTCCATTTTTTGATGATAATGAAAATGAGTTTTTAGTAATGCTTGAAGGTATTAAATCTAAGCACATATCCTCAAGAGCCAAAAAAGCAATACTGATTAAATCGCAATTCGTTATTTGGTTAATTTTCCTGCCTCTTTTGTTATTTCCCCCAAATCTTTTTTAATTTCATTCCACTGCTTAACGTGTTCTTCATTTTGATATTTTTCTGATATTTCTATTGGCAGTTTTGTTGATTTCAAAAATAATGCCCAAAAAATCCCAAAAAGTTTGCTGTCTGGTTCGTGTTGACCCTTAGCAAGATCCCGCTGAATAAAAAATAGTGTTGGCAACAAGTCTTCGTCTTTTATTTCTTTTCCGTCCATCAATTGTTGGTAATTTTTGTAATCACTAAAGTCTTTGTTGTCTTCTCTGTACGTATAGCCGTCAAATCTTAGAGCAAATATGGTAACGGCTTCAAATAAATCTGTAAAATCAGAATAATCTAGGTTTTGCATTTTATTTCTTTTTTATTTGTCTTTTTATTGTACTGTTTTGTAGACAAAAAACAAACATAAATAAATAGCAATTTAAAAACATGATACAATAACTATATTATCTCTGCTTAACTTACTGTATACAGTCATTTATTTAAACAAGAATATGAAAAATCTAGATGTTTTAAATCAAAGCGAAAATGAATCTTTGTGCTTTTTGAGCTTAGGACTAGTTAGTTCTTTTTCGGAAAAAACAAATTATTATCCGATAGAATTTTTTAAGTTTGCTGAAAAGCGGATGAACTGCACTATTGGGTGGTCTTGTAAAGGCGAAAACGGATATGCTTGCTTGTCTCGTGCTAAAAAAAATTGCTTCAGTAGCTTGAGTCAAAATCATGTCACTTATATTGACTGGCTAAAAGATCAAAAGAATAAAAATAAAGCCATAGTTAAGCCAGCGGACAAGCCAGAATTTAAAAACAATAGCAAGTTCCCAGACAATTTAGATAATCTTGTCGTTGTCAAAAAACTTGGTGGCACGACAGGCGCACAACTCGTCAAAGATCCTGTGACTGGCAAGCAGTATGTGATGAAAAATGGCAGCAGTCCAGAGCATTTGGAAAATGAGGCGATCGCAGATAGTGCATACCAAGCTCTAGGCATCAACGTCCCTAATCACAAAGTTTACAAAGATGCCAGCGGTAAGCCAACGAAGCTTGCTGAATATGTAGAAGGCAGGGATTTAGCCGAGATAAATAAAAACGGGACACAACAAGAAAAAGACTTAATCAAGAGCGAGATTAAAAAACATTTTGCTGCGGATGCACTTTTGGGTAATTGGGATGTTGTTGGACTAGAAAAAGACAACATTATGCTTGGCAACGATGGCAAGGTTTACCGGATAGACAATGGCGGTTCTCTTGGTTATCGAGCGCAGGGTGCTAAAAAAGATTCTAAATTTTGGAACAAATACCCGCTGGATTTATGGAGCATGAAAGATACAAAAGTGAACCCAGATGGTGCAGAATATTTTGGTAAATTAACACACAAAGAGGTAGTAACCCAAATAAATGATTTGGTTAGCAAGAAAGACAACCTTAATGGCATTTTCAGCAAAGAAGATCAAGAAATAATAGGTAGTAGACTTGATGAAATGAAGCGAGTCGCAGACATCAGCAAGACTCTAGATGACGACAAATGGAATGATGATTATATCGGCAACTTTACAAGACACACTGTAGGAATAAGAGCAGCAGGAATTACAGAAAAATTCCCGAAAGAATTTAAACAAAAATCAAAAGACTTTGACTCCGCAGATTTTACAAAAGTTGTTGATGAAAATGACAAAGAATTTGATAATTTGCGCGGCTCGGACTCAACAATGTACGATTTTCAGAAGTATGTGAACAATGATAGTGGTGGTGGCGATTATGGTATCTTAGAAAGCTGGATGGCTGGACAAGGAAATACGTCTTGGGGAAGATACCCAAGAGCAGCGAAGTATTTTATGTCAAAACAAAGAAATGTTCCTCCCGAAGATTTGTATTGGAAGGGCAAATTTAGTCGTGCTATTTCAGAGAACCAATATAAAGCTGTTTCGGAAAATCAGAAAAAGGGACATACAAAAGAGATATATAATAACACTTTGACGGCGTATCACGCATTTACTTATGAGATGCTGTCAAAAACTGATTTTCCCAACAAAAACAAAGATGGCACTATAACTTTACTTCGCACAGAGGGCAAAAATGTTACAGACATCTATAACTCAAAAGTTGGAGACGACAACTCATATATAAAACGTGGCTCAATGGAATCTACGTCCATATTCAAAGAAGTATATGTCGCTAGTACAACAGAGCTAACTTCGCAGGTTGTGCCAATTCATAGGGTATTCGGCGCATATTTTCACGAAGCTATCCCAGGAAGCGGAAAAACACCATTTTATGGCGACAAGGAAAATGAGTTTGTGGTAATGCTTGAAGGAATTAAATCCAAGCATATATCTTCAAAGGCGTAATTTATTTGACTGTTTTTTAATCTAGGATATCTACTTTATCTCCCTATTTGGCTAATTTTCCCGCCTCTTTTGTTATTTCACCCAAGTCTTTTTTAATTTCATTCCGTTGTTTGATGTATTTTTCGTTTTGATATTTTTCTGGTATTTCTGCTGTTAGTTTTATTGATTTCAGAAATATTGTCCAGAACCCTTTAAAAAGTTTGGCTTCACGTTGACCTTTGGCTAGATCCCGCTGAAGGAAAATAGTGTTGGCAACGACTCTTCGTCTTTTATTTCTTCGCCATCCATCAATTCTTTGTATTTTTTATAGTCATCAAACCCTTCTTCTTTCCTGTATTTATATCCATCAAGTCTCAAGGCGTACATAGTCGCCGCTTCAAATAAATCTGTGGTATCAGAGTAATTTAATTTCCCATTTTATTTTGTTTAATTTTTTCTTTTCTTCTTGCATTTATAATACTATTTTTAAGCAAAAAAGCAAGCATTAAAATCACTTTTTAGTAATACAAATTACGTAGACAAATTTAATAATACCGACATAAATACAGAATAAGGAAATTTTATGTTGCAATTTGCTGTTATTAACGGCGACAAAAACAAATGGGTATGATACAATTTTGTAAATATACTTTACTTAAATAGCAGACAATACATTTATAAGCGCAATGAAAAACGTAATTACACAAGACTCAATTACCAGCAAATACAACTCTTTGAATAGCAAGTCAGAAAAATTAAGATTCATGCAAAAAATGGTCTACGAAATGGTAGACGAAAACTATGGTGGCAAAATAGAAAATTTTAATATTTTGGAAAAACCTAACCCTGGACACATAATATCTGGCTTTTTTGAAACTCCGCGTATGGGAGGAAAAAGACTGATAATGGGCTTTGATATTGACAAAGACAAAATTGTCTTAGCACCTCAAAATATAGATGTTTTAAGTCACTCCGAAGAGAGTGAGACATATTATGTGACAATGAAAATGGCTCTGGAATTTTCAGAAAAAGTTAACTATTTACCCCTAGAATTTTTCAACTTTGCTCAAAAGCAAATGAATTGCACAAAGGGCTGGTCTTGTAAAGGTCCGAATGGTTTTGCCTGTTTGTCTCAAAACAAGAAAAACTGTAACAATGCTCTTAATCCTGCTCACGCAACTTATGCCGGATGGCTTGCAAATCAAATAAACACAGGAGCTAGTTTACATAGTTCACACATGGCAAACGCATCAACGCTTGGCATAACCAAAACTACCCCTGCCCCAGCACCTGCCCCAACACCTGCCCCAACACCTGCCCCAACGCCAGCCCCAACACCTGCCCCAACACCTGCCCCAACGCCAGCCCCAACACCTGCCCCAACACCTGCCCCAACATCAACTATTGGAACAAAAATTAATGCTTTAAAAAGCAAAATTCTTGGGAAAAAGAATCCTAATAAAAACCCAACGAATGGAAAAGGGCTTGTTGATACAAGGAACGAACTGATACAAAATGCGGGACAAAAAGCAGTAGAAGATGCTGAAAATAATGTCAAAAAAATACTAGATTCAAATGATACGCAGCCATTTATCAGAGTTGGAGAAATCCAGACACTAGAACTTATTTTGGGTTCTGAATTTAAAAATGCTCACCAGCTTGGTAAAACTACTCACAATATTCCAGATTTACTTGACACAAATTATTTGACTGCGCGGAGTCGTGTTGAAAAACTTATTAATGGCATACCAACAAATACTTCTGGTACAGATCGACCTATTTCTGCATACTTGGGAAGCAATGATTTAAATGGCAAATCTCACCAAGATATAGCCAAGGTCTACGGTTCAATTTCTGTGAAATTGAAAAAAGATGCCGTTAAAGACAGAATGACATTTACTGCAAGCGACTCGTTTAGGTCTGGGTATGCAAGCGATGTCACAAATAATGGTAATCCTCCACCACCAGATGCTTCTAGTTTGATCCCTATGACAAGGCATGGGTATAAGCGAGATAAGCTTTTGTCCCATGTTTCGACTGGGGACGATAAGGATATTTTAGAGAAAGCCGCAAAAGCCAAAAATATTGATGATTTGTCAAGAATTACAGACGGTACTTCGGCGGGTGCAGGTAAAAAATATGTTGAAGCCCAGGTTCACGGTGGTGTAAAACCCTCAGATATTGCCGAGATTCATTTTGCACCCAAAAATAATACAGATCAGCCAACTCCTGCGATCGCCACATGGGCAAAGAAAAATGGTGTCGACATATTTATCAATGGTAAAAAAGCTGATTTAGACAAAATAATTAAAGCACCTCCAGCAACAAACCCACACCAAAACATTGCAGACGCGATTAAAAATGGAGACATAGATGCTCTTGGCACGTTCGCCGAAAAACTAGAAAAAGAGACTGAAGCCTTAGTTACGGCGCATAATAGTAACCCAAATAATGTCAAACTTGCCAGCAAAAACGACACAATTGCATACACTTTGGCTGAGAAGCGTGGGTTTAACACCAAGCCACAAATTGGTACTGTAGCTGAAATTGATAATATTGCCCAAAATGGCGGAACTTTAACATTCAGGGGGATGGGTTCTCAAAAAAGATTTGACACATTTAAAAATGGCGACAATTTTCTAGCTACAGGCGCAGATGGAAACAATATGTATGGAAGTGGTATATATGTCGCTTCCCTTTTTGATCCGTCTCCAACTGGGAGTAAGGCTCAAGCCGCACACGCAGTGCTTTATGGAAACAAATACTCCAATCCCGGTGCTTCACCCACTGACAGCGCAACCGCAAGAATGGTAACGAGCGCAGACTTCAAGTGGGGAGACCATAAAAAGAACAAGCAAGATGTAGTAAAACTTGAGTCGCAACTTGAAAAATGGCTTGCACAAAAGGAAAACGATGCAAAAACGCAATATCCTGCGGGTGCGGCTGGCGCGGCAAATTTTAGTCCACTCACAGAGAGCCAGTTGAAGGCAGACCCAGCGCACTCTTTACTACACAGCACTATAAGGAACAATATCTCTAATACATTTAACTCTAAGTTAACTGTCACGCCTACAAAAACAAAAATAGCATCATCTCCAACAGGAAATGAAAGGTACGAAATCGAATTCAACAAAAAACAAAGTAAATCTGCTCAACAATTTTTTAACACCAAAATCAATGGACTGTTTTATGATTTAACCCCACCTAAGTTCACGATTGAAAAAGTTGGGAATGGAAAATATGAGTACACCAGAAGAGATGGCTTAAAAGTAGTTCAAAGCTACAAGGATACTATAGCCGAGGCAAAAAATGATCACTCTTATATAGAGGCAGTTAGGGCGCACAACGAGTATTTGAAAGCTACGTTAGGTATGTCTCCTGTCTCGCCACAAGCTCAAAAAATAATCAATCAAGCAAGAGAAACTCATGACAGAATTAGAGACGTTTTCATAGGTGATATTACCTATAGCAATAAAACATCTGGTAGGCTGGCTCTCATTCAAGGTTATGATGGGTTAAGACTAGACGAAAGTTATCAGCCAAACAATTTCGGGCTTGTTTTTAACAGAGGCAAAATGACCGTTCAAAATGATCAGATGGATAACAACAATTTAGACAAAGAAGCGAGAGGAACTTTGAAATAATCAGACGAGGAACAAATTAGGCAAACAAACAAAAGGAACTTTATAGCATGACCACCGAACTTGGAATTGACAAAACTTTGTCCAAATTATTTCCACAATGCAGCGGTTCTGCGTGGGAAATGTACATGACAGGGCTAAATGGCGGAAAGAGCCAATACGAATATGAGTTTTCTAAGGCACTAAAAGATCACACTTACGAAAATCTTAACGAAGACACTAAACAGTATATAGCAAATTGTCAGGAATCTAATAGAATAGCCAAAGAAAAAGGCATTAACTTGAGAAAGACTGTAGATAAAGATGTTATGGATAGGCAGATTCGTGAAATTTGTAGTGAAGTAACAAAAAATCTACCTGATGCAAGGACAGAAGACGAGAAGAAAGTTGTTTTTGATTAGACTTCAGATAATGTTGGCTATTCTGTTTTGCTTTTGTGTTATTCAGTAGTTATTATCCTCTATATTATGATAACTACTGAATAACGCAAAGTTAGGTAGTAAAATAAAAGTAACTAAAAACAAAAAAAATGCAAATAGCAAGCAAAGAAGATTACCCAAACGCTCAATGGGTAGAAACCCCGTTTAAAATCGGCACTAGAGGCGGCATGGACTTATATTATCTGGGAAAAGACACAGTTGATAGAGATAATTTGGTCGCCACACGCTACAACAATAGTGAGCCATTAGAGCCAGTTGATTTAGGTAGTTTATTAAAGTGGTCACAAGAACCAATTACTATTGATAAACAGCACGAAAAACTGCTATCAATGAATATTGATCAAGAGATTTAGTAATCAATTGGTATAGTAATTACTATACCAATTGATTACTCGTTTAAGTACGTTATAAATTATTATGAAAAACACAATTACACACAATACAATTACCAAAAAATATGACTCTTTAGGTAGCGAGTCTGATAAATCAAGATTTATGCAAATGATGGTCTACGAAATTGTAGACGAGAATTATGGGAGCAAAATAGAGAATTTTAATATTTTAAAAAATCCCAACCCTGGATACATAATATCCGGGATTTTTCAAACGCCGCGCATGGGTGGCAAAAAGCTAATAATGGGTTTTGATATTAGCAAAGATAAAATTGTCCTAACACCCAAAAACAGAGAGGTTTTAACCTATTCTGAACAAGACGTAGTGTATATTGCGTCTTTGCAAATAGCACTTTATTTATCCGAGAAAGTTAACTATTTACCATTGGAATTTTTTAACTTTGCTCAAACACAAATGAATTGCTCAAAAGGCTGGTCTTGTAGGGGTCCAAATGGTTACGCGTGTTTGGCACAAAGCAAGAAAAACTGCAACGTCCAACTAGATACCGTACACAAAACTTATTCTGGATGGCTTGCAGATAAAATATCAAGCGGGACTAAATTACACAACACGCTGTCCTTCATAGCAAATAGAGCTAAATCAACACCCACAGCAACATCTACAGCAGCACCAGCAGCTAAATCAACACCCACAGCAACATCTACAGCAGCACCAGCAGCTAAATCAACACCCACAGCAACATCTACAGCAGCACCAGCAGCTAAATCAACACCCACAGCAACATCTACAGCAGCACCAGCA